AAAGAAAGGAATCGTGAACATCAAGGGTGTGACCATCCCTTGCGTGGTGATGGAAGATGGAACGAGGGTGCTAGGTAAAGAGGGCGTGGAACAACTTGTTGAAACGCTCTTCGAATCATCACCCGGGAAAGTTCTGGAGAGAAGCGTGTTGGTTAAGTTGGATGATTTTGAAGGTTATTTAATTGATGTTATCATGGATATATATAAAAACGTCAAAGAGAAAAACAACGAGGTGACGGGCCATCTCTTGGAAGTTGGGTTGGCCGCACTGGTCGACAAAGCCACCGACAATGACAACCCCAACTCACGTGGTTATCAAGAATACATGGATAGGAGCGAGAAGATGACGGAAAGGCAGTTCTCCGATTTCGACAGGATCATGAAAAAGGCCTTGGAGTTCAACCCTGATAAAAAGAAGAACTCCAAGGCGTAGTAATATACGAATTTCAATTTTATGTGGGATCATTTATTTACCCATACGTTTCAGGGTGTAGACGGGATAGTGAATTTCAGGATGCTCTGATCGACTATTCCTGATTAAGGAGCTTATCCCTTCGAAAAGTTTGTTATTCTTATCTTTAATCACCACGGTGTTGTCGATAATGGAAATTGAGACTGAATCCCTTACGATAGTACCCCAAACAGGTTCATCTCTGGTAAAATGAAAATAACCGAGCCTGATTTGCCCTGCCGCTGTTTCTAATCCGCCATCCCCGTAATAACGGATTGAGACGACTCGTTCAGTGTTCACACTCATGGTCACCTTCTCAATTTGTAACGGTAAATACCATTGGAGGATGGAGTCTTTAACATTAGCCATTCGTATCATTTCTGCCCGGTAAAGCCCCGGTTTTATCGTTTGTTGAGTGTTAACAGGAATTTCACCGAAAACACCATCGAAATAAAGGGTAATGAAGATCCATGTAACAGATAAGGCTATCGTAAATCCCAGTATCCCCTGTGATGTCGACTTTTTCATTACTTTAACATTTCCCATGATTATAACATTAACCTCCGTGACCTTCGAGATGTTAATAAAAAAAGAAGTGGGTCACTGTCCGCTTATCGTCAGGTATCGCCAAACACCCATGTACACGCAAACAAGTGACCCACCTGTATGGTGAGTCCTCGTGCCGTGTACATTTGTCTAAAATTTGGCGATTTCGACGGTAATGGCACTTCTTTCTAATACGTTCTTCAAGTTTCGAAACTCGGGATAAAAATACGAATTTTTTCTTTGAGATACACATTGTGCATTGTTTTTCTAGACGATTCCGTTTTATTTTTAATTATAAGTCGTATCTTTATGTCTGATAATCAGAATAAATACATTTATCATGGAAGATTTTGAAAAAGAGATCATAATGAAAAACGTGGCCAACATGGTTGCGATCGAGGCCGCCATGGGAAAGTCCGTTTACCTGGGAGACCCTGGAGAGGTGAAGAAAAATTCAACACCTCCTAAAAATATGAAGGGTAATAACGGACCTCACCTCATAGCGGAGAATCCGACCCCTTCAAAATGATATTTTCCACGATATTGTATATTAATACCTATTTTTTTTATCTTTACGGAATAAACGAAGGTATTTATGATCATTGAGAATAAAACAACGGAGAATGGCGATGTGCTTCATATCAGCACCGATGTACCCGTTTTGGGTTTGGTTTTGTTATACGGTTTCATAGATAATACATCCGGAGAAACAGCCGATATGTATTATCAGAAGAAGTTCCGCTATTCAAAGGATATAGGGACGAATTGGAGTGATTGGCAAAATTTGACAGCCGCGAACTTGCAGAACGTTCCGATCAAGGAAAAGGAATCATTTTTATTCGAATATACATATGAACATGAAGGACAGAACGGAGAGCTCTACTTTAACTGGGTTCAGCTTGAAGGTGAGGTTCGTCAAGGTGATGATACGATATATTCGAAAACAGATTTCAAGCAATTTTTCGATGTTAATGATATCAATGTTCTGGGCTGGGCGTTTAACGTGCTCGAAAAATTATATGAATTGGGGATACTTCCTAAATACGTGCAAAGAGATTACACGGAGAATAGCAAGGATTTTATCGATTATTGGTTATCGATAACTCATTTTTTCGCCCTGATCGTTTACATGGCACGACAGTTTGAGGACATACCGGGAAACAACATTCTGTTCAATCTATTTCTGGAAGGAAGGGGGTTGGCGCTTTCCGGGGAGGAAACCCAATTACAGAGAAATTATCTCTTCTCGCATTACATAGATGAATTTCGAAAAAGGGGAACTCGTAATATTATAGACACGGAAGGGGCGGTGAATGGAGAATTTTTGAGACTGATTAATTATAACCCGGAAGAGGAATTCATGTTTTTTAACTTGGTGAGACAGGATCTGGGTTGGTGTTGCGATTTCTCCTCGCCTATGTGGATCGGAACAGAGCAGATCGTTAACGCGATGAAAGCGTATGAATACACTGAATCGATTAAGGATATATCGAAGTATCCTGTCGTTGGTTCAGTTGATGTTTTTCAACACGGACTCTATGAATGGTTGAGGTTGGCAACATCTGCCGGGACGAACGGTATTGAAGCACCTGTTGACAAGGAAAAATTGTTGAAGATCTCGCCTTCCATACCCTATGAGATTTATTTCAGGGTGATCGCCCTTTCCGGCGAGGCAACCGCGCCCGATCACTTGAATTTCGGTGTGAAGGGTTATGATGAGAATCTCTCACCCTTGGATTTTTCCAACGCGCAGACCGGGCAGCCTCAGAATTCATTTTACGACAAGGACACCCCGCGAGTGATAAACCAGATCGGTGTTGAATATTGGTTTCGTGCAGTTATATTAAGGGCCGATGAATATCCGAATCCGAATGTGAAGCTTAACTTCCTAAACGGGACACCCTTGTTATCCCACAAGGATATGCGATATTTCACGCCCGTTATAACACAAACATATCAGAGCGGCGATAAGGCCCTTCTAATACGAGATATCAAGGTAAAACCGCTACAATTATCGATCGAGCGGGGATACTTGAGTTCGATATTACCGATAGCGACTTACTTTTATAATAATTCCGGGAGAGAGGAATCATATATTAAGAACTTCACGGAGCAATACCTTTTAAGTTACAAGAATAACGTTCTGTTACCAACTTATTTAACAGGTGTTGATATTATGTTCTTCGTTCTCACAGTTAACTGGGTTCCAACAGCCGGGGGAGTTGTTGTGGGTGCCGGGACGTACAGGGCCGGGGATATCGCGACTATCAGAATCACGCCTAGTGTTGGTTATCAGATAGATTCAGTAGAGATAGACGGGGAGATGAAGCCAGTTTCGAATCAATATCTGGTTTCGATGAGCAAAAACATAGTCGCAAACGTCGTGTTCAAAAAATCGTTGATGAATTTTGTCACGTCAAAACGTGCGTTTTCTTTCGAGGGAACTCAGTATGATGGGAAGTTGGTTGTTGATTGGGGGGATGGTGTGACGACAACCGACGTTCTAACACATCGGTATACTGATAATCAGGCCCAACACGTTATCGTGATCAATGACGGGGATATAACGACATTGAACGTACCCGATAACGAAATTATATCGGTCAGTTTTACTAATATGCCGAATATCGATGTTCTTAACATGGATAATAATTTGTTAACCCAGATAGATATATCATCGTTAACAAAGGTAACATCGATTTCATTGAAGAATAATAAATTATCCAATCTATCCCTAACCGCGAATCCGAATGTGAATTACTTGGATTTGGGGAGAAATAACTTTTCGTCGCTTGATTTGAGTAACCTCGTATCGTTAAAAAACTTACTTTTGAACGATAACAAGTTGACTTCTCTTAACGTTGCCGCGAATGTTGCGCTTATCAACATGAATGCCGATAATAATCAAATGACATCTTTGAACTTGGGTAACGCAACGAGTCTGAAATTGATCACGGTATATAATAATAAATTAACCACGTTCACAATCCCATCATCGAACATCTTAGTCGATTTGAATATAGGAAAGAATAACCTCTCCACGGGTAATTTCACGGGGGCGGGTTACCCGAAACTTACCACTCTATTAATAGCCGATATGCCCGTGATGACCTCGTTAACAGTCACGGGGATGGATCTTCTAACGACGTTGACAGCGAGTAAGTGTCCGGCGATGACGGTGGCAAATGTGACGAATAACTCGAAATTACCCTCAGTTGATATATCCGGGTGCGGTAGTTTATTGACAGCTGATTGTGGTGATAACTCGATTTTGACGAGCGTGAATGTTCTGAATGACGGTAAATTACAGAGTTTAAGAACTGATAATACATCGATTTCAACCATGATCGATTTGAGTACAAACAGCAACCTCGCAACTCTATCGATGGATAACAATAGATTAACAACGTTCTCAGCCCCGTATTGTACGAAACTTGCGAATTTGAGTTTATCCAACAATCAATTGACATCGATAACATTAACGAATAACACTGAGTTGAAGAATATTGATGTTGATAATAATCAATTAACATCACTTAACCTCAGTTCCCACCCCGGCGTACGGGGATTGAACTGTTCACACAATTTACTGACGGATAGTTCGGCTGCAAGTATTGTGACAAGTAATAATCTTGTCAATGTTGATGCTAGTTATAATAACTTCACCCAGTTTACCATCAGTAATAAACCTCAGCTTAAATTTGTCGAGTTACATGATTGCCCTGTTTTAAAAACGGCAACCGCGACGAATAATGCGTTGATGGAAACACTGGATGTTTCGAACAACCCTGTACTTGAAACCTTAAACGGGTATAATAATGCCTTGGAGACGGTTAATATATCGACGGATAACGCGTTGAAATTCGTTTATCTATATAACAATCAAATTCACACATTTAATTATACGGGATGTAAAAATATCGTGAATTTGAACCTGAATCAGAACTTATTGACCTCGTTTGATCCAAACGCAATAGGTGAGTCATTGCAGGTATTAAATATCAGTGAAAACCTACTGACTACATTGAATCTAACGAACACGGTGAATTTAACGACATTGAATTGTGATAATAACAATCTCACCAATCTAACATTCACGCCGGAGGGTGGTTCAACGGCGGAGAATGTCGAGGATGTGGTTAATTCAATGACCACCCCGATCCACATAGCGTATCTGCTTAACGGAAACATGAATAAAATGAATAAGAGTTTACTCGAATTTTCATCAATTGTCGGGCAGCCGCGCTATGTCGAAGGTTACGAAGAAGGTAGATCCGCTCTCCAAATGGGAAGCACTTACGCTGAGTTACCTTTAACAATGAGTTCGAATGTAACGTCAGAAGTTTCGGGTAGTTTCATGATTTATCCAACTGATGTCACTTCTTATCAGGGGTTATGTGGTGGTGTGTTTTTCGGGTTAAATACAGGACAATTTGGATGGGCGATTGGATGGGGGCAAAATACGTTCCAAAATAAATTAACGGTCGACCTTTATACGAGATCGGGGCGTCAAACCTGTCAAGCGATCCAGCTAACTCCTAATCGATGGCAACATGTCATGTTCAGATTTAAGTGGAATGGTGGTCCATGGTTAACCGAGATATATGTTGACGGTGTTAAATACACGGCATCAACAACACCCGGAGGCGACACGTTATCGTATGATGGATTACTTGGACTTACCAGAACCGAGCATATATCATTTGGCCGGGGGTATCAATCAGGGTGGAAGTTGTTTAAAGGAAGAGCGCAGGATGTTATCATAACTGATAGATACTTTTCCGATAGTGATGTTCAGCGGTTGATCAATTACTATAAAAACGTTGGTGCACTTCGCTTTCCTAAACTTGAAGTTGTTAATTGTTCATACAACGAATTAACAACGTTGGATTTATCTACCATTGATTATGTGAGAAAATTCAATTGCTCGTACAATCAATTGGGGAAAAATCAATCATCAGGTCAACCTTCGATAACATTTGGAAAAGCGTTGGCGGCGGGTAATAAACTAGAAGATTTTAACGCGAGCAATAATCAGTTGAAATTCATTGATCTGACGAATAATTCGAATTTGATAAGTGTTAATTTGAACGATAACCCGGATCTTGTTTTCGGCGACACGAGTTGGTGGAATGCGATCACGAAGGTTCAGGTTTGGTTATCATCAAACACATCAATAACGGAATTCCGGGTTATAACACCATCCCTTGTTAAATTGGATTTGAGTAAGAATAAATCATTAAAGAATCTGATTATCTTAATCAGTACAAATCTTGAATATCTTGATTTGTCTGATTCAACGAATATACTTGGGCCATGGGTTTACGCATCCATGATGCAATCAAGTAAAATGAAGGAATTGTATTTAAGAAACCTAACCCAATTTAGGTCTTCGGATACATACAACGGATCGCTCCCTCTATATTACATGGAAGGACTCGAAGTGATTGATATCGGTGGCTCAACCGCGGTTCGAACGGAGGTTCAAAAATCTATTAGCGGTACGGTAAAATACTGTGCTAATTTAAGATGGATGTCTGTCGAGAATTGTAAACAATTGGAGAGAGTGGAAGTTTTCTCCTCGACAAAAATAGAATATTTGAATTTTGCAGGGTGTTCATCTGCTACCGATATGGTGGTTTCATCGGAGACACCTTCATACAAGGAAATTCACGCGGAGAATTCTTATATTGTTACCCAGTATACCGGTAATTATAATGCCTTCCTGAATTATTTAAACCCGACAACCAGCGGTAAGTATTATTATTCAAATGATGATATCTATCTGAGGGAAGGTGGTTCAAAGAGAGCCGATGTACTTGCAAAGGGCTGGAATTTAATTTTGGTTGATTAAAAATGAAATAATGTATGAGTAAATTAAATTATAACAGAAGAACGTTTCTTTCAAAAGAGGAGCTACAAAAAAGTCAGGAGTTTCTCTCCGAACTGGGTTTCTGCAAGACCCTGTTGATGGGGATAACGAAATCATGGGGAATAGTATCATCAACTGGGGGATCGAGCTCAACAGAGCTAAGAGTGACGGCTGATTCGAATCCCGGCACGATTAAAATAGCTCCCGGGTATATCGTTACGAAGAACAAACAATTAATTACAGTGCCCGAAATACGATATCTAGAAGTTCCCAATAACGGGATACCTTATTATGTCTTTCTAGCGTATGATATCGTTCACTGGGAGGATGGGTACGTATCGGTCGATGTGAACGGAAATTTGAACGGGTTAAACACTGATTTCTTAAACGTTCTAAGAGGGCAGGGAAGTCAAGCACCGATCAGTATTAAGTTTGAGAAAGAAGACGGGTCAGATCCTTTGAATAACGGCATATACGAAGTTGTTGATGTCGTGAACGGAACTTCCGCGATTATTAATTCATATAATAGTTTGGTTGCCGAGCAGAATCTAAAAATGGTTGTTCTCGGTACATTACCCATCGGTACTAATTTCTCGGACGAGCAGAAAGAGGGGTTGTATTCATATGATAGATATAACGCGTCGAAGTTATTGACTGAATCGGTTAATAGCGGCCCTCCAGCGTATGTTCAGGATATCGAATTCCTTTTAGCAAAAGTTGTTAATAATAACGGAGTGATCACGGTTAGTGATCAGGATACGTTGCGTAAGTATTGGACCATTTAAGAGAAGAAAAATGAAATTGTGTTATACAACGAGTTTGAATTCGGGTCAAGGGCCTAATAGACCGAGTGGATCGATCGGCGGTTATATATCAGAGTTAACCGTGAGAAATGATGAGTTTGATAATTTATTCGGTGAAATCTCCGTGTACGGGGCATCGAAAGCTAAAACTGAATACCGGGCCCTCGTCCTCGTTAATGATTCGGATCAGGAGGCGACGGATGTGACATTATATATGACAACAGCGGGTGAATTAAATCAAGGAACTCTCCTGATCGCTCCCGTTGCCATGAATGTTGATAAGGAGGGGAGACCCGTCATGGAAAGAATCCCGGATATCTATTCAAAACCTTTTGTCGGAGATTTTCAAACGACTGATTCCGAGAATAAACTTAATATAGGGGCGATACCTCCCAACGGATCTATCGGTATATGGGTGTGCAGGCAGATAGATACCGATAATGTGATGAAAGATTATAGGGATGTGGCAAAACCGATGGAGAATAAATTGTATTGGTTTGAGAGTGTGAAGAAAGAAACCGATGAGAGTTGGCAATTAAATGTTGAGTGGAATTAAAAGATATAAAAGGAGGAATTTTCCTCCTTTTATTGTTGGCAAATAGATAAACATTGTGTATCTTTATCCTGTTAAAATTAATACCAATACCAATTAATTATGGCAGTGAAAAGATTAAATAATGCCGAGAGAGAGGCTATCAGGAACAAACTTCTTGCACCGACGTGGAAAGAAGTGAACGAAGTTCGTAAAAACATAAAAGATGAGATTTCGTCTTTTATACAAGGTAAAGTTCCCGACGAGGTGATTAAGTTTCATGAAAAATATCCCGGTTTAATTCAGAAAGAGTCGGAATGGTACGGTCCTCGTGATTTTTTCAATATTAAAGGTGATTGGTCGAGATTACCTGAACGTAAAAAAATCGAGGGGCTGTATGTCGAATCGATTGACTTTTCTGACATACCATACAGGTATGATTTTGAGAGAAAATCAAAAGCAAATATCATCAGTCTTATAGCGAAAGATGAGGCTGTTTTAAACAAAGTGTTCGAGCTTGTTTTAACATGGGCTCGGTTAACCCATAAGATTTCTAGTCTAAAAAATCAGATCGATTGCGCACTATCAGGGATAACAACAGAAAATTCATTGAAGGATAATTTTCCTGAAGCATACGAGGCCTATTTGAAAGTGAGGGGTCTTGAATCTAACGATCCTTGTACGAACATTGAATCTCTGAGAGCCGAATTAGGTCGGTTCAAAAAATAGGTGATGGTTCCTGTATATAAGATAATTCGCGTTTTTGAGTATTTATACCAAAGAAAGTACTTGCAACCCGAATATCGTTTACCCAGAACTTCGAGAAATCTAAGGATGCTCTCGAAGTTCACAAAGTTGATACCCATTAGCAGCGGTGATAGTTTTATATGGAATTATTCCGTGTACGCTTTTTGGTGCTATGAGGGTCTCCTAACACGACGCCACATCGAATTGAATTGGATTTATAGTGAAAAAATGTATTTACGCTATAATGAAAGGACGGAGGAGCAAATATATTACCTCCAGCAATACAAGGAGTCCAAAACGATAAAAAACCCTCTTAGAGAAAGTTATTCGTTGAAGCTGTCGGAGGATTATAAAAACAAACAGCGTAAAATGTATTGGAACACATCACGGGGGTATTTGAATTGTTTGGATTTCGGGGGTGTTCTTTACGATGAGGCAAACCCGTTTTGTAAGAATTGTAAATATAAAAAACATTGTTGTTAACATGGAGGAGTATATATTAAATCAGATTGAAATTACTTTTGGTGGAATGATTGGTGAGGGATTGTCAACCATAACTTGTAATTGGAACGAAATATATGCTAAAGAGTAGAGGTGTTTGTCATAAATGCGGGAGGGAGACCTATATAGTGAATAAGAAGTACGGGTTATGCGATTATTGTAACAGGGAGAGATTAGGCCGCGTGAGCGCACCATCATCATTCACACCCGGACGGTTGAAACCCGCCCCCATAAAACGAAAACCCCGTAAAGCAACGGGTGAGAAGGATTTGTTTCTTAAAATATGGAAATTGAGGCCTCATTATTGCGAACATTGTGGTTGTTATCTAGGAGAAGAACCTCGAGTACAATTTTTTGCACATGTGAAGGGTAAGGGTGCTCACACGGAGGAAAGATTGAACGAGGATAATATCAAGTTATGGTGCATTGATTGTCATTACACCCATGATTTCAGATCACGTGAGGCTTTTTTAAAAAGAAAAAAGGAATAAACTTTGTTTATTGAATTTAAAATCGTATTTTTACATCATGAATGAGGAAGTTATCAAGAATATGACGGATCTCCACCGCGAAATGTTCGGTGATCGATATATCAATCCGATATCCAATAGTGATATCAGAATAATCATGTTATTGCTGGAAATTCTTAAAAAATGTGGAAAAGAAGAAGTTTTCCATGTTTTTAGGAAGTACAAGACAGTGAGTGATAAGGATATTGAAGAGAAATTAACGAGGTTATCGTTAAATATACCCACTAAAAAATTAGTGGGTGGGGTTTCGGTGTCAACTAAAGGGACGGCTCTTTTGTTTAGAGATTTTAATTATACCTGCATCAAGGTATCTGAGATTTTCTCGTGGGAGAAAACCGAGGATGAAAATGGGAATCCGGCCATATTGTTGAACGGAGGGAGTTTAGACGTCACGAGTCGACCGTTAATTTACAACACCGTATTATCGTATACGGATGAACACGACCGCGATGATGATTTTGATTTAATAGTAAGAAGAAAGAATGGATAATAAGTTTGTTTTGGAGGGAGTTACTCTTTCAACATTGAGAGATTGGTTAAATGAGAATAAAATGAAAACCCCCGTTTCCACGGAAGGGTCGGGTGTAGCGAAGGAATTCACTATTCACGATGTGAAAGCGTATTGCAACAGGGGTCGCCTACCTAAGTATTTGGGAGGAAATAAGATTGAAAAGGTGATCTCAAAAAAAGATCCAAGAATAAAAACGTATAATTTATTGAAAGAAAATGGCGAAAAGTAGTGTAAAATATGTAATCGTTCAAGATTATGAGACCGGGGGATTACCCGATAAAGACCATCAACCGTTCATTGATATAGCGTTATGCGAGGTGGCATGCGTTGTCGTTGATATGGAAAAGTTGGAGGTGATTGAAGAGTACCAATCGTTATTTAAGCCTCATTACAAAGATGGTCTTGTCTACGCACCTAAAGCGCTGGAGGTGAACGGCCTCACACTTGATATGTTGGACGAACAAGGAAAAGATCCGAAAATCATTTACAAGGAGATAAAAGATTTGTATGTGAAATATAAGAATCCGCGTCAGGGAGCGATTGTATGTGGACATAATTTCACGGGGTTTGACCACCCTTTCACGATCGAATTATTCAAATATTACGGTGATGATGTGTGGAAATATGTGAAATGGGTTGAGGACACGCAGAAATTAGCTTATTACTCATCTCTTGAACAGCAGGATTATAAGCTTGCGACATGTTGTAGTAATAACGATATAGCCTTGGTGGGAGCTCACAGGGCGATTTATGATACAAGATCGAACGCACAGCTTTTTATCACGTATATCAAAAAATTGAGAGGAGAAGGTGTAGCATCCCAATCAAACGGTGAGGGATCTTTCAGGGAACAATTTAAATTTCAAATACCATCATGATGTTATTATCTCCCGTACAGGAAAGCTATATAGATAACTACGTCAGGGAGATAATATCGAGTTTACCACCGAAGGCGATCCAAGAGTTACTTTCAGGTTATGAAAATGATCTGGATCGGCTTCTATCCGTGATGAGAGAACAAACATGTATCGTTACCCACATGGATAGAACTCTTGATATGGAAAAACTAGAATATCTCGCTAACGTGGAGAAGAGCATGGATCTCTCGTTGCGCAAGCAGAGTTATAATTATTTTAAAACTGTTTGTCTTCCAACGTTTCGACAGGGATGGAGAAACCTTGAATGGGGTAACCTATTCCAGTTATATTTGTATAACTGTATTTTAGCGAGCCGCTCATCGGGAAAGTGTTTATCCCCCGAGACAGAAATAGTGATGGCTGATGGAACGATTCGCAAGATAAAGGATGTTTCGATCGGAGATCAAGTTATGGGACCCGATTCAAAACCAAGAACCGTTTTATCTTTACACAAAGGTAGGTCGAGAATGTGGAAAGTGAAACAAACATGGGGTATTGATTACGTTGTAAACGAGGGTCATATTGTTTGTTGCAAAAAGAAGGTTCCATCTCGATATGAAAAACGTATTGGGAAAGATATGCGCTGGAAAACCTTTAATATTCCCGTTGAGGAGATCCCCTCTATGCCAGGGTACACTCAGAGAAAAATAATGGGGTATAGAACGAAGGGGTGGGACCTTCCTGAAAAAGACCTTCCTGTTGATCCGTATTTATTGGGGTTGTGGTTGGGTGATGGTTTATACACGGAACCCGTAGTGACAACTATTGATCATGAAATAATTGAATATTTAAATGAATTTTGTGAGAAAAACGGTTTTATTTTGTCAAAACATAATTCAAATAAATATTCATATCGAATTATTGAAAAAGAAAGGTTATTCAAAAACCGCCTAAAAACCGCTCTTAAAGATTTAGGGGTTCTTGGTAATAAGCATATACCTGAAATTTATCTTCTTGGATCAAGGGAACAACGGTTGAAACTTTTAGCCGGGTTAATTGATACTGACGGTTCATCCCAGTATAAAAAAGGAAATCCTCGAAGTAAATATGCTTTTGAAATTGGATTTAAGGACAGGAATTTAATAGAGCAAACGCAAAGACTTGCTCAATCATTGGGATTCAGATGTAATTCGATTATAACTCGGACGGCAGATGTAAAGGTGAAAACATTAAAGGGTGAAAACATCCTTCATGATTATACTCATTACAGGATAACAATTTCGGGAGATGTTGATGAAATTCCTGTGAAAATAGAAAGAAAGAAGATACCTTCAAAAATCACGGTGCAGGATAATTTATCAACCTCTCTCAAGGTTGAATGTATCGGTGATGGCGATTATGTTGGTTTTTCTTGTGACGGAGATCACCTTTTTCTCTTGAAAGATGGGACTGTTGTACATAATAGTTACGAGGGGTGTTTTGCATTCATTTTATGGAGGTTATATTCTTATGACCGACCAACCACGTTTCTTAGGGATAGTATCGACAATAAGAATCGTAAGGAAACGTGTATGATTACGAATAATGAAACACTCGGCAAGAAACACATCGCGATGATTATTTCCGAGATAGAGCAAAATGATATTCTTCGGGAGAAATTGAATCGCAACGGAAAAGCTAAGTTAGCCGCAACGTCAATCACAACTGAAACCGACTCGATCCTACATTTAAGATCGAAGGATTCAATGATTCGTGGTCTTCATGTTGGGGCGGTGGTGTGTGACGATTTACCTGATGAAAGTTCCCTTTATTCACAAGAGCAAAGAGAGAAGTTACATGAAGTTTTTTACGGGTCAATCACACCGATCGTGGAACCGTTCGGCTATTTATGTGTACTCGGTTGTGTGAGACCAGATACGTACGTGTTTACCGAAAACGGTTTAACTGAAATTGGCAAATTATCTCCTGTTAATATTGAAAGAGAGAAGGGGTTTTTCCCTCTTGATATGAACATTCATGATGGTGAGGGATTTGTTAACGCGACAGACTATTACGTAAACGGAAAAACCCCCACAAAAATCATAACCCTTTCAAACGGATTGGAGATTGAAACAAGTTTCATTCATCCTTTACTTAGATGTAATTCGGAAACGGGCTTATTCGAATGGGTTAACGCGAAAGATTTGTATGAAGGAGATTTTGTCGCGTTTAAGATGGGGTCAAATATTTGGGGTCGTTCTCTTGGTATAGAAGGGGAGGAGCTTTATGAAATTGGACTTTGTATAGCGGACGGTACGTTGGATTTAAGCGGTTATGGAAATAGGGTTATAATAACAAAAAAGAATCCCGGCATAAGAAATTTTCTGATTAATGAGAGAGGGTATCACCCTAAGAAAAATCACATAGGGATGTTTTTTAATAGTAAGGAGAAAATCTCCATGTGGTTGAGTTTAGGGTATCGAAAGGGGATGTATTCGCATACCAAGACAATTCCTGATAAAATCATGAGTGCGTCCGAGGAGGATGTTATATGGTTTCTTCGAGGGTGTTTTGATGGCGATGGGTGTTGCTATCACAGACATCGTTCAGATAAAGGAATAAATGTAAGTTATTTTTCAACGAGCTTTCGTTTAATCCAGCAGATTCAAATACTTCTTCTTAACATGGGGATCGATTCACGTATTGAAAAGAAAAAATGCCAATCAACTGAATTGGTTAAATCAAATAGAACAGGATATAATTTGGTTATAAGTAAAAATTCGAGCGTGAAACTATTCATGGAGAAAATCGGGTTCACTTATTCAGGAAAAGGGAAGGTTCCGCGAGAAACCAAGAAAGAATCCTCCTGTGTTGATAAAGGAATACCGTTTCAATCAGTGATATTAAGGAAGATTCGCTCAAAATATCCGTTGGGTAATGATAAGATGAAATTTTACGGTATGAGATCGGGGGATTTTTATACGAAAGTTCATTCTTTTAAAAGAATGAACGGGCCGATAAAAAAATGGATTTTATCTTTACCCCAAAATGATCCTGATGTTCAGATTATTTTGGGCAATATAAATTTGAGGTATCATTTCGCACCGATAAAATTGATAATTGAGAGTGAGTCCTACACTGTTGATTTCAGAATCCCAATTTCTCATCGGTTTATTTCGAATGGGATAATATCACATAACACACCATATTCGGCAACGGATATTTACGGGGATTTAAAAAAAGATGGCCGATTCAAGGTATTTGAATACCCGGCGGTTTTCCCAAATGGTCAACTGTTAGCACCTGATCGTCTTACGTTTAAAAGGTTAACGGAGGAACGGAAATCACTTGGAACGTTAGTTTTCAACCGAGAATATCTAGTTGTGCCGATCGCGGATACGTCAACGATTTTCCCGTATGAATTTCTGAAACGATCGATACGTGGGATGGAACATATCAGTTTCGCAAATGATATAGAAAGTTACCCCATAAAGTTAGTCAGGGTTGTCGTGGGGTGTGATTTTGCGATATCGGGTAATGTGGGTGCCGATTATACAGTATACACTGTATGGGGTATGGATGCGCACGGATTGATATATCTTATAAATATATTTAGAGAACAGGGTGCGAGTCATGATCTTCAAGTGAATAAACTTATTGAATTTAACGCGAGATATAAACCGAACAAATCCGTGTGTGAATCGAATGGATTTCAAAGAATTCTTGCGGGTATGGCGAAGGAGAGGGGGTTGGTTAATGTCGAGGAATTTATCACAACTGAAGGGAATAAAAAAGATCTGAAATCAGGTCTACCCTCACTATCAGCGTTTTTTGAAAGTGCACGTTTGAGGGTGCCTTACGGAGATGAAAACACACGAAAGTTGGTTGATACGATGTTTGGTGAATTTAATTCAATCGCGTTTAACTCAAAGAAAGGGACTCTTGAATCAGTTTGTGGACATGATGATATATGCATGTCATCGTTCATGGCAATACAAGATTTGAGGGAAAACAACGTACAGGTAATGATTGATTTTGTTGATTTGGATTGATATGGAAAAAATAAACGCAAATTTTTTAGGTGAACTGTTTCGGAAAATGTTTCTAAGCAAGGAAATGATGTTTATTGTTGACAGACACCTTGATTTTAAATTTATTCCTAAAGAGGAAGTGGGGTATAAATTTATTTTGAAGGATGCGAAAGAACAGTTTCACCAATATGATAAAATACCTTCACTGGGGGTTATCTCTCAAAAATATAGTGACATAGAGTCTGTTCAACTCGCGGTTGATCAGATAAAGGAATCTCAAATTGTTGATGACGAAGTCCTTTTAAATCAACTTGAAAGCTATATTCGTGACAGTGAATTTCTTCTCCTTAACAAGGCCATCGTTGATCTTTATGGTGAAGGAAAAAAAGAAGAGGCGATGAGGTTGAGCAAGGAGGAAAGTACGAGGATTTTGGAATTTTCATTAAGGGCTCAGTCGGAGATGTTTCTAGGGGTGTTTAGCGATTTTGATAAATGTCGGAAAGATTGGGCCGAAAAAACGGAACAGCAACCTCCTGTTGCATTCGGAATAGACGCACTTGATGATAAATACGGGGGAATTGATGTGGGCGACACTGAGTTATGGTTGGCCAGATCCGGGGTGGGAAAGTCAACAGTGTTACGATGGAGGGGGTTAACATCCGCGCTTACCGGGGCAGATGTTCTTCATATTCAATGTGAGGAGGCGAAAGAGAAAATACATATGAAATATTCCCAGATGTGGACCTTTAAGACGTATACCGATTTGAAGGAGGATAATTTCACCCAGGATGAGCTTGATGATTTACATAAGACATTGAAGGATATAGAATCCTATGCGAATGATATTAAAATTTACAGTTTCAAGAAATTTGGTGATGCGACCATTCTTGATGTGAGGACGATATGCCTCGAATATAAGAAATTGGTGGGTAAGTTTCCTAGGATTTTAATCATAGATTCATTTAACCTGATAAGAACGGGTATACCGAGTTTTGATAATGACCCCCGACCAAAATATAAGTTTCAGGAGTGTGGAAAAAGATTGAAAAATATGTGTGAGGAATTCAGTATGTCCTGTGTAACCGCGATTCAGACAGGTGATGTTCCTTTTGAGGTTTGGAATGACGAAGAAAAAGTTATAGATCGAAGTTACGCGGAAGGTGATAGAACCGTTGTTCAACCCTTTAGTTGGGTATTTTCCATCAATCAAACATTGGAAGAGGTAAAGCATAAAACTTGTAGGATTTTCAAGGATAAGGTTCGTGATTATGAAAATATCGATCCTGTTTTTAAAGTGGCAACGAATTACAACGCAGGGCGGTTCTATGATAGAAAGAGAACCCTGGAGGAATTCTATGATTTAAAAATTACGCACACACACGGTGGTGGGAGAAAACGAATAAGATCTAATTCAAACGAACAGAAAGGGAGGGTTATGTGATGATTATTGATAAGGATGAGATAATCGCCGAGTTAAACCTCAAACCCTTCGGTCAAAAAGGTTGGCTAAGTTCAAAAGAACCGTGTCCGTTTTGCGGAAAAGATGGAAAGAATGCGTTAATTTTCACGGACGATGGGCATTCAGCGGTATTCCATTGTTTTAAATGCGGAACAAAAACAAGTATTCGTAATTATCTTATCAAAATGGACCGAAAAGATTTGATAAGAAATGATTACCAAATGTCGAAAAAAAATACTAAATTAACACCTTTAATCAAAGAGGAGGATGATATTGAAGAGAATGTTCAATCAAACACAAGACTCCCCATTGGGTTGAAACCTTTGGTCAACGATCCGTATCTGGAGAGTAGGCATTTTTTAAAAGAGCATTATGAAGAATTTGAACCATCATATACTAAATCAGTTTTGGAGGAGACGTTAGCTAAGCATAATTACATTATCTTCAAGATTAAGGAAGGAGATAGGGTTGTCGCGTGGCTGGCAAGGTCACGATACAATAAAACGTGGCATGATAATAATAGAACGTTGTTCAAGGAAGGTATTGGTAAAATGGTTTTACGATACATGAACAGTCAGGATGGTTTTTCTCACATTCTGGGTGGGTACAATTTTATCGGACCGGAAACAGAAACGGTGATATTGGTCGAGGGTTTGTTTGATAAGGTGAACGTTGATTATCTGATTAACCTGGGATTTAACCAAGAAATCGCATGTTGCTTCACATTTGGCAAGAAGATAAGTCCGGGTCAATTGAATCAATTAAGAAAAACGAACGTCAAAACGGTGATCTTAATGTACGATGAGGACGCTTTAAGGGAAAGCAAGGAAACAGCACTTCATTTGAGTAAATTTTTTAATGTGAAAGTTTGTCGGATAAAGGATAAAGATGTTGATCCCGGAAATATGACGATGCAATATTTACAACGAGTTCTGATCGATATGCAGGATCCTTTGAATTTTTATTTAAATAACCTAGATAAAACGATATATGATACCTCAGAACGGAAAATTAACGGTAAGGGAATATTTTGAACAATTGGAGTTGGAATATTTCTCATATTTATTCAGGGCCTTGGTGTACGAGGAACCTTGTTTTATTAAAATGTGTAATGATATTTGCGAGAAGAAAAAGGTTAAGATAATGAAAATCTCGCATCAATACCAACTGCGTAGTATTTTCAAGGATAGTCAAGAATACCATCGCATGTTGAAGGATGTGTTCCTTCAGCCGTACGGGATGCCGAGTTTGAAATATGATCCTTTAAAAAACAGTCCGGTGATATATGATAGATTTTACGCATTTAAATCAGGGAGAAAGGTAAGGTATCAGGGTGAAGTGTGTGTTGTGAAGGAGAACAATCCCAATTGGGAAAAAATAATCGTTACAACACCGAAAGGAGAAAGTATACCATTACGCTATATAGACGTAGAATTGTTGGTTGAAGATTTGTTTATCTGATAAACATTGTGTATCTTTATGGTGTTGATTTAAAAATATTGATAGTATGATAATTAGAAAATTGTTTAAGTTTGAGGGAAGTCATATTGTGAGAAATTGCACATCGGACAGATGTTCACATTCAATTCACGGCCACAGCTATAAGGTTGAGTTATTTTTGACCTCGGATCGTTTGGATAATGCAGGGATGGTCGTCGATTTCGGTCTTCTTAGTAATTTTAAGGAGGTAGTTGATCTATTCGATCACACTCATTTATTATGGGCGAAAGATAACGAGGTTTATAAAAATTTCATACAGGCTATGAATGATAGGTGGATAATTTTACCCTGTAATCCCTCCGCCGAATTACTTTCATCCATGTTTTTCGCTTGCTTTGAATCGATATTAGAAAAAACAGAATTTAACAATGGCGAGGGTAACGTGGTTGTGCAATCAGTGAGAGTTCATGAAACGGACACTGGTTACGCCGAATCAGATCGAAATGATTATGATAGATACTTGGAAATGTATCCCGAAGAAATAGAAGTTAGCCCTTCGTTGGCAAAAACTGAGATTTATCATAAACTTTTTCGGGGGATTAAATTCGTGAACCCAAAGGTTGAACTACAGGTGAAATTATGATAACGAAAAAGGAATTAAATGATCTCGTTGATCACTATGGGTTTGATGAAAGTCTGGCATTTGAACTTTCATTACCTGTGATTGATTTAAGGGTGAGCGGGTATGGTGAGATGGCGGACGAGCTTTATGAAAATCAACTTGACCTTATTAAAGAGATTGCGAAAGAACGGAGATTCTCAGAACTGGATCTCGCTGAGTTTATAGAATTGTATAACGCTTATTTATGTTAAAAATGGATTATTCAGAAATTCAACCGATTATTGATTTGCACACCTGTATACAGGGAGAGGGTATGAAGGTAGGAGTTCCCCATATTCTTATAAGAACATCCGGGTGCAACTTGAGATGCACTTTTAAAGGGAGTATATGCGACACGGCCTACAGCTCGTGGAACCCGGAAAAGGGTAAATATTCATTGAACGATGTCGTCGATATCATAATCATGAACCCTCAGATAAAATGCATGCTTATCACCGGGGGAGAACCGACCCTTCATCCCGAATTGTTGAAATCGTTGATCGCGATAGGTCGGGCTCATGGGTTAAGCATAAGCATGGAAACGAACGGAACCATCGCGAGAGGTGATATACTTGATGGAGAGACGTACGTGGACGTCGTATCGATCTCACCTAAATTGAAGAGTTCCGTTCCGAGTTCGGGCGAATTCGCGGAGAAACACGCGAAAACGAGGGAGAACATCCCCGCTATAGTGTCGTGGATCATGGAATCGAAATTTTCCCAGTTGAAATACGTGGTATCCTCGGAGGATGATATAAAGGAAGTCGAGAGACAAGTTCGGAAAATTAAGAAGGAGGTATCTAAACTGGACCCCTTCTGGCCTGTAATAGTCTATCTGATGCCCGAGGGTGATACCGAGGAGAAGTTAGCGGAGAAAAGGAAATGGTTGGCACAAAGATGTATAGATTTGGGCTACTTCTACTCTGACCGCTTACATATAATAATCTTCGGAGATAAGAGAGATGCTTAGTTAAAAACGAGATAAAACACGAAATATGAAAAAAATAATGGCAGGAGGGAACGTCGTTCTTTCCGATGATGATAGAAACGAGATGTTGGCAAGGGCCACCGAGGCGTACGGTAAGTTCTTGGAGGCTTTGGGGTATGATTGGAAGAATGACCCTAACATGATAAAAACACCGTACAGGGTTGCGAAAATGTTTGTTAACGAAATCACGTCAGGTGCGTATTCCGCACCCCCGAAATTAGCGGTATTCCCAAGTTCAGGATACTCAGGTATGGTAATTGAACATGGGATCGAGGTAAATTCATTGTGTTCACATCATTTACTTCCGTTCACAGGATTCTGTAGTTTGGCGTATATCAGCAAAGAAAGTGGCCAAGTTATCGGTCTTTCGAAACTAAACAGAATAGTTCACTGGTTCGCCAAACGGCCTCAATTACAGGAGCAATTAACACGGCAGATTCATGATTATTTGGTTAACGTATTCGGCGATACGGTACTGGGCATCGCAGTTTATATTGAAGCGGAACATATGTGTGTGAGCATGCGGGGAGCGGAAGATAATAGCACGATGACAACCCACTATTGTTCAGGGGCGTTCTTAACAAATGAGATGAATAGTCGCGATGAGTTTTTAAGGGCGATACAGATTTATAAACTCGGGAGAAAATAAAATATGTCGGCGATAAAGAAAATACAGAAGGAAATTAAATGGGTGAGTGTGGGTGACATACACTGTCACCCATTGAATCCTCGAAAAAATTCGAAATCTGCGAAAATTGTTGCAAAAAGCATTCAAGAATACGGATATATCAATCCTATTGTTGTTGATGAAGAAGGAACGATACTTGCGGGAAACACGAGATTCAAAGCGTTACAATTACTTGGCGTTGAGGAATTTGATGTTTTGGTCGTTAGCGGCCTAACGGACGAAGAAAAAGTGGGTTTTTTAGTTGCTGATAACAAGGTCGGTGAGTACTCTCTATGGAATTATGCGGGACTTCAACGGCTTGTTGAAAAATCAGGTAACAAGGATGCGATGAAAGAAATCGGTATCACAACCCTTCAAGATAACAAAGATGAACTTGATAAATTAATAGCTGGTATTGATTGATATGTTTGAAAAACCTAAAAAAAGGCTTGTGATGGGATTGGGTGGTGGTCTGGTGTGTAGTTGTAGGTCCGATAAGGTCTTGGAAAAACTTTTGCTCGCACATGATAACGACTATTTGATCTCAACCGTGGATATGACCGCCGGGTATATTAAATTTATTCAAACCGTCGTTGGGGGTGATCGGGTATGGTTAGATTCTGGTGGTTTCACATTATTCAAAAAACAGAAGAAACTGGGTGAAAACAACCCCGATTTTTGGAATGAATGTGAGAAAATGAAGAAAAAGTTTCTTCGGTTTCTCAAAACGTATCGGTTTAAAATGTGCTTTGAACTTGATAATGAATATTTTAGAAAGGATGATGATTTATTGTCACCCAAAAATTACCTGAGAGATGAGATCAAAGAAATAACGGGATATTATCCAGCGCCTGTTTTTAAAATGCACCAGGGCTTTCAGTACTGGAAAGATCTCTGTGACTCAGCTCTTTATCCTATTTTGTCAATAGGGGGTCTCGCGCAAGCAAGGCAATGGCACGTATACAGGGATGAATTGGGAAAGATGATGAAGTATGCGAGGGATAAGGGAAAATACGTTCATCTTCTGGGATGTTCAAACGTTGAGACAACCCGGTTTGTCATGCCGGATTCGGTCGATTTCTCTATTTTCAGGTACGCCATCAATATTGAGAAGGCACGTAATAATTTTTTGAAGAAAGTGGCAGGGGGAACCCTCGTACCGGGGCAAGATGCGTATGAGAGCGCCGGCCCCGATCTATCTGGCAGGATACCGTATCATTATCTGAGTCGAGATATAGTTTTGTACGCGTTCGCTGACGCGAGAGCGAGAGAGTTCTTGTATGAAAAACAGAATGATGAAATAATTGAATAGTTAAATTTTAATAAATTAGAGATTATGTTAAACGGAAAGGAATTACACGGAGAAGGTGTTATCGTTAATCATTTAGAAGAGAATCTAACCCAGCACGGATGTGATATTCGGTTGAGAAAGGTAAGTGTTGTGAAAGGTCATGGATTCATACCCCGCGAGGGCAAAACAATGTTACCCTCATACGAAGAAGTTCGATGTTTTCCTGATATAAATGGAAACGAAGTTTGGCATCTACCTCCGGGGTATTACATGGTTGATTTCATTGAAGGTTGTAACATACCCAAAAACAAAATGGGTCGGATAGTACAGCGAAGTTCAGTTGCCCGGTGCGGTGCTTGGATTTATTCATCGATTTTCGACGCGGGTTTTCACACTGATTCGATGGGTACGTTCATGGAAGTGTTTCACACAATCACGATCGAGAAGAACGCCCGCGTGGCCCAGTTCTACTGTTATGATTGCACGGATGTGAACGAGGAAAACCTCTATAACGGCCAATATCAAAATGACAAACAGAGAAAATAATCTCTGTTTTTGTTGATAATTTGATACACTTTGTGTATCTTTATAGTGTTGAAAAACGAACTGATAATTAAGCATGGAGTTATGATTGTATCAATTTCAGGTGCGCAATGCACGGGTAAGACGACGCTAATCGAGGCGTTGAAAAAGGAGGAGTGTTTGAAGGGATCTCTCTTTATGGGATCTCCTTCAAGGAAAGGTAATGATCGCGGTATAAAGATTAATAAGGAGGCAGGTATTTATGATCAACTTTGGATTGCAACCTCGTATGTGAAAGAAATTATCGAGTCAGCGATGTCACCGCATGATCATATTATTTCTGATAGATGTCTATTGGATGTTCTGTGTTACACGGAGTATAACCGAGATAGGTCATCGAGCGAGGACAAGCCTCTCTGGGATGAAATGGTTGACACGGTCACCCAACTTCTATTTCATATAGAGCCCCTTTACAGTCATCATATTATACTGAGGCCGGAGTTTAAAATCGTGGACGACGGCGTTCGGTCAACTGATGAAGTATTTCAAAAGGAAATCGATCGTTTATTTGAGAAAAACGCGCGTATGTTACAAGACTTCGCACCACGAGGGATACACTATGTGAGCGGAAGTATTGACGAAAGAGTTTCCCAGGTATTGGATATTATGGAATTTAATTACGGATTATAAAATGAAAAAGGCGATTTTAAGTTTATCGGGCGGATTGGATAGTACGTGCTTGCTCATGTATTTACTTGCTCATGATTACGAAGTTAAGGCTTATTCTTTTCAATACGGTCAGAAGCATCAGGTTGAATTGGAGAAGGTGAAAAGAAATATTGAGTTCTTGCAAGGTAAGAGGTTTAAGTTATCACACCAGATTATCGATCTGAGGGATTGTTTCAGTGACAGTAATTCGTCCCTTCATGTAGGTGGTGAACCTATACCGGAAGGTCATTACGCGTCCGAAAATATGAAATCAACGGTTATTGAAAATAGAAACGTGATCTTTTCCGCTATCATTTATGGGAAGGCACTTTCATGGGCGAATAAAACGGAGAGTAATGTTGATGTGTTTTTAGGCCTACATAGCGGCGATCATTGCTGTTATCCTGATACATCCGAGGAATCTCGAATCGCTTGTGAGCACGCGTTTAAAGTATCGAACTGGGGTAGTGAAAGAGTGGGATACGAAGCTCCGTTCAATCACATGGATAAGGGCGGTGTACTTGCCGAAGGGTTACGTGCGATGACGATCCTCGGGTTCAATGATTATGAAATTAATTTGGTTCTGGGTAACACTCACACGTGCTATAATCCCGATCCAGAAGGAAGATCGTGTGGAAGGTGTGGATCGTGTATAGAAGAATCACAGAAAGTACTGATGAGTGATAATACATGGAAGCAAATTAAGGATATTTGTATTGGAGACGAAGTGTGGTCCGTGGATGAAAACACGAAGAAAATTTGTGTGGCGAAGGTATTGGATAAGTTTGATAATGGTATTCAACCGGTATATGATATGGCGGGTCTTCTTTTAACGAAGGATCATTATGTGTATGCTTCAAATATGAAGTTAAGGCCAAGATATAGAAAGTACGAGGAGATGAAGAGAAAGGATGCTACTTATATGGTGAAATTTTGGCCAGTATCAAATACAAGAAAAGAGGTTGATGATGAAAAATTCGCCCTGGGTTATTTACGTGGATTTGCTGATGGTGATGGATCCATTGACACACGGGGTGTTCATACATTTCAAAAGGAGTTCGATGTATTGGAAGAATTTTGGTCTCTTTATGATAAATATATCAAGCCATGTGATGTAAAAATCACTTACAGGGAGGATACCAACATGCACCGTGCTGGTGGCGGTTATGGTCCTGTGTTTCTTGAGAAGACAAAATTTAATGAACACCCTGAGTATTTGCGCGGGTATTTAAACGGAATGTTGATAGCTGATGGGTGTGCTTGTCGTAATAAATCAAATGGATCATTCGGTTTTTCTATAAGCCAAGCAGTGATTGTGAATAAAGAAAAGTGTATTCAAATCGATAAAGCATTATCATTGTTGGGGATTAAGTGTGACAGGTCGCAATCCGTTACGCCCGGTTTTAAAGAGGGCGGTACCCTTATGCAAACTTGGAGAGTAACAAGACCGTACATAATTACATTAAAGTACGGTGCGGGAAAACGTGCGTCGATGCTTGAAAAGTTAGGCACATATAATTCAATAAGGCTTTTAGACCAAGTGGTGGTAAATAAAATAGATGAACCAGTTAAGGAGGCACATGTATATGATATTAAGACTAGTGCTGGTTCATTTATTTGTGAGGGATATTTGGTGCATAATTGTACCGAGCGGCTCGAAGCGTTTGAATTAAACGGGATGACAGATCCTATAAAATATCAACACAATGATTAAGATAGCGCATGAAGCACCGTTATCGATTATGAATAAGGTTCAATCGATGACTGATTATGATTACGCACTTGTTCACTTGTTTGAGGATCCCGATATAGGTGGCGATTATTTCGAATTTTTCATTGACGCGCTCGTTAATAAGGGACGCGAAGTTATCCTTGATAATTCCGTGTTTGAATTGGGGCTAGCGTTTGATGCAGATAGATTTCGTTCATGGGTTAAGGCATTGAAACCAACCTATTACGTTTTGCCCGATGTTTTGAGAAATGCGAAAGAAACGATGAGAATAGCGAGAACGTGGGCGAGAATACCATGCAGTTATTCAATCGGTGTTGTTCAGGGGATAAGTTGGAATGAACTTGTCGAATGCTATAAATGCATGGTCGAGTGTTGCGATATGGTTGCGCTACCTTTCAACTTACCCATTTATTTAAGTCTCGCGGCTGATGAGAATACATCGAAGGCATATTGCAGGGGAAGAAAAATGTTCATTGACCAACTCATCCAACACGGTGTTATGGATTGTGAAAAGCCGTTGCATTTACTGGGCACAGTATTACCGCAAGAAGTTTGCCAATATAACGAGGATAAGTATCATTTTATCAGAAGTATCGATACATCTAATCCAGTTATTCATGGTTTACACGGTGTAAGATATACGGATAGCGGACTTGAAGAAAAAATTCCCGTGATGCTTCATAAGATGGTGGGTATCGATGTACAACAATCTCAATGGAATGACATAAAATTTAATATTGAAAAGTACCGATTTTTTGCTGGATTCGTTGGTAAATAGATAAACATTGTGTATCTTTAGACATTGAAACAATGAAACAGTAACAACTTAAAAACAAGAGATTATGAAAAAGTTTAGTGAAATGACCCGTGAGGAACTTCGTAAAGAAGCATCAATTCGTGGAATTAAAAATTATATCACAATGTCTAATTTAAAATTAATTGAGACATTGGAAGAATATGAGGCTCGAAAGAATTCGGTTGCGGATCAACTGGGTCAGGATGTAAAGAGCAAGTGCGATCAGGCAACCGAATTTTACGATCAACTGGCGGCGTTTGGCGCATGCGATTTATACGCCAGGGTTGACGCGATTGTTGATGATCGTGATATGAAGGATCTTGAAGAGAGTGAGTTGGATGCGATCCTTTCATTCCGTGAAAATTTCAACCCGGATGATTTCGAGAAGCACCCGGTTGAAACGGATAAAAGTGTGGATGAAAAACCGGCTGAGAAGAAGGCGAAGAAACAATCAGTGACCGGGAAGAGAAACGGTGTGATCTCTCTCAGTAACCCACTATTACCTCAAATCAAACAACTTCTTTCTGAGGGAAAGAAAAAAGCTGAAATAGCAACAATTCTTGGAAAAAGCAACGTGTATATTTACAAGTGTGTTAAGGCAATTGAGGCATCGAGTTGTGATTCCAGCCAGGGCGAGATATAAATTTGAATTTACGGGGCCCGTAAAAGGGTTCCCATTATATTTAAAATATGAAAGAACTGTTATCGTATCTCGATCGCAATGGATTTATATATGATATTTCCGACCTGGGTATTATCACAATGGATGGTGATACATATGAATTATCAGGGCCCAATGTCGACGGACTTCTGTTTGATCGAGGGTTTAATTACATAGGAACACCCATCACTGCGAATAATTACATCTATAAGTTCGGCCGTCTGTATTACACTTTGAGAAAGGGTAATGAATCGAAAGTGAAGTTGAAACTCTTGAAATATATCGGTAAGGTTGATAGTGATTTACCGACCGAATCATTTCTGGGAGTGAGAGGTCCGTTTGAATTATTGAACGGAACCGGAGATTATGGAGATTGGTGTCGAAAAGCGAATTTTTTCGGTGTGAGTATTTTGGGTATCTGTGAGAAAAACACACTTGCGGGTGTGCTTAAATTTCAGTTGGAATGCCAGAAACACGGTTTGAAACCGGTGATCGGTGAAACCGTTACCGTGTTCAATCAAAAGAAAGATCTTCTGTACGATGTGAAGGTTTACGTCGTGGATGAAACAGGGTGGATGAATCTTCTTTCCATCAACAAGGAAATTAATGTCGATAATAACGTGAGGATCGATGAGGAGAGATTTCTGTCATTGACAAAGGGGTTAATTATTGTGATTGACCCGAAGAGTTTACAATTTAAGGATGTACCGAAAGAATTTGAGGGCGCATACTATCAACTTGATTCAGTTAGGTTTGATTCAAATGAAAGGGATAAAACATACCTTCTAAACCTTCAGGAGTATTTCTCAAGTTCTATGTTACCCACAAATATCTGTGACGCGTATTATTTGGACCAAGAATATTTCTATCTGAAAAAAGCGTTGAATTCATCCGCGGGTATAAGTAACGATTTTTCAAAAAATCAATATTTCAAGTGTAACGAGGAATATTTGATGGAGATTAGAGAATTATTCTCAGCCAATGACCAGGATGTTATGCTTGATATCATCGGATTCGCGATCGAGAACACAAATGATATCGCTGAAAGGTGTAGTAATTTCAAGGTCGATCTATCACAACGTCATCTTCCTAAATATAAAATGACCGAGGAGGAGTTCAAGAAATATGATGGATCAAAAGTTGATATGCTTATATCCTTGGTCGCGGATGGGTTTAATAGCATGGGGATAAGTGATGTTGATGAACAAGAGAAGTATCTTGATAGACTTGAAACGGAAATAGATGTAATTAAATACGGAGATGTTGTTGATTATTTCTTGATACTTTGGGATATCACCCAATGGTGTAAACGTCAAGGTATACTCGTAGGGTTCGGCCGTGGATCAGCTTGTGGCTCCCTCGTTGCCTATTTATTGGGTCTGACGCACATTAACCCGTTTGATTACGATTTGCTATTCGAACGTTTTCTGAATAAAGGTCGTATCGGTCAACAAGTTGAAGTGGACGTTGTAAAAATCACATTCGATAATAATTTAGATATAGAGTTGGATTTTGATGATAAAGTGTGTATTTTTAGATCGGGAGAAAAATTAGATATAAAAGCTCAAGATTTAAAAGATGGAGATAGAATCGTTAGTGTCGGATCAGGAGATATTAGCAAAATGCTCGAACGGACAAAGGAATCCGTTTAAGGGTGACAATAACCTTTATAATATTTTGTATAAAACAACCTGTATGGTAAACGGAAAAGTATATGTTGGGGTTCATTCATCAAAAACAGTGGAAGATTCTTATATTGGTGGCGGAATCAAGACGGATTACTCCACCGGTTTAAAAGATTACAAGGACCCTTTATCAATGTCATTAGGTAATTGCGTGAGATTGTACGGGGTTGGTGCGTTTAAGAGAGTGAATTTGTTGTATTTTAATACCGTAGATGATGCATTGATTCAGGAAAAACGTGTAGTTGATCATCAGTGGGTGAGAGATCGACGAACACTAAATTTAAAAATTGGCGGTATTAAGCCGCCGAGACGAGTGGGTGAGAAAAATGGTAATTATGGGAATAAATGGTCCCAGGAAATGAAGGATCATATCTCAGTAATCCGAAAAGACCGGGGTGTTGCGAAAGGGAGTCTTAATCCGAATGCGAAACCGATTGTGATGATAAATATTTATACTTTAGAGGTACATAAATTTCTATCTGCTTATGACGCACAAAAAACATTATCACCGAGTGGTAATCATGATACATTACTTACTTTTCTTCAGAAAGGCAAGCTATTCGAAAGGAAATGGGTTCCTTTATATACGGAGGTGTATTTAAGAGAAACAGATATAAGGAGAAAGGTGATGTCTTTTATTGAAAAATCTAGATTTGTAAAACAGATAAAACAAAATTTGAAATGGAATATATAGTTAAATCAATTAAATTAGAAAAGCGGCAGCGAATCAAGCACGGTTCGCTGCCAGACTAAGGGACATCGATACTGATTTCGAGATGGCGAGAAGACTGGAAGTTAAAAGATACATGGAGGAGCGTTACGGTGCCGATCAAGTTTGCTCCGTGGGAACCTACACGACTCTTCAAGTCAAGGCCGCCGTCAAGGATCTATGTAGGTTGAAAGGTGTCCCCGTCGCAGAGGTAAACTCATTTACTTCTAAAATAGATGGTGTGAAGGATTTTGATGATTTATTCAGAATCGCCTGTCAGAAAAAAGATGTCGCGAATTTCATTAACAGAAACCCGGAGATCATCGAGATGGTCGGCTTGATACAGGGTCAACCCAAGGCGAAATCGATTCACGCGTGTGCCATGATGATCTACCCGGATGAAAAGGATATGTATCATTGGAATCCGATTCACCGGCAGGGTGATATGTTGATCAGTGAGTGGGAGGGTGGTGAACTTGACACCGCGGGTTTTTTGAAAGAGGATATTCTGGGAATCTTGCAGTTAAGTAAATTCGGTGATATATTGAAATTAATCAAAGATGATACTGGTGAAGAAATCAACCTCTATGAATTACCTCTTGATGATCCGAAAGTTTATTCGTATTTTCAAAGAGGGTGGAATGGCGATGTATTTCATTTCGGTGCGAAAGGATTAACCGGATATTGTAAGATGTTAAAGCCCGATAACATAACAGAGCTTGTAAACTGTATTGGGTTATATCGACCGGGGGTTATGGAGGGAAATTTCCATAACGAGTATATCCTTCGTAAAAAGGGTGAGAGGGAAGTATCATTTAGAAAAGGGGCGGGAGAAATACTTCAAAGTAGCCGGTATATCATGATATGGCAGGAGCAGACAATGAAAATGTTCCAAGTGTTAGGAGGGTTTAATCTTGTTGACGCGGATGGCGCACGCCGGGCGATTGGTAAGAAGAACGTGGAGAAACTTCAACCCTTCAGGGAAAGATTTTTGAAAAATTATATCGAGAATTTCGGTGTTGATCAAAAATACGCGGAAGAGACATGGAAGGAAATTGAGAATATGGCTGATTATCAGTTCAATAAATCCCACGCGGTCGCGTATGCAAACACAGGATATGCGTGCCAGTGGCTAAAAGTGAATTATCCGTTGGCTTTCTGGTCCGTTGCGTTCTCCTACGCTGATGATGATGATTTCCCCGTTTATCTACACGAGATAAATGAAATAGGAAATATCAAGGTGATCCCCCCTGATATTAATGAATCGACGGATAAGATCAAGACAGATTTCACTGATAAAAGTTTGGTGTGGTCAATCTCATCAGTGAAACAGGTCGGCGAGAAGGCACAAGCGGAGATCATGAAGGAAAGATCCGAGAACGGCCCCTACTTTGGTTTTGATGAATTTTTAGACCGTCATTCACAGAAAGGAAGTGCCGTTAATAAAAGTGTTATAGAAAATTTGATTTCATGTGGTGCTTTCGATAAGCTAGAATCAATATCAAACGTTATAGACAGGATAAAACTTATAAAACGATACAGAACCGTTAATAAGGTAAAAATCGATAAGGAAAAAGATGTGTTTGAGTTGAATCCCGATAAGGTGAAACTAGAGTGGTGGCATAATTTGAGGCAGAAGAAATTGTGTGGTTTGGCGTTTTTCAATTACTCAAAATTATACTTGGATTATTTCAAGGAGATGATTGGTGATTCGGAGTATCCTTTCAAAGATTTTTCGGAAATAGTGGACGATCCCTTGGAAACGAAAAGTTATAATTTAACGGCTGGGGGTTATGTGTATGAAATCGCAATAAAAACTGGACGAAAGGGTGATTACGCCATCATCACGCTTGAGCAGAATTACCAGTTTCGAACGGTTGTTTTCTGGTCCAATGAATATGAATCGTTCGAAAATATTTTGAAAAACTGCAAGGATACGATCCTGTTTATGAACGGTCGAACAAACTGGGACGAGAGAAATCAACAAATGGCTATTTACGCGAATGAAAACACGGAGGTGTTGATACTAACGTAACGGTTATTTTGGTTGTTGTGATTTGATTTTTGAATCGGTATCTTTAAACGACGTAAACGAAAATAAGATGAGATGAATACTGTTGTTCATATAGGAAATAGGCCTGTTGTGCTGATATCAGAAGATTCGGAAGATGAGATAGATATTGACACATTATGTAGGATCGATCATGGAAATTTGTATGGTGAGATAGTGACGGTTTCAGCATTGTTGAACAAGGTGGGGATCTGGAAGGCGGAAGCAGAGGCGCTATACAATAGGAGTAAATTGAAATGTGATATTTACGAGGCGAATTTTCGCAAGGATATCCGTATCGAAGCGAATAAAAATCAAGGAAAGTTTAAATTCGGTGATGATTATATCAAATTAACGGAGAAATCAGTTGATGAAGCTATCTATACTGACACTGAATTTCAGGCGTTGAAGGATGATATGATTGAGAATCAGAGAATGTTGAATATTTTGGATTCTTGGTTCTGGGCGATCAATGATAAAAGTAAGAAGTTAAGTTCGATAGTTCGACCCGTATCACCGGAGGAATTTTTATCCGAATTAGTTGAAGCAAAAGTAAACACATTTTTAATCAAGAAAGGATTATAGCATGGATTCATTAATAATTGAGAATATTGAGATCAAACCCTGCCCGGGTACCCTTGGTAGATATGACGTGTTCGAAATAAGAAGCGGCGAGAAAATCAAGGAATCATATTCGAAAGATTTAGCATACGGTGTCACTTTAGAAAGGGCGATATCTCTCGCAGTTGAGAGAGTGTCATTTGATACGGCTAGTGATTTAAGTTCATTGTTAAATAAATATCATTTATTGAAGGACGAATTTTTAAGTAGATTATCAGAGTTAAGTAAAAAGATTAATTAAACAATTTAAAACGTAAAGTTATGGCATTTGACAGAAGTAGATTTAAAGCATCAAGTTTTGAGACTATTCAGAAAGAGGAACAGAAACAGAAGGAAACGAATAAAACATTTTATCAAACCGATGGACGACGAGCTCCCTTTTACACAATCAGCGACGGACGAAATTGGCTCCGCGTGCTACCATCATCAGACCCGGAAACGGCGGCGTACGTCGCGATGCGTACAACGCAGTTACCCGTTTTAGATGACGAATGGGAAAACGGTGAGAAAACAGGGCGGAAAGTGATGAAGAATAAGAAAATTTTCATCGCAACAACCCACTGTGACGCGGTTAAGGAATCAGGCCTTCAGGATCCCGTCGAGTTCTACATCCAAAAGGTGTTTGAAAAAGCGGAAGATTTTCAGGATGAGAATGATAAGAAGAAATTCTTATTTCCGATACAGGGTGGTGGGTCAGGAAAGAATTGGAAACCTGGGTGTATCCCTCAATCAACCTGGGTCTGCTACGTGCAGGATGCAAAAAGGGATTTGTATCGTCTCGAATTGAGAACAAATTGGTTCAATTTATTGCACAAGAAATCAATCGAATTGGCGGAAGAGTGCAATAAAGTATCCTTGGATATGTTCTCATCACCTGATGATGGTTTCCCGTTGATTATTGTGAAAGGAACTAAAACACAGAACGGAAAGGAAAGAGTTTATTACGATGTTGAGGCAGGAAAACCCACAGTTGGGCAATCATGGGAAGATTTCTTTGAAAAATGTAAGATCTCCGATTCGGAATTAGAAAGATTGGCAGGTCAGCCATCCTTGAAAGAATTATACGTTGACTGTTACACAACTCGTGATTTGAATCTTGCGTTGGAGGGGTTGAAGAATCTCGAAGCGCAACACCCGGAGTTCGACGTGTTGAGTGATCCAGATTTTGAAGAACTTGTAAGTAAGTTATATGAAATCGTTCCGGAACCGAAACAAGTTGCCGAGGATGAGGTCGAGCAGGCATTTAAAAAAGAAGAATCGAATGAAGTGACACCACTGAAGATGAAAAAAATGCTTCGTGAGTATATAGCATCCAATTATTCCGACGAAGGGTATACCTTACCGAATTTATCGAAGGAAGATCTTGTTAAGTGGTATCAACTCGCGATGGAGGGGGAAGAATTACCGTTCGATGAAATAGAGGGGGATGAACCCGGAGTCATGGATGAAGCGCCCAATACATCGCCGGTAACCGAAAAAAGAGAGGTAAAACAGGAAGATACAGGTGTTAAGGTTCACGATCCGAAAGACGTGAAAGCTTCTTTGAGAAACATTCTTAATCGAAAAAAATAAGAAAGGGGTAACACCCTTTCTTTTATCAATATGAAATATGGATAAGGATAGAGTCATAGGTGTCATCTCAACGGATTGGCACCTACAACAATCTAATATAGCTATCGTGAAAGATCTTATCGATCAGCAGATTAAGCTTGCACAACAACACGATTGCAAGACATTACTCTGTTTGGGAGATGTGTTCGATAGCAGGATTTCACAGAGAGAGGAGGTTTTAAATGCGTTCACGGCAATACTTGACATGATCAGGGAGAATCACATGGGTCTGGGTTGTATCCCTGGAAACCATGATAAGACTGATTATAAAAGTGATAGTAGTTTTTTGGATCCGTTTTATCATCACCCGGCATTTCACCTTCACAGAACCGAGGAATTAATATCAATTCAAAATCTAACGGTAGGTGTTATGCCGTTTTATGACACTGAAATGTGGTTGGAGAGGTATGAGAAGTTGAGAGCAAGGATCTCCGAGAATGGTATCGCGGCATCAGCACCCAAGGTATTGTTGAGTCATACCGCGTTAACGGGAAGTGTCAATAATGATGGCTCAAAAGTTATAAGCAAGATCACACCTAAGTTATTGAAAGAAACCTTCACGAGGGTTTATCTCGGACATTATCACAACGCCCAGGAAGTATCACAGGGAATATATCACCTATCTTCGATAAGGCAGAATAATTTCGGCGAGGATCCGGAAAAAGGCTTTTGGTTGCTACATGATGACGGGGAAGTGTTGTTTGAGAAAGCACGGTTCAGGGAATACCGTTCATTCAAGATTGACCTAGATAACATATCGAAATCAGAACTAGTTAAACTCGCGGAAGAGCAAGACACATCGAATTCAAACGTAAAAATTGAATTTATCGGATCTGAAAGTAAGCTTAAATCACTTGCCGATGAAATTTTCACGGAGAGGGGTATTATTGTGAAGAAACGGAGAAAGGATATAGAGTGCGATGTTGTTCCCGTTAACGGAGAAGAAAACAATCCGGTGTCGAGAGCAAGTATGAAGGATGTGTTTAAAAAATTCTGCGACGAGAAAAAATACGATTTTAACGCGGGATATAATTTCCTGAAAAAATACGTTGAGTGATGGATTTAAAAAGTATGATTGCCGGAATTGAGAAAGAATTCGGTAAGGAAGCAATATGTGGTAGTTACATAGATGTTGAGAGAGTGTCATCTGGTTCGTTAATCCTAGATAGAGCTCTGGGTGGGGGTTACGGACTGGGTAGGCTGGTTGAAATATTCGGACATGAAAGTAGCGGTAAGACCAGTCTAGCCATTCACGCGTGCAGGGAAGTGCAGGATATGGGTCGCTCAGCAGGTTACATCGACACCGAGCAGGCGATGGATCCTGATTATATGAGAGCTCTGGGGGTCGATTTGAGCCCGGAAAAGTTTGTGTTAAGTCAGGCAGACTCGGCAGAGATGGCCCTTTCCATCATGAGGAGGATGTTGGATTGCCCGGATATTGGTATAATTATTCTCGACTCCATCGCCGCGCTGGTACCCAAAGCGAGGATAGATGGTGAGGTCGGTGACGCGGTAATCGCATTAGTTGCCCGGTTGATGAGCGCCGAGTTACCCCTTATAGCGCAGAAGGCAAAGAAGAATAAGACGTTGGTTATATTCATAAATCAATACCGAAGTAATATCGGATTTATGGGTGCGGCGAACACAACACCCGGAGGAAACGCGATGAAATTTTACGCATCCCAGCGTATTGAGATTTGCAGGATGGGTAATAAAAAAGAGGGCGATGATGTCACGGCTATCCGGAGTAAGGTCACCGTTAAGAAAAATAAAATAGCACCACCGTTTAAGCAGGCGGAGATTTCAATCGCTTTCGGTAAGGGAATCGATATCATGCAAGAAATATTAGATTTATCGATCGAGCAGGGTATTATCAAGAAGAACGGAAGTTGGTTCTCCTATAATGGAACGAGTCTGGGTCAAGGAGAGGTGAATGTTAAAACAGTACTATCCGACAACCCGGAATTATTGGAGGAAATACGTAAACAGATAAAATTGGATTAACATGCAACCGATAAAATTAAAGTTAACGAATTTTCTTTCGTTCAAGGAACTTGAGTATGATTTCGAGGAAGGACCGGTGCTTCTGGTTGGTGAGAATAGATCCGATGAGGGTCAGGAGAGTAATGGAAGTGGGAAGACCGCTATTCAGTCCGCGATAGAGAAGTGTTGGTTGGATTACACTTCTAGAAAGAATGTCCGAGACATCGATTTAATTAGAAGGGGCCAGAAGGAATCGGTTATCGAATCATGGATTTATTGCCCGGTAAGGGATCAAGTTCTCCATATCAAAAGGGTTTTGACGAGAAAGGGTAACAAACTTGAACTCTATATCAATGATGAACCCATTCAATTCGCGACAGTGAATGATGGGAATAATCGAATTATCGAATGGATCGGTATCACAAAGGAGGATCTGAGTAATTATTATATAGTGAACAAAGAGCGTTTCGCATCTTTCTTCTCATCATCAAATTCACAGAAACTTCAATTGATGGCCCGATTTAGTAACGTAGGTTTTCTTGATGATATTGATAATGATATCAAAGTTGGGATATCAACGAAAGAACATGAAAGGTCAAGTATTCTTGAAAAAAAATCATTTATTCAAGGAAAAATTTCGGTTTTCGAGGAACGGATTAATGAATGTTCCCTTGAGAAGTTTGAGAAAGCGAAAGAGGAGGCGATATCAAAGTACAGGGATGAGATAGATAATTATGAAAATTCAATCGAATCGAGTAAAAATACGATCAACCATCTTTCGACTGAAAACGAGAATATTAAGAGGGAGCTGGTATCCGTTAATAAGAAATTAAAGGAATACACGGACTCGCTCTCACGAAAAGTTGATGAACATTCATTGATAAACAAAAAAATTAGTGATATCGAAGCGGGTTTGAAGGGTTATCGCGAGAGGGAGATTGAATTGAATTCGGCGGTAAAGGACGCGGTTGACACTGAACGTGAAATTGAAATGGCACTTGGTGAGATAAACAAGAAACTCGCGGGTATTATTACCTGCCCCAAGTGCGGCCATAGATTCCTCGTTGATGAGGATTCGGATGTTGACGAAGAGGAATCGAAGAAGGTGGAAATTCTTTCATTGAAAAAAGAGATTGGAAAATCCATCCAATCGTTAAGGAACGATTTATCGCGATTGGAGGACGAAAGCCGCGAATCAACGAACTCATTAAAATCGGAGAGGGAGATTGAGATATCTTTTTCCCGTGAATTATCGTCTTTAAGGAAAAATATTATCCAAATTGAAGAAGACATCGATAAAAATCAATCGATGATTGAAAACAATAATAGACGTATTAAATTGGAGGAAAAAAGTATACTCGATAGTAAGAACGAGATAACGAAATGGGAAGAATGTATTAAAAAAATGGGTGAGAAAGATCCGGGTGATTCGTGGGAGGAGGAGATAACGAGAAGAAGGACGGATTTATACGAAGCCCAGGTGACGCTAAAAGATATCAACGACCTTTTAAAAGAAGTTGAGTCGGAGATTGAAAATATGAGGGTTTGGCTCATTCAATACAAGGAATTCAGAATGTACCTTGCGAATATCAGCATCAAAGAGATACAATATAATTGTAATGAGATGTTGAAGGATATGGGATCCGATTTACGGGTTAGTATTGACGGTTTTAAAAGAAAAGCTGATGGTACAATTAAGGAGGAGATTACACCGACAATCATAAGGGATGAGGCCCTGTCGTTCAATTCTTTTTCGGGAGGTGAGAGGGGTAGATTGGAATACGCGATGATACTTGCGCAACAGAAAATGATCAATAATTCAAGTAAACATAACGGTTTGAATTTTTTGTTCACGGATGAGATAGCGGAAGGAATCGATGCGTTGGGTTTAAAATCCCTCGTGAAATCATTGAATCAATTTTCATTTCCCATGATGATAACGACTCACGTTGTGAACCAAGCAGTTGGAAGTAAAGTTTTGAAGGTTATCAAGGAAAACGACATAAGTAGGATAGAATAATGAAAGAGAAAGTTTATATTGGAATTGATCCCGGAAAAGCGGGTTTTATATGTATCTTGCCACCGTATGAAGAGATTGAATTCATACCGATTCAAAAAGATCCGAAAGCGGAATTCGATCTGTGGCACATTAGGGGTGTTATTGAGGGTATATTCACTCGGTTTGAGGGTATGGATATTATCGTTGGTATTGAATCAGTTCATGCATTATTCGGTGCGTCGGCGGGTAGTACGTTTAACTTCGGTTATATAACCGGGGTGCTGAACGGTCTCGTCGCGGCAAAAGGCATCACCATTGTTAACCCACAGCCGAAGGAATGGCAAAAGGTTATGTGGGAGGGTGTGGGTTTGATTAAGAAGAAATCATCGTCCGGGAAGACCGAGGTAACTGATACGAAGGCAACCTCTATCAAGGCCTGTAAGAAGTTATTCCCCACCGTTGATCTTAGAAGGACTGAAAGATCAACGAAGATGGATGATAATAAATGTGATAGCTTGCTCATCGCGATGTACTTAAAACGTAAAAACTTTTGATATGGCGACGAAATTTTATTGTCGAAATGAGAAATGCGACAAGTACAATGAAGAAATTCATTTTAATTCGGTCAGTTACGTGATTCGGGATGGACATCTCACACCAAAGGAGCGGCTTGTTTGCGATCATTGTAACCAAGAAGTTGAGATGGTGAATGTGAAAAATGAAGGAGGTGCGGGGTTTAATCTCGCACGGTTCGATTCTCTCTCCAATGATGATAAAAAGAGATGGATAATGGAGAGAAATAAAAAGGTTCGAAAACACGATGCCGAGATGAAGCGATTCTATGAAAAGAAGATTCTCGGTACAAATTTGGATTAATATGGCGGAGTTATTAACAAGTAATGTCTGGGAAATTTGTTTGGGTGTTGTCAAACATCAAGGAGTTCAGCTCATGGTCCTTGAGAATTTCGGGGAGTTGAGTTTCTGGATCGTTGACAGTTTTTCAACAAAAGGTATCGGTCAAAGCTACAATGAGTTGACCGGGAAAGATGTCACACAGTATTTATCTCATCAAGCGTTTTATTCACCGAGTGGAAAATCCTTGTTGGAGCAGGCGCAGGGGGTGAAACGGGTAACAATGAAGTTTGGGCACGATAATTATATCTGGGTCTTAAATGTTGAGTAACCATGCGAGGAGGAATTTTCCTCCTCTTTTTACATGAACTTTTTCCTGATTTTTGTTGGAGAATAGATAAACATTGTGTATCTTTATGGTGTTGAAAGATAAGAACAAGATTCAATAAATACGATTGTGAGTAAAATAATTAGAATGGAAAGGGTTACCTCATGGGGGAGGGCTCTTAATGCAGCGAGAAGAACGGTTGGCAAACGACCTTTAGACAGGGAGCCTTCAAAATCATGGGAAGCGAAAATGCTACTGGCAGAGCATAGCCCGATTCGGTTGGTTGAATTCGAATGGACGTGGCAGGATATAAAACAATGGATCACTGTTCATCTAGTGAGACATCATGAGGGATGTGAGAAATTTATTCATTCCCAGAGAGAGGATCGGAGGAATTTGATTGTACCCCGGGATAAACTCGAACAAGGTTCACTGAATGACATGGATATGACTGCTAACGCACAAGCGTTAATAAATATATCGAAGGTTCGTCTCTGCATGAAGGCATCGAAAGAAACGAGAAGGGCGTGGCGTCAGGTTATAGACGCGGTGAGGGAGATAGATCCTGTGATGGCGGATAAGTGCGTACCGTCCTGTGTATACAGAGGTTTTTGCCCGGAGATGGAGGGGTGCGGGTATGATAAAACGAATGAATTCCAAGAAGTGTTGAAACAATATAGAAAAACTGATTATGAGAACTGATGTTGAGATTTTAGTTGAAAAAATACTGAACGCGAATAATTTATACAGAAAGGGGTCTCCCATTATGACGGACGCGGAGTACGATTCATTGATCGACGACTTACGGGAGATAGAACCCGACCATATGCTGTTGAGGAGAAGCGTTATCGAGTCGGTAAAAGGTAAGGATCGAGTGAGTAAACTCCCTCTACCGATGTTTAGCTTGGAAAAAGTTAAAACGATGGATGAGGTTATCTCGTGGTTAAAGTGGTTAAAAACGTTCCCCGGGGAAACAAAATTGGTTTTGACACCTAAATATGACGGCATTTCCCTCCTCACGGAGACGGATCTTTACGGGAAGGCTTGGACAAGAGGTGATGGTGATGAAGGTCAGGAGAGTTCGGAAAGGTTCAAACTTTTATGGTACAGGCGCCGTGGTATGATCCATTTGAGAGAGATTGGCGCGCATTACTGTTGGGGAGAGGCTATCATGAGAAAGGATGAATTCAAACCGTATCTTGAAAGTGGCGAGTACAAAACGGCTCGAAACATGGTTGCCGGTCAGTTTAACGGTGATAAATGGCGAGCTGATATTATGACAAAAATTGACTACGTTATTTACGGTTGTGATCTTGATCTCGATAAATCGATCCAGATGGCCGAACTGAAACAACTCAGTGATATCAAGTACGAGGTTACCACTGTTCATGAAATATTGGATAATCCCGATATCTTCCAGCAGCTATACGACGAGTGGGGCGATGTTTATAACATTGACGGTATCGTCATGGAGATTAGTTCCGTCGATCTTAGAAAGGAGTTGGGAAGATTGCCAAATGGAAACCCACGATATGCCGTGGCAGTGAAATTTCCTGAATGGAATGATAGTAAGCTAACGAAGGTAACAGGTATCACGTGGAAGATCAGCAAGGACGGTCTCTCAAAACCGGTGATTAACATAGAACCCGTTGAGCTGGCCGGTGCGACTGTGACAAATGTTACAGGACATAACGCGGCGTATATCGTGGATAATTGTATTTGCGAGGGAGCGAACATCAAGGTTAGGAGATCCGGCGATGTCATACCGAAACACGATAGGACAGTAATGTATAACGCACCGGATTATGAAAAGATGCGTGATGATATGATTATATGTCCGAGTTGCGGGAGACCGTTACGCTGGGATAAGAACCTCGTCGAACTTGTTTGTGTTAACCGTGATTGCAAGGAAAAGATCATCGCGAGAAACCTGTTTTTCTTTGTCACGATGGGTATCGAGGAGATAGGTGAACCAACGGTTAAGAAATTATACGAAAACGGTTATAAAACGATCAGGGACATATTATCAATGTCAAAAGAGGCTTGGACTAAGATAGAGGGACTTGGCGTGGCGAATTATGATAAGATCTTTTTACAGATAGAGAAGATCGGGTTGTTCACCGAGATACCCCTCGCGAGACTTTTAACCGCGTGTAACGTTTTCGGTGGCGCGTTCGGTGAGAAAACATGCCAGTTAATTTTCGATAACATTGATGATGTTGAGTTTGATGAGATATGGAGGAAGATGCCTTCCCCGGAACATCGCCGGTTCGACCTTGAAAACCGTCTACGGGAAATCAAAGGGATCGGTGCCATTGTGGCATCAAAATTTCTATCAAGCATGATTGAACTAGACAAGGACATGATACCCTTGGATAAATTTAAAACGTATATTCGAAAAAAGAGAACTGCGTGCCAGGGTAAATCTTACTCAATATGTTTTTCTGGTGTGAGAGATAAATCGCTTGAAAGTGAATTAGAGGGGAGGGGTCATAAAATAGTATCGGGGGTTAGTAAAAACACGGATATTCTGATCGTCAAGGATGTGAACGGGAATTCCTCAAAGATTAATAAAGCGAAGGAACTCGGTGTTGACATTTTATCGATTGATGACAAGGAGGGTATTTTATTGAAAATTAACGGGTAGTTATGCGGTATTTTTATTTGGAGAAGACATATATCTATGTGGGTTTCAAATATGACCCATCACTTGTATCCATGCTCAAGCAAATCGGTGGTTTCTTCTATAATCCCCAAACGAAGGAATGGTACCGTGAGATCTCGTTGGATAAGGGTAAACTGATAGAACGATTCCTTGAACAGAATGATTTTGTAAACAAGAGACCTCAACCTTCATTGGATAATCTCACTCTCCCAGAATACGAGGAGATTATTTCGTTGGAAAATATAAAGGAATTGATAAATGATCTCCATCTGAAAAGAAATTTACGTGATTATCAGATTGAATGTATTCATTACCTTGCAAATCACCCTAACGCTATAAACGGGTGTTCACCGGGATTGGGAAAAACGGGTGTGTCAATCGTTTTAGTTGAAGCACTTCAATTATTTCCATGTCTCGTCGTAACTCCCGCGTCGGTAAAGTATGGGTGGAAGGCTGAGTGGCAGAAATGGGTTGATATGAGAAAGAGAAAAGTTCAAGTACTTGAAAGCAAGGACAAATGGAAACCTCACCAAGATGTTTACGTTCTAAATTATGACATATTGTATAAGAAGGATAAGGAAAATGGTATTCAAATTAGATTCCCCGAATTATTGGAAATGGAGTGGGAATCAATGTTCTTGGATGAAGCGCATATGTGTAAAAACAAAAAGAGCCTCCGAAGTGAATGGGTTAGGAAAGTGGCGAAGAAATCACAGTTCATTTACCCCCTAACGGGTACGTTGGTTATGAACAGACCCGCAGAATTGATTAATATACTCGAATTAACGGGGTGGTTCAAGGAACTGTTTAATGATTGGACTTCTTTTGTTTATAGATATTGCAATGGGAAGAAAAGGTGTGTGAGGGGTCAATCCTACGGCTGGGATATCTCTTGTGCGAGCAACACGTTGGAATTAAATAAAATCATATCGAATTCATGTTATTTTAGAAAAGAGAAGAGAGATGTTCTTACAGAGCTACCTCCGTTGATTGAGAATGTCATTCCAGTTCATATCAGTAATATGAAAGAGTATAAAAAGGCGGAGAGTGGCCTGATCGATTATCTGAGTAAAATTGATATTGAACGCGCCGAGAAGGCGGAGAATGCACCTCATCTTGTGAAGTTAAGCACGTTGAAAGAATTGTCTTTGAAGGGAAAGATGAAGGATATAGAAGTGTTTCTTAATGAGTGGAAAGAGATTTCGGAAGAAAAGCTATTGATATTCGGTGTTAGGAGGGAGCCTTTGAAAAAACTTGCCGAGAAGTATCGAAGTCCGATTATTCAGGGTGGTATGACTGCGAAAGATAAATTTGACACTGTTCAAACTTACAGAACGAGTTGCGAACAGTTTTTATTCGCGAATATAGACGCGGTGGGAACAGGTGTCGATGGATTGCAGGATTGTTGCAGTAACCTCGTGTATATAGAATTGCCGGATAAGTTCACAACATTGGATCAGACAAATTCCCGATTGGAGAGAATGGGTCAGAAAAATAACATAAATGTGTTTTACCTTCTCTGCCCGGATACCATCGACACGTACATGGCGGAACTGGTTGAAGGTAAGAAAAAAGTCACGGATGCCATAAATAAGGGGGTTGACGTTGATGTCAGTGAGATGGATATTAATTTCATGGTGATGAAAAGATTGAAAGATTCGGGGAAATAATCTCTGTTTTTGTTGATAATTTGATACACTTTGTGTATCTTTAGAGTGTTGAAATAATAAAAGAACTAAAGGTAAGAGGACATGAGAACAGTTTTTCGAATTTATGAACTAAAAAGCGCTTTCGATCTGGGTATCGAAATAGATAGATACACCAATTACATGGTAATGTGTAAGGTTGGGTATGATTATGAAACCTACGAGGCAGCGGAGGAAGAGATATCCAAGTTGCTAGACGAGGCAAACTGGGAACCTGAATACTGTATTAAAAAGTATACATTAAATAATATTATGAAACTTGATAAATATAAACAGGCGATCGCAGATGAGTACTTACGATCGAATAAAAATATTTTTGTTAATGCAAGTGCGGGTGCAGGTAAGACTTCATTACTCCTTCACCTCCTAAATATCACGCCCTCCTACAAGGATTGCTTGTTTTTGGCATTCAATAGGAGTATTGTTGAAGAATTAGAGAGAAAATGCTTGGGAAGGGCCGAGGTTAAAACGATACACAGTAAAGCGTATTCGACGTTATTGAAAAACAAAAAGTGTACGTTTAAACTTTCAAAATGGAGGGATTATTCGATTTGCAAAAAATATCTTTCACCCACATGGAGTATCGATCCAAAATATGAGAATTCTAGGATTATGAACATATCGAGGATCTACCAATTCATGAGAATGAATCTGATAGATATTGATGATTTCGAGACGTTGGAAAGTGTTTGTGCGAGATGGGATGTTGACTTTGACCCCTCCTATTACAAGGATATGAGAAAATTCATTGAAGCGATTGACGAGGAAACGAATCATTTAAGGGTTAATAAGTTAGATATTGACTTCACGGACCAACTATACCTAGCGTACAAGTATGTTCCCGCGGAATTATACCCGAAATACGATGTTATTTTCTGTGACGAGGCGCAAGATCTGAATGTCTTGCAGAGAGAGTTGATATTGAGAATGCTCAAAGAAAACGGGCGGTTAATCACTGTAGGCGACGAAATGCAGGCGATTTATGGGTTTCAAGGTTGTTCAGTTGATTCATTCAAAGCGTTTGAAATGAGACCGAACACAATCTCATTACCCTTGAATTTAACGTATAGATGTGCCAAACGTATAGTCGATGTTGCCCGGAAATATTCGCCGGATATAGAAGCGAAGGATGATGCTAACGAAGGTGAGGTGAGAGAGGGGTCGTTGGACGAAGTTCGTAACGGCGATTATATAATATGCAGGAATAATCTTCCCTTGGTTGAAACTTTCATCAAATTACTGGGTGAGGGGAAGAAATCAGTGATACTCGGAAAAGATTACGGTGAGAGCATCCTTTTGCTTTTAAATCGTGTCGAATCAGAGAGAGGTCTTTTGGAATTGTTGCGGGAAAAGAAAGATGAACTCATTGAACGGGGTATCAAAAACTTTTCGGTGAATGAATCCTATGTTGTCCTTCTTGAAAAGGTTCAGATATTATTACTTCTTAATAGAAGATACGGGTCTTTTCAGGAGGTCAAAAAAGTCTTAACCGATATTTTCGGTGATGAATCGAAGGATAAGATTCTCCTGTCAACGATTCATAAGAGCAAGGGGTTAGAGGCTGACAGGGTATTTATTTTGGGCTTTCATGAATTGATCCCGAGTAAATACGCCACAACCGAACTCGCACTTTACGGAGAAAGATGTCTCCAATTTGTAGCGGTTACACGGGCGAAGAATACATTAATTTTTTTACCATATAAAGAGAAAAATGAAAAAACCGAAATTGTACATTGAGACGGGTGTTAAACGCGCGATAACATTGGTTTGTGCCAATAAAATACCTGTCTTGGAACCTTATTTACCTGATTTAAAGAAACTTCAAAATCATATGATTTATGAGAGAAGGGCGTGCGAATTGGATAAAAATAGGAAGCCAAAACCCTTGGTTATCGTGTTAGAAAATGGTATCTTTAATTCTGTTTTGCGAGAACTGGCACGCAAGGGCGGGCGGGTTAAATCACTCGATTATATCAATTTAATAGTTCAATCGGGTAACCTACCGATCTGTCGTGTCGTACCTCGTGACGAGAATGAGATATAGTTTTTAACATTTGATATATGGAGAATATTGTAAACAGTAGAAAAGAGATCGGAGACTACATCTTTGTCAGTAAATACGCGAGAACCGTTCACGGTAAAAAAGAAACGTGGGATCAGAGTATCGATCGCGTGATGGAAATGCATTGGAGGCATTTGGCAGATGATATGACCATTTCGGATTCATCTCTCGATGATTTATCAAAAGAAATGAGTTTCGCTGAGAAACTTTACAGGAATCAAGTTATTCTTGGCGCGCAACGAGCGCTTCAATACGGTGGTAACACACTATTGAAACACCACGCTCGAAATTATAACTGTGCCGGTTCATACGCGAACAGAATTTCATTTTTTCAAGAATTGATGTATCTCCTGTTGTGCGGTAGCGGAACGGGGTATTCCGTTCAAAAAGTTCACGTCAATCAACTCCCTAAAATGAAGGGCGTTGATATGTCAAAACAAACCACTTATGTGATAGATGATTCGATCGAGGGATGGTCCCATGCTGTTAACGCGTTAATCGAATCACATTATTTCGGACTACCGGAAGTAGTTTTCGATTCATCGAGAGTGAGGCCGAAGGGTGCGTTTATTACCGGTGGATTTAGAGCGCCCGGTCCGGAACCGTTAATGAAATGTCTAAGTAAGATGGGTAAGGTTCTCGGAAAGATAAGGGGGAGAAAGGCGACACCGTTCGAGGTTCACAGACTAGCCTGTTTGATCGCCGATGCTGTCATTTCGGGGGGTATCCGCCGGTCTGCCCTGCTCTGTCAGTTTGATGCCGACGACAGGGAAATGTTAACCTGTAAAACAGGTGGTTGGTTCAGTGAATTCCCGGAACTTGCAAGGGCGAATAACAGTGCCATCATATTACCCTCAACCCCGAAAGAGGTTTATGAGAACATCTTCTCATCAATTAAGCAATTCGGTGAACCGGGGATCATCTTTTCATTTCACCCGGATATTGTGTATAATCCATGTGTGGAAGTATCCGGTTACCCACAAATAGAAATCAATGGTGAGATCCAGTACGGGTGGTTTTTCTGTAACCTAACCGAGATTAACGGATCAAAGATAAAAACGAAGGAGGAATTTTTTGACGCATGCCGGGGAGCTTCCGTGCTGGGAACGATTCAGGCATCATACACATCATTTAAGGTTTTAACCAAGGCATCCCGGCTGATCGCGGAAAGAGATGCCCTTATAGGGGTCGGTATAACGGGTATGTGTGAGAACCCCGAAATTCTTTTCAATCCCGAAATTCAAGACGAAGGTGCGAGATTGGTTCAAAAAACGAATGTCAAAATGTCCCGTATAATCGGTATCAACCCGGCCGCACGATGCACGGTGGTTAAACCGTCAGGGAATTCAAGCCAACTACTCGGTTGTACAAGCTCAGGAATACATAAATTTCCGTTTAAAAGATTCATCCGAAATATTCAAGCCGCCAATACCGAACAGGCGTTGAGATATGTCAAAGAGATCAATCCGATGATGGTTAAACCGTCAGTGTATGACAAGGAAGTTGAAAGTGTCATTTCATTTCCCGTTGAACTCGATGATAACGTGTTAACGTCCGAGTATTCATCAGCCGTCGATTTCCTTGAAATGGTTAAGATGACAAAAGCGCATTGGATTGAGAACGGAACGAATTTTGACCATCAGTTTTACAAGAAACATCCGAAATTCGCGAAGATGAGGATGAATGTATCCAACACTTGCATGGTTAAGGATGATGAATGGGATGAGGTGAAAGAATACGTGTGGAATAACAGAGATGTGTTTTCAGGTATAAGTTTTCTTCCTAAAGGAGGTGACCTTTTATACCCGCAAGCTCCCTATACCAGCGTTTTGGATGAAAAAGAGTTAGCTGAAAGATACGGTGCGGGTGCGATACTTGCCGGTGGTTTGATCGTTGATGGGTTGGCTGTGTTTAACGATGATCTCTGGCTGGCTTGTGATGTCGCGATGGGTAGGAACACACATCACCTAACCCTCACGGATCAGGATATAACCAATTTCATCCTCTCCCATTTGAAGAATGGGAAGTTACTTGTCGAAGTGAACGGAGTGATGATTAGTGATGTTAACGCGATATCCTCTCACCTACAATCCCTCGTGGATAAGAAAATTGATTGGGTCCGCAGGTTCAAGAAATTCGCCGGGAAATACCTGGGAGGGGATCTCACGAAGACCGAGTTCTGCTTGAAACATGTTTCATTATTCCATCGTTGGCAGAAGTTGAAGGATATGAAACATATCGATTGGTCCTTGATAACGGACTGGGACGAAGAATGGGTTGACGCGGGATCGACCGTCGCGCAAGCGTGTTCGGGGGGTTCCTGTGAATTGAAATGATTTTCAGCTTTCATATATTTTAATTTTTTAGTTTAATATCGAGGAGGAATTTTCCTCCTCTTTTTTATCTTTTTACATGAACTTTTTCCTGATTTTTGTTGGAGAATAGATAAACATTGTGTATCTTTATGGTGTTGAAAGATAAGAACAAACGAACTAAAAACAAGAAGATATGAAAACGAACGCTGAAAGAAAAAACGAGATAATTTCAAAGTTAAGAAGCTTAGCTGAATTGAAGGAAGAAAGAGAACATATTGATTTCGAATTGGAGAAGGCAGTCACCATGAATGATAACGATCGGTATTATGAAGCCGTTTCGGCAAGGGTTGATCAGGATAGCAAGATCAACCGTTTGAAAGGGGTTATTAAAAGAATGATCAAAAAATTGATGAACGATATTTACGGTTCATGGTCATGGGTTGATGAAAATGATTTCGTTGAGATAGTTTCAAATTTCAAGAGATTCGCTTGATATGGGCGAATCTCACAACAAAATCTAAAAGTTATGAGACAGTTACAGAAAATTGATTATTCACATTTCGTGATTCCGTTGGTTAAAGATCCAACAGAGATCCATGTGTTAAGTGTTAGTTCTGATAAATGTTCACCAGTGAAGTCGAGGGGTGGTATGAAGGATCATTTAATCAGAACGTGGCTATTCACGCGTTCTTTACTTGAGGAAGCTACCCGTATATTGAATCTATGTGTAAAAGGTAGCCGGCGTGAATTAGAGGAAAGATTGAAGGAAAGATCATATCGGGAGCTAAAGAGCGTTATATCTGGAATGTATTCAAAAACAAATTTTACGAAAGATGGAAAACAAAGAAACTTGTAAGGATGAGCAGGGTTTGGTACCCAATGATTTTAGAAGTGGGAGAGAAAGACGTCGTGAAAGGAGGAAACAAGAAAGAAAAGCTAGATGGTTGGAATGCCAGAAATTAGAGCCTTTCTATTTCGGTAAGTTGGGTAAATCAAGGAGATCAGCCGTTCTTGGAAAGAAAAGGATTATAGGAGTTGATTCCGCAAAGTCAGGGAAATGATTACACGTTTGAATTAACGCAAATAATTGATCAATCATGGCTAATTTATTGAGATCGCTGGGTGTATTTATGCTGATGTCAGCTTGCGAAGCCCAAAGAAATTATTTTGATATCACAAAACCTATGTTTAATGATACCAAGGTTAATTACAAGGGAAATCAAAGCAGTGAAATTAAAGCTGGGAAGAACATCAAACCCTATATGGGTAAGAAGAAAATGAGTAAAAAACAACGTAAAATCATGAAAAATGGACGTTAAAGATATTAATCTGAATGAATACGAAGTTGATGAGTGTTTGGATAACGGTAATATCGTGCTGAGAAAGAAGAAAAGCAAATTCCCAACATGGGAAGATCTAGGGAATATTTCGGGTGTATTTATTGGGGCAGGATCAGAATTTTTTGAAGATTCTTGCATACCTACATCTAATAACAATAGAAATGTATTCCTTACCGAAAAACACGCAAAATCAGCGTTGGCAATGGCTCAGATCTCTCAATTAATTCCATATTACGGGGAGAGATCACAAATGATGAATGGAAGGATAGTTCTATCAGAAAATATATTATTTTTAGAAAGATGAGCTATGTTGGGAGGTGTGAAGCTTATTCTAATTATGAATTCCTAGCTTTTCACACTGCGGAACAAAGAGATGAATTCTTGAAGAATAATGAACAATTAGTTAAGGATTATCTAATGATTGAGTGATATGAAAAAATACGAATCAAAAATAGAGGTGGTGGCAACGGAGATAACCGCCGGTGAATATTCCAAGAAAATCGGTTATGAAATCCTGAACTCGGACGGTGTACCTCGCGACAAGGACGAACCGGGTTACCGAATTAAAGGACCGGGTTTCGTGAAATGGATGCCGGAGGAGGATTTCGAAGATGAATTCCGGTGTGTTGAAACTTGGAAAGACAGGTTGGTTATTGAACGAGATGAATTGTTAGTCAGAGTGACCAAGTTAAGGGATTTCATCAACTCTAAAACGTTCAATCACGTTAGTGGTAAACAGGAATACCTTCTACGTGAACAATTACATCACATGCAGTGTTATTTGGATATTTTGGATGACCGTCTAGCCAAGTGAGGTAATATATGGCTTAGGCCGATTCCAAACACTAAATTAAATAGCCATGATAAAAAGGACCGTGTACCCCCGTTTAGCACCGGACGACATACGTAGAGCTTCTAGTTATAGTATCCACGTGGAGAAAATAACCGACAAGTATGACGAGTGGTTCCCGTTCTCTGATCTTGAAGAGTTCTTGGATGACATATTTGATAGTACCGTGGATTGGTCGAACATTGACGATCTAGGCTTTCTGGTAATCTCGTTCAGGGGGCCAATAAATCTTACCAAGGAGAAGAAAAAGTTGATTTGTGATTTCATAAATACATTTAACGATGAATAAGAGAAAAGCCAAATCAATAGCTTACAATTATTTTGCCAGTCTCGTTGACGAGATGGTTAATAATTGCGATTGGAGCGTGTATTCTACCGATGACGCACAATTGATCATACATTACATAGATGAGATCGGGATGTCAATGAGAGAAAAGGCAAAGAAATTAGAAGCACCACTCAAAGAGAAGTTAAAATAAAGAACATTTTCCTAAAGGTTTTATCGAATATTAAAGGATGCTAATTATGACAGTATATGATAGAATAAAAGAATTGGGAGTATTCGAGGGTTGGTCTCCAATATTCGGTCGATGTATTGTTTATCTTGATGAAGTATACGGTAAAATAATCATCAGTGACAGCCATGATAGAATGGTGTTAAATAAGGATGGCGCGTACAACACCAACGGAGAATGTTTGATATTTCCATCCAAGGATAACAGGGATTGGAGTTCACTTAAATTAAAATAATCTGAATCATGGAATTACAAGAAATAGTGAATAGGAGCATATCAGAAAAATATATTTATCCGGATGTATTTACTGATGATTGCGGACTCGATTCCGTCATCCCCGGAGAGTCCCTTCATGCGATTCCCTCTTGGGGATGGAGACCTTCCAACATGATAAGGAGGGTTACGTTACGCATAAGCACATTCCGGGGAATAAGCTGCAACGCTATACATTATTACGGGGTATTGGATATCCAGGGCGTTTACATGGAAGTGGACGGGGAGCCCGGACATTCCCGGTCATCGTATGTTTGGGAAAGAGATTTTCCTCTATCTGGTGATTCCTATACTCTTAAACTTATGCGTCCTGTCACGAAAGAAGATAAGGAGACGGATAAGAAAGCACGTTGCGAAGCTGATGTTCGTTTTAGATATCAGGAAGTGGGAGACTTAACAGAACGGTTTAATTCCATCGATGAATTAATTGAATTTGCAAAGGTTGTCTTTAAAAATAGGTTTATTGGTAAATGGGAACTTTATGTGGAATCACCTTTTGATAAGTATAAAGGAAAAATTTCAGTTTAACTCAGTAAAAACGATATGAACCATGGAAGAATATAAAGTAGGCGAAGTGTGCGATAACAGCGAGGAGGATTCGTGAAAATTCGACGGATTATTGGGGGAGTTAGTGTAAAAAGTGTATCTTTACTTATTAAATCAGAATAACCATCATATGGAGATACAAGAATTAAGAGAGACGATTAGGGAGAACCTCCCTGATTACATAAAAGGTCAGAAGGACGAAATCCAAGAACATTACATCGAATATGAACTTCTGAAACGGTACTGGGAAACGTTCCCGGAACGGTACTTTCATTTCACGAACCGGCAGGGTGTGGAGTGCTCGGTCGACACTAACACAGTGAACGTGAGATTATCCGTCAAGAAACAGGGTGGAACTGACGAGCAGGCGGAGGCAGCAGTGCAACATAGGAACACTTACGCCCTTCCTATCATACGAAGGATGAGCGCCCATAAAGGTAAGATCAAAGGTCTGTTCGGAACGAAATACAGCCCGGCAATCATGGAACACGCGGATGAAATCATCGATTTGTTCGCCCAGTTCTATACCGTTAATGATATCATTAACGTTTTGAAAGTGAAGAAGGGGTATTCGGTGTCACCGACTTTGCTGAAAGTATTCTACCAAGATAACCGGGAAACGATAGAGAGGAGAAAGCTGAAATTCATAGATTCAAAGAAGGATTTCTTCATAGCGACGGAAACGGGTAGATTACAGGTCCTCAACGAGTTACTTCTCACATGGAGGATGAAGTTCAGTCAAGAGGAGAAGATCTCGTATTCAACGGAGATACGAAAAGTTCTGGAACAGGCACGGAAAGAATGTAAGGGTGAACAGCTGTTTTTAACGGTGGATGGGAAGATCGATATAAACGCCATGATTCACGGTCAGGATAACGTGGCGGAGGCTCTCCAGAAACTCCCTATTAACATGATGGTGATAGGGTTAGTCGCGGCGAAGGCCGGAATCAACCCGGCAACGATCATAGGGCAACTGGCATCTTCCTACTACAAGGATCATAACGGATATAACGCGAATTTCCTCGACGGCAAGGATATCCAACTGCCGGGTGACATAATCCGGAACACATCGTGGGATGAACTGGCGGGAAGGGTGATGACGCAATCCAACGAAATATCACCCATCGAGGACGCTATCGTCGTGGAAGAGAGGGAGGTCGTAAAAGTCGAAGAGGGTAGATCCAAGCTATTGGAACTTCTGAAAAAGGGCTCCTCGAAGGAAGAAATTGACGCGGATAAAAAGGAGATAACCTCCGTGAATGATATCACGAAAAGGGTTTACCGTCAGAGAAAGGTGGAAAGGGGGCCGGAAGATGAGAAGACCGCGAAGATGAGGGAGTATCGAAGACAACGGTATCACAAGATGAAGGGAAAGAAAAAGGACGGCGAGGAAAGTGATGATAAGTAGTTTTATCTCGTCTTTGAAAAGGGAAGAGTCAACGATCGAGTAATTCTATCAGAATATCGGTGGAAAGAAGGGAAAGACAGGATAAAACGAGAAAAATCAAATTTTACGTTATTTTCTCAGAGAAAAATTTGGAGAATAAATAAACATTGTGTATCTTTAGACATTGAAAGAACGAAAAAGAAGAAAATTATGAAGCTGGAAGAGAAATTACAAACGAAATCAATCAGTGATCTGAAAGCCATCATGGATTATCTGAAAGAGAGAATGGACAGGGCCACCCGGATGGGTAAGGGATGGGAATTCGAAACCCTCTTCAACATGAGGGAAATCGTGGAAGGTGTGATGGTGGATAAGATGAGGAGCGTGGGATTAACCGTTGAGAGATAGGAGGGTTCACGGAACGGGCCAAATGGATGAACGATTACGTATTTTAACGAAATTTAACGGGTACAAGGTATGACGAAGAAGATAATAGTCAGGAAATCAGATATTTACGGGATCGAGATGAACTCATCGACGAAGAAAAGGTGGTTCAACGGGTACACCCAGTGCGAGGTTCTAGTGTACATGAAACACCTACCGAAACCGTGTAGGTTCATGTTCGGGGATGACGATGAACTGGGTCAGGCATTCTTCGCTAGATTGAAGGCGGAATTGAACCATGAACACGTCAGTGAGATGATTGATATTGACGATATTATCGGTCACATAAAGAATATAGTTAGTTGATTATTTTCTTTTCTATTATATAGATATGTTTAGAGTGTCTATCATACTGGTATCGTCGTGAGACGTGTATGATTATCATAGCGCTAATTTTGACAGTGAGAGGGCTTCCCCGCCCTCTCATTTTTATTTGGATGAAAATGATGTATTATATTATATATAATATAATACATCATCCTTGGTTAAAACGGGTAATTCAATCACGATATGTGAACTGATATAAATCGGCTTTCACACAGGGTAACACCAGTAATGGGTAACGAAGTTTAAAATTTCGGGATGAACAACGTATTTATCGCGAAAACATGAGAAAAATTAACTTGTTGATTATGAAGGGGCGAGTCAAATTTTCCACCGGGGTTTTGTCTCACCCAAAAGAGGGTGAACATGAAAACATGACACTTACCAGAATCATGAGAAATGAAGACATGATAAAATGACATGTTACATGAACTTTTTCCTGATTTTTGTTGGAGAATAGATAAACATTGTGTATCTTTATGGTGTTGAAACAATGAAGAATAACAACTTAAAAACAAAGAAAATGGCAGGAAGCTTTCTTCAAGAGGTTTATCTCGCTCTGATAGAGCGAGATAGTAAAGGTAACATCATCTCGCGTGAAGAGATGGATGAGAGACATGTGAACTTCACACCGAGAGTCGGTGAGATTATCTCCCGGGATACACTCGAATTCTACCAAGACGAAGAGGGATGTAACGAACAAACGGAGGATGGCAGGGATTACGTTCGCGAGGTTGAATTTTTCAGGGTCATCGCCGTCATTCACGAGGCACATGAAAGTCGAGAAACCGGTCTCACCCTCTGTCCGACTGTGATTCTCGAAAAAGTTAAAGGTGATGAGGCCCGGTTTCTCGCGGATTGCACGTACGATAAGAACCTCTATTTCGTTGACCCTAAAAATTTTAAATAATGGAGAGTAAAATGGTTAGCGTCGATCTCGAAAGAGTGAGAAAAGTCATCGATAAGAATCCGGGGAAAGTGAGCGAGATTTTACTTGAACTGTTCCCGGAAGTGAAAGAAGAGGAAGAGAAAGTGTTTTGCCGGATAGGTTCGTTGTTCACCATAGCGAATAACCCTAAAAACATCTACGCCCTGTTCAAGTGGAACGGTGAGGTTCGAATTTTGAATGTGACGGGAAATTGTATGTGGAAACGAACCTCCATGAAAGTTTCCATGTTACGAGACCCTCGAGGTGAAACGATGACAATGGGTGAATTCAAAAGATTGGTTCGCCTCACGAAGATTGATATTTTCAATTTCGATTTGATTGTTGAAAAACTAAACCCGTACACCGTATGAAAGTTGTTCACATCGTGATAACGATCGCGCTCGCATTGTGGGTAATCTTGGTTATCGCTTATTGTTACGTGATCGAAGTTTTTCGGAAACGTCACCCTCGATGTCCGAGATGTAAGAGTGATAGAACGTCGAGGATCAAATACATGGAATATTATCATTGCGAAGATTGCAATCTAAATTTTGAAAGAGATGAAAAGCGTTAAAATATGGACGGATGGCTCGGCTACCCTCAAGGATAATAAACTGGGTGGTAGCGGTGTGTACATGGTGTGGGATGACGGCCGGGAATTGATGTTATCGAAAGGGTGGGAGAACACGAAAACAGGGAGGGCGGAGATTCACGCGTTCCTGATGGCTCTCCAACACTTGGAAAACGAACCGACTTCCGCTACCTTTTACATGGATTCGGAATACGTCATGAAAAGTGTCTTGGAATACATGCCCTCATGGTTGGAGAACAATTGGATGGGTTACGCCGGGCCGGTGAAAAACCGGGATCTCTGGGAAAAAGTCCTCGCGGAACTGAACAGAACGGAAAAAGTGTTGAAAACGTACGTCCATGTGAAAGGACATCAGGATAACTTGGATAACGAAATTGTTTTCGGTAACAACGTGGCCGATTACCTCGCATCTTACAAGAATCAGAACGGGTATGAGTTGGATATCCCCCTCAAAGAAGAGAAGAAATTGAAATGGTATTATTTCTATGACATGGATAATGACGAGGTGTACGCGGACTGGGTGAAAAGGGAACCGCATCACGTCTCGGTGGGTGAATGCAAGAAGGATTCTGTTGACGAGGTATGTGAGTTATGGCAGAAAGGTGAGAGGTACCTTGATTTCGGTCATACATTCCACTACATAGGTACCCGTCCCTCAACCAAAAACATGTGCTATTACCTTCACCGACCCTCGAAGACTTATTTCGTGGATGAGAGGGGAAAGGATTTCGGTAACGATAATCCCGATATTTTACCTGTCGGGGATTGTGTTGAATGCGCCGAGTTTGAATTGTTTAACATTCTTAACCGGGATCATAAACTCCTCGCTAAAACGTTTGAAAACTATAAAATGAGGAAAGAGATCGTTCCCGATAATGAAGATTTACCTTTTTAATTTTAGATGATATGAGATGTCTTGTTATTTTTCTTAGATTTCTGGGGGTTATTCTATCACCCGTTGTGCTTGTACTTGGCCTTATCATACCCGCATTCAGCTACATCATTCTGGGTGATGAGAGCGAGGTGGATCCGTTTGATTTTATCGGCAAATTCTATGATAAACTCGGTAAATTATGAAACAAAGTGGATGGAAGATGGTGTATAACGGTAAGGAATACCGGCTGGAAGATTACGTGAAATAATTTTCTCATGTTACATGAACTTTTCCGTGAAAACATTTGGAGAATAGATAAACATTGTGTATCTTTATAGTGTTGAAAATAATGAGATAACAATTTAAAAACAAGAGATTATGAAAATTCGAATTGAAAACGGTTTAATTGAAACATCCAATTATGACAAGATATTGGAATACGCCTCGATCCTGAATTCGCTCGCAGGTCAACTCACTGAAGAAGAAGTGAGAAAACGGGTACGATGTCGTTCATTGAGATCGGATAACTTCGAAATAGGTTTCGGTCACAATCATATGTGGATTCACGAAAAGTTCGATAACGGATCAGTTGCACGGGATCGGCTAGTCCTTGTTGAATTTGAAAGTTAAAATGGGTCACCAACACGGCATCCTATAATATATTATAGGATGCTCTGATAAAAATAGAAATACTTATGGTTCCTGAGAAAAAGATCGGTGAGAAATTCCTTTTCGGACGGAAAAGGCTTCACTTAGTTTGTATTGAGAAAGATGGGTGCAAGGAATGTTTCCTGAAAGATAAATCGTACTCGGAATGCGTGCGTGTTATGAGACATATCGGTCACTGCGAGGGGATGCTTCGAAAGGACGGGAAGAATGTCGTGTTTAAGTTAATTGATTAACGTTGAAAAATGAATATGAAAAGAAGTGATATATCAAGAAACTGCTTCTATGAGACGGTTCAGCCGATGACCATGGTGATTATTTTGATGGTAGCCAACGTGATTATAGGTTTAATTGATTGGTTCCCTGCCTGTATGTTAATTATTGTAATATGGGTATCACTGTATGTGAAATACCGACAGGATGCGATTATTGAGATAATTGAAAAGGAGAGAAAAGATGGCGACATTGAAGGAATACGGTGAACTTTCCCGTTTACGAAATCGATGCGAGGAGTTAGAGGCGGAGAATGCCGTTCTTAAATCAAGAGTTGATGAATTGACTCGTTATATCTCGTCATTGAATGAAGATGAATTAAGGGCTGAATTTCGGGTAGACCATCAAGAAGAAAATGAATCGAAGACGAGATATTACCAGCTTAGGAGAGATTTTGACGGTAAGATACTTCTCGCCACCCAGGATGCAAACGGTGTTATCCGCGTACCTTCCGAGAATGAATGGTACATCTCAGTGACTTCATTGAAGCTCGCCGGGTACGAAATTCTTGAATAATTTCTCATGAAAAAGTTTGAGAATACACTTTGTTTATGTATCTTTAGATGAACAAAATAAAGAACTGAAAATTATGAAGACAAAAATTTTTCTCAGCTTGGCGTCATTTTACGCCTGTTTTCAATGTGTGAGACCCATGTTTTACGAGGAACCTCGTTATGAATTTTGGTGGTTGGCATTGACATTTTTCTTTCTGGGTGTGGGGTTTTTCGTGAACCGGAAAACATCGTTATGATCATAGAAATTTTAATCCATAAAATAAAGTGAAATGAAAGGTAATTCTTATTTTATCAAGGTTGGTGACACGAGGGTTCGAATCTCGACCATCAACTCCTATAGCTTGGTGGAGTACGCACATATTTCAAACGAAAGCGAGAGATATAAAATAAAAATCGTAACTTCACGAACTTCTTTTCTCGTCCCTGTGAAGAACAAGGCGGAAGCAGAGGCGATACTGAAAGGTATAGATGATATTTTAGTTTTTAACATAGAATAAATAAAAAGATGAGTTTAAAAGAATTCGTAGATCAGGGCGGGGTGATAATCCTACGTGAACCCAAAGATTTGCAGAACGTGGTTCTGGGTGCTAAAAAAGTCGGTTACCCGGTTAAGAAGCAGTATACGTGTAACGGTCAATACCCGTTTTTCTTCTCGGTGAAGGACGCCAAGGTTCTCACCATGGAAGATGCGAAAGACAGACCTCTAAACATGGATGTGAAAGATTTCTTATCCATGATCGATGTGATAACGAGCACCGTGAAAGCGGATGAGGGTGATACTGTTTGTGTTCAATGCGAGAGTCAATCTGACGTTGACACGTGTATAGATTATTTTCAAACTGTAACGGGCCAGAAAATAAGAAATTCGAGATTTCTCGAGGAAATTCCTTTCTTCAACCTACAAAACGGCAACCTTTATCCCGCTTACTGTCTTAAACCCGGGTACACTATCCTTTCTTTCAGTGAGTTCAAAGAAAGATTTATTTCAACACAACCGGGGGTGGGAAGTGAAAGAAAGGAGCCGACCGAGAAATTCATTTCCAAGATTGACGCGGTTATGAAATCACTCAGGGATCTGGAATCGTTTCTAAGAAGTGAACGGTATGTATAAAACATGTCCGCGATGCGGTGGTAACGATGATGAATGTCCTTTATGCGAAGGCCAGGGTATCGTCGATGAGAATAACCGCCCACCTTCAACGGTGGGAAAAGATGAGAACAGTATTTCAAAGGTTCACGAAGATGAACTTAATAATTAACACATAAAAACAAAGAGAATTATGAAAAAAGCAGAGTTAGATCGCTTAAAAGCTGAATTGCAGGGTAACGAGAATTACATCGGCCTGGGATTCGAGTTCGCTAAAAACATGATCATTAACCAAGTTGTAACGGAGAAGAGGGCGGTGCTTGAATCTCAGTTCAATTTCGCCCAGTTCAAGGATGTGATCATTAACACGGTATTGGAACAACAATTGAAACAGACACCCCTCGAGGAGGAAGTCGATGAAATGAAAAAAGATGCCGAGAAATACGGTGTTGATGTCAAGGAGGAGGAGAAAAGAGAGGGTATGAAACCTAAAAAATAACCCGGATTATGTATTACGAAGTTAAAATCAAGACGTTGGAGGTGGATGAGATCGGTAAGGAAAAGTGTGTTACCCGCACTTTTCTCATCGACTCGATGTCTTTCACGGAGGCGGAAGCCCGGATGATTGAACATGCGAAGGTGTATGCTAGTGATTACGAGGTCATTTCTATCGCCCGTTCGAAAGTTAACGAGGTCATTGAAAATGATATCGGTAGTGATGAGATGAAATTCTTCAATGTAACTGTCGCGTATTCCGGGGAGACCGATAGCGGGAAGAGGAAGAATTACAAATGTTACTATCTCGTTGAGAGTCAGAACCCGGATGGTGCTATTTCAATCATACAGGGAGAGTGGAAGGAATCCGTTCTTGACTGGGATATAATCATGGTCAAGGAATCACCTATCCGAGAGGTTCTTGAATACAAAGAGTGAGAGTGATATCTTTCTGATAATTGAAAATTACAACGTAAACGGGCGGGATTTATTTCTTTTCGCCCGTTTATTTTAGGTATTAATATCAGGAAATTTCAACAAGTAAACATTGTTTATCTCATACACAAAGTGTATCTTTAGACATAAGAAAAAGAAAGAGTTATGTTTGGACACGAATTCAAATCGATAATAGAGTTGATGGCTTACTTCGACACGGAAGAGAAATGTATATCCATCTTATAACGCGAGAACTCGTTGTTTATTTGATGTAAAACTCTTATCTTTACGACGTCAAAGAGTTAGTTTTCAGCATTCATGATAAAAAGGTGTGACCTGATGCGAATCAGTTAGCGTGAAAGGGGAGATTTTCTTCCCTTTTTATTTTGATTTAACCCGGATTTTCAATATCTTTACGGTGTATTAAAATTTGCGTTCATATATTTGCGGGTGGGTATTCCACACATTTCCTCAACACTTTTTCAATCCCCACCCAAAAGGCTTTTAACTTCAGTTCTTTCAAAGTGAACCCTTAAAAGGTTCACTTTTTATTTGATAATTGAAAGTTTATACTTAACTTTCCCGTGAATTAATAAAAACATGGAATATGAATTCGAATGAATTAAGAGAGATTATAACTGACACGTTAGGGAAGATTGCATCTTTACCGAACTATCCGACCGTGAACCGAGAGGAGGCTATCGAGTTGTTGATGGGTACTTGCGCGCAAGAAAGTCATCTCGGTAAGTACAGGAAACAGATAGGTGGTGGCCCCGCGCTGGGAATTTTCCAGATGGAACCCGCTACGTTCAACGATATCGTCGCGAATTATCTCAACAACAGAATCCCCTTGAAAGAGAAGATTCTCGAGATAGCGGGTGTGAGAGAATTCAACGCGAAGGACCTTGAGAGTAACGACCGTCTTGCCATCTGTATGACGAGGGTTCATTACTTAAGAAAACCGGCATCAATCCCCGCCAGCCTTGACGGGCAAGCCGCGTATTGGAAAAAGTATTATAACACGGTTCTCGGAAAGGGAACTGAAGAGGAATATAAGGCTAACTATAAAAGATTTGTGAAATGACGTATATTATCGATTTCTTAAAAAGTGAAGGTTTTCTCTGTATGCTGATCACCTTCATGATCTGTTCCTTCCTGGGAACTTTTACCGGATTGGTCGCAACTGTTATCATGTGGGTTTGTAACATGCTTTACGCGAAACGGTTTGACCTTTATAACACCATCGGTTTCGGTGGCGGGTTCGTTCTAACTATTTTCCAACATTGGATTAGATGATATGGCGAAACCTTTCACATTACCGAAAGACGGTGAACAGATGGATGCCGCTTACATGAAGGCGGAATTCGAGCGAAATGGCTGGACTAAAGAGGAAGTCATTGAATACTGGGAGAACGAGAAAGTGAACCCGGATACGATTAGTGTTTTAATAAAGGAAATTTTCGGAGATGAAAAACTTGAATAAAAGCGTGCCACGGTCTGGAAATGTCAGCGTGGTAGGGGGAGTACATTCATTCGCTGTATCATACCTGAAAACGGTAAACGGAACCGTTGAAGCGAAAGACGTGGACCTGCCTTATTTCTATATCTGCCCCTTGAGTGAGGGTGAGTTAACGGTGAGATGCTTGAACCAAAACGAGGATGTTGTTTTGCCGGCCGCTTTGATTTCGGCGAACATCGGCTCTTTCCTCCCTATTCAGGTAAGGAAAGTTGTCGCGACATCCGATATAATAATTGGATTATGACATCAATCGGAATTGGATTCGGAATCGGTCTTCGGGTGAATCAGGGTGATGGAACACCCGATCCGGGAGATGAACAAGTCCTCCTGTTGGAAGACGGGGATGATTTGTTATTGGAAGATGACGAGGTAATTTTACTTGAAAAACAGAATTAATTATGGCAGGAAAGAAAATAAGTCAATTAACTAAATTGACAGAACTAACCGGGACAGAGATTATCCCGGCGGCCAAGGACGGTCAGAATTACGGGGTGGAAACGCTTGCTTTGCTGGGAATAAGCGTTTATGATATCCCAGAGCCCCTTGACGACAATTATATATACACGCCCGAACAACTGGCTGAAATAAAAAAGAGCATCGAGGATGGTAAAATAATTCGATTCGGTGGTTGGTCAATGCCCACTGTTTATTTTTTAGAAGATGATGGTGAGATGGTTTTTGACATTGACAATGGTGATTGGAGTAGGGTAATATTCACGATAAAGGCTAACGGGGAGTGGGAAATTAACCCACCAGTTGATTTTTTCAATTATGTCGTGGAAATGCCCAACATAGTAGAAGGCGAAGAACTAACGGGCACGCTTCCGGCAGAGACTTTCGGCGATCTTTTAGAAAGGTTAAAAAGATCGGGTAATGTCATGTTTAGATACCCGCAGGCAGGCAGTTCAAACCCGGTAAATCAATATGATATCGGAATTTCGTTCAGATATTCCCAAACGAACATCACGATCATTCACGCTGGAGGCACGAGGGAGTTTTCTATTATTCCGAGCGGGAATTACACGGATAGACCGGTTGTCTCGAAGTAATATCAATTGATTACCACTCGGTTGAACGATTACATGTACGACATGAGCGGGTTGCTGGGGAAGTTAGCATACAGAGAATTTCAATTCTACTTAGTTCTATTAATACATAAATTCGAGGAAGTCGATGAAATACCGGAAGAAACGGGAACTAGCTACAATGAAGAGGTGAATAGCATGATCCGACAGAGATATTCCCTATCGGAAGAACTAGCCATCCTCCGACAAAGGGATTCAAAGCCGGACGAGTTCGAGGCTTACAACGAGTACGCCGAGTATTGTAAAGTGGAAGTAAAAAGAAGGATGATTGAAGAGAGATCTTCTCCGGGCGATGGTGATGGGCGGCCAAATACTTAGAAAAATTAAAAATAAACATGGAAGAGATTAACGGTATAAAAATAAGTCAATTTCCCTCCCTGCGGAGTTTCACGGGGAAGGAGAATTTCGTGGTTCAGGAAGGTTTTTATAATTACAAGGTTGATATCGAAACACTCCGTGACCACATTTCAAAAAACGAGGTTTTCTTTTGTGATTTTATTAACGAGAAAACGGAGAGTGTTACCGATGAACAATACAATGGTTTGTTAGCCGCGATCAACGCCCGTAACATCATTGTGATAGGATCAAATGCGTATCTTCGGATCATTAACGATGTAAGGGTATCGGAAGATATTTTGAGTCTCCGTGCGGATCACACCTTTGATTCTGGTTCCGCGTTAATCCTTACATCGATAGAATATGATATTTCCGTTGAGTCCGAGAACGGTGTACACGCGGTTACCGTGAAATCATCATCTCAATCTTTTGATCATAGTGGTGACGGGGATAAATGTTTGTTAGATAACGGTCAATATGGCCCTACGTTACCTTTTAATAATGGAACTGAAGGTCAAATACTGAAAATAGTGGGTGGAAAGCCGACATGGGTCGATCCATCGTGAATATGAATTTTTAAAAACGGAATCTATGAAAATTTATTACAAATCTAAATTGGCGAAAATTCTTACCTTTCTTGCTGATTTTACCACGATGATGTTTTTCGGTGTGGTTATAACCGAACAAAAAAAGTTGAGTGGGAGAACGATATCTCACGAAGGTACCCATATAAAACAGTACTGGGATATCGTTCAGCTAGGCTTCGCAATCTCTGTGCTCATTTTCCTTCCATGCTTTCTTTATGATGTCACATCATGGTGGATGTTGTCGCTTATCATCATCCCGTTCATCCTTTATTACATCATTTACGGGGTCGAGTACCTGTATTGGAGGTGCAAGGGGTATAAAAGTCATGACGCGTATCTTCGTGTTGGATTCGAACGTCAGGCCAATTATATCGAGGAAACTTGGTGGGAACCCGATAATTTATCGAATAATTACGAGATATTCGGATGGTGGAAGAAACTTAAATGATCCCTTCTTGTCTTTATGTGAGTTGTTTGTTTCGGGTCCGGGATTGATCATTTCTTTCCCGGACCTTTCCATTTCATGAGATCAGATAGAAGGGTTTTATCATCCACCCAGATGTTAAACGTCGAGGATGTGGTTACCAGACCGCTCTCATCTTTGACTTTCACGAAGAACACGCCGGTGAACGAAAGACCTGAAACGTTGATTATATGAACGCGTCTTTTCGGTCTTCTACCACCCCGAATAATCAGGCATGAAGAATTACGTTCGATATCATGCAATCTCTCCTCTAAAACGCGATAAAACTCGTTTTTCAGTGATTCTGGCACTTTGTAAAGCCTTCCATTTGAGGTAATGGTACATTGAGAGTAAAATTCAGTCAGTTTTTCTTGAAATTCTTTCTGTGTCATGATCATTCCTCCCATTCTATTTTAACAGTGTCGATATAATGTGGACTTTTTGTATCAATATCTTTTAACGCTTCCTCTTTTGTTGGGTATATTGTACCGGCTGTTTTAGAATCGAAATAAGAAGCGTTTATAAACACGTTTATCCACCCTTCTTTCTTCTCCGGCTTCATGAATAGATCACCGTTATTGTTAGCTCCATCACCGATAACGTAACCATCGAGGGTGTATTTCTGTAACGTTTCTCTGTTAGTTTCTGGATCAGTGATCGCTCCGGCAATCGGGTATTTATCGTCTTTCAAGTCATAACAAAGGATTCGAACATCCATCCCGTATCCGTTACACACAGGTTTACCTTGTTTCGCTAATTCTAAATCAAATGGTTTCATAATGTTATAATTAAGTTTCTTACAAAACAGAGTTAATATACTCTGCTTGTTTAATTAACTCTTCATCTCCGGTGGCAATTATCTGATCCGTAATGGCCTTTGCTTCTTCATAGGCTTCTCCATTGAGAGCCGAAATCAAATTTCTGATTAAGTTTTCCATGCTCTTTTCTACTTTTACAATACTATCAATTTCAATGGATAAATATGGATTCATCCCGTGTGGACACACACATTTTCGAATAACAATGTTACCAAACACGTCTAGTTCATCCTTGTAATCGTCGGTCATTATACATGCCACTATGCCTGTTTCACCACCATCTAGTGTTACCTTGTCGCCGAGGTTCAAGTCTTCTAATCTGTACATGATTCTTTTAATGTTGATAATGGTTTGTTAAAATACTTCAATACAGCAGCATTATAATTGGTGATAGCTTTGGACATGTCCTCAAATCTAGATTCGATTATTTTCTTCCGTAATCTTGATTGTTCTTCTTGCGCCTGATTAAAATTAAGGAATAAATTATCATTTATTGTTTTAATTACCTCCGCATCTTTATTTGTATCATAACAATAATCGTCAATTGTTATTTTAATTTTATTATTTATTTTATTGATTGCATCAATACTTACTGATATTATCTCATCCTCGTTAACACTATAAATTTTCGTTGATATGCTTAAATCTTTAACTTTCATATTTAATCCTCCTTTTCTAAATAAAAACTCGTCCATTACCCGTCATCGAAACATTTGAAATACACAGGTTCACTGTTATCAAATTTCCTTCATTACTCACCGATGTGATTTTGCCACCTAAAGGGCAGTACCACCACCAGCCACTACCATAATACCCTGTTGTTGTTATTTGACTCATGATCTCATTGATTTATCTTAAACAAATAGACAGTGATATAACCTGCCTCACTCGGTTTGAACTTTTCGTTAAATCTTCTACTAAAATCGGAAAGTAGGAGTACTTTCTTTTTATCTTCGAGTAAAAGGTAGCCCTCTTTTACTTTATAAAAGCAGGTGTCATTTTTCTGTTCAAGGGTTTTCTCGTCGAAGATCCCGATCACGAAATTACCGTGTCCGTCGAAATAACCCTCTTCGAGCCAGTTTCCGTCAGAGATATCAAGGGTCGTAGAAAGGAGTGCCCTTTGTGTTCCGTTAGGAAGATCCATGAGTTTTATCGTGCTCTTGGCAAAAGACGCCTTGTAACTGTAACTACTATCCTGTTTAACAGGGTGGGTACCTCCCATGGCAACCGCTTCGTATGTTCCCGGAGAGATTTTCATTTTATTGTTACACCCAACAAGGGTGATCGTGATTAATAATAGAAAAATTTTCGTTCTCATGTTCATTCAAATTTTAGTTAATAACTCGGTTTCTTTCAACGGTAAAGATACACAAAGTGTATCAATTTTCCTCGGTTTTTCTTCGATTTTTTCGACGCGATCCGATTAATATCTCTTGGATTTCATCGATCTCATTCTTGATCGCTTTCGCTTGAAGAGCAAATGTTTTAATCTGGGCACGCATCCCGGCTATCTCTTTTTTTCGTTCGTTATATGCGTTTCTGAGCGCGACTGTTTCCTTACTATTATCAAGTTCAGCGGTTTCGATGCCGAGGTCATGAACCATCTCGGCCAAGGTTTCATACTGCTTGATTTTTTTACCGAGTTTCTCCTGTAATTTAAGCTTTTCTTCTTCAGTTAGATTTGTTTTCATAAAATAAAAATTTATCAGTTACATTTAAAATATTCGTTCTATTCGTTCTTATTATCTCAATCAAACCTAAGTTTTGTAATTTATTGATATTTTTCGTTATGGAATAACCACTTACCATATCTAGTTTACGAGCGATGGTTTCGTTCGCCCAGTTAAATTTCTTTTTATCATAAAAATAGGACAGAACAAGCGCCATGATATATAGCTGGGTGAAATTTAATTTAAAAATATTCATGATGTTGAATAGCCACGGTGGTACAATTAGGTGCATGAAACCATTCCTTTCAATTAAAGATTTTCTCAGAGCCCATTTCTTATTTTCCATTCGAAATCTCTTTAAGTCACCATCCCAATAAATTATAGTTGCATATTTTTTTATTAGAAGTTTTATTTGAGATAATGAATAAGGTGCTGTTTTTTCGTATTGGAGTAAAAAGTCCCTTTTGCTTTTTGATTTGATATATGTTTGAAAGACCAATATTGATGATATGAAAAACTCTCCTTCAAGGGTGAGCCCCAGTATTGAATAATCATAATTATATATGAGGATGTTTTTATCCATAATATTAATTTTAAAATTAAAAAACTGATTTATTGAAAGGATAAATCCGATTAATCAGGGGTATAATATTATGAAAAACCACAAAATCGGATTTATCGTTTCGCTGTGTAAAGATACATCTTATTTATCTTATTCCAAACAAATAAACAAAGTTTATTTTATAAAATAGAGGTTCGATACGGTCTAAAATAGGTTGTAAATCAAATGGGGTAAAAAAGAGCGGGCAACTTTTTGTACATGGAGAAATGGGGTAAAAAAGAGCGGGCAACTTTTTGTACATGGAGAAATGGGGTAAAAAAGAGCGGGCAACTTTTTGTACATGGAGAAATGGGGTAAAAAAGAGCGGGCAACTTTTTGTACATGGAGAAATGGGGTAAAAAAGAGCGGGCAAATGGGGTAAAAAAGAGCGGGCAAATGGGGTAAAAAAGAGCGGGTATAAAGATAATATAGGTATTTATAAAGATATATAGGATTTTAATAAATTAAAATCCATATCTAATATTGTAAAGATATTGGCCCGTAAACGGGCTTTCACCTCTGGTATCCGGGTAATAGGAAAAGGGAAACATTCAAATATAACCCTTGTAAAAAGAAGGAAGGAATAGGCGATTGATTAATACTAATCAAAATTTTTGAGTTATTAAAATTAATCCGTATCTTTATCACGCTTATATCACTCAATAAGAATGAGAAATTAGAATTAAAAACGGTAGTATGATACTTTATAAATTTTTGAACGGTGATAAAACGGCATCAGCTAAATACATAACGGATGCTTTTTATGATGTAAATGAACTGAAATCACTACGGCAGTTCTATGTAACAGAATTAAGAGAGGTGTCACCTGAAATTGTGCAGGCTGGTATAAATATCGAAGTTGGTATGTACAATGAAGTTGATTTCATCAACATGGCTAAAATCGCACAGCTAACCTTGGAAAAATGGTCGGATAATACATTCCTGGGTACGTTGGTTAGTGTACCGGAGGATGAAAACATGGAAATTACCTCACCTACCGATCCTGTTGAATACGGTGATGATATCGAGTTTGAATGGACTGCTGTTGAGAATGCATCATTCTATGAAATCTTCGTGTACCCGGAAACGAAACCTGTTAATTACACTTCACCGACATTAACGGTTATTAACGGTCCCGTTTCAATGAAAAACACATTCCTTCCGGGTAAGTTAAACTTCTTCTTCCTTGTAACGATGGAGGACGGTTCAACTAAGAAAAGTCAAGTATTATCATTCGAATCAAAAGCACCCGTTGTTAATGCGACACCCGCTGCTGCAGCCACGGGAGTGGCATCACCGGTTAATCTTGAATGGGATGCCGTTGATGGTGCGACTGATTACTCCGTGTACGTCGTAGAAGCAACGAAAGATTTCATTCCGAATGAATTTAACAAGACAACATCTAACCAATTATCAATCGCTCTCGGAACGGGAGTTAAGTATAAATGGATGGTGATGGCAAATATTGGTAACTCATCCATGGTGATCGTACCTTCTCGTGAGTTCACAGTTGCGTAACATATTCAGGGTCTAACCTTCTCAATGACGGGTTAGACCCGTTTTATTCAATAAATAGAAAGATGAGTAGAAAGGGAAGAAAAATAGCGGCATCGCGTCAGAGCGCGAACGATTATGATCGCGTTATAAAGAGTATCGCTAACATGTCATTCAGCGAATTGGGTTCTCTGGGTGAAGCAATCCCCACCATCTTGAATTCGAAATTACAGGCTTCATTAGCATCGGATGATATTGAAAAGGCGATTGAAGCGGGTTTGTATGTTGAAAAGCAGAGAATTCGATCCGCCGAGCAGAATAAATCCATTTTCTTCCTACCTGATAGTATAGCGTATTCGGGTAGAGGGTACAAGGAGACTCTAAGTAGAATCTCATTTCAGACCCTGCAGAGAATGGGTAACCTGTATTGTGTGAAGAATGTTATCTCAACTCGAATTGAACAGATCACGCGGTTTTTGAAATTTTCAACCGATGAACAGAAAGAAGGGTTCACCATTCGACGGAAAAGATCCTTGTTTAACAGCAAGGAGGATATGAAGGAGATGACGAAGGCTGAACAGAAAAGGGTTGAAAGGATCGTTAGATTTCTAGAAGATGGGGGTGAAACGGATAAATGGGAAATGCCCGATTCATTCGTGACATTTGTGAGAAAGATCATGCAGGATTCACTTTCGATAGATCAACTCGCTTTTGAAATAACAAGAACACGGGGGCAAGAGCTTCATCAATTCAAAGCGATTGATGGAAGTATGATTCGTTTTCTCGACACGGTCGACCCTAATTACGCACATCAATTCGATCAATACAGGTATAAAGGGTACCTACCTAAATATTGTCAAGTTTTTGATCAGCAGATTGTGTTCAACAAACAGTTGAACACTTATGTCATGTATTATCCGTGGGAACTTGGGTTCGGGATAAGGAATGTGGGAACTGATATTTGGCAAAATGGATACGGGAGAAGTGAGCTAGAATCGTTAATTGAGATTATCACGTATATACTAAATGGTGTTCAATATAACGGTAATTTCTTCAAGAATGGCTCGAATCCGAAGGGGTTCATAAAAATGAACGGACCAAATACGAACCAAACCCAGTTAAATGATTTCAAACAGAAGTGGCGTCAGATGTTGACGGGTACCGAAAATAGCCACAAAATCCCAATTTTCGCAGGTCTTGATCTAGAGTGGGTGGATTTGCAGAAGGGAAACCGTGACATGGAATTTGATAACTGGACCAAGTTTTTGATCGTGCTACTATGTTCCGTGTACCGAATCGATCCGAGCGAGCTGGGATTCCAATTCAAGGAAGCGGCGAATTTATTCGGGCAACAAGGTCAGCGAGAGAGATTGGATCATAGTAAGCAAAAAGGTTTATACCCCCTGTTAATCTTCCTGCAGGATATCATAAATAAGTTCTTGATTTCTGAGTTAGACGAAGAAATGGAGTTCGCGTTTACGGGTATCGAGGTTGAAGACGAAGAAAAACAGGTGAAACTTGATAGTGAAAAATTGTCCGCCGGTATGGTTTCGATGCAGGATATGTTCCGTAAGTATTCCGGCAGGGAGTTTGATGAGAACAAGGATATCATCCTTAATCAGGTTTACCAAACCCAGAAACAGGCCTCCATGTTCGGGGGTGAGGGTATGAATCAGATCGTGGATGATGAAACGGGTGAACCTGAAGCGGGTGTTCCGAATCCGTTCGAGGAAGTGGAGAAAAGCATGAAAGGTAACCCCATTTTTGAACGTGCATGTGAATTCATAGATAAAAGTTTTCAAGAATGACGACCAAGCGAAAAAGTTATAAAGGGTTGGTCATTGTACTGACCTTTATTCTGATAGCGTTATTCATTTACGTGAACCGCGATCAGAAGGATGATAACACCGAGCTTTTGAAGGAGAAGGATTTTCAGAACAGGAAATTGTTGGATTCTTTGAACAACGTGGGTGGCGAGTTGGTCCGCGTGATAGAGGAGCAGAAGAGGAGAGAGGCGGAATCATTTGATAAGTTTAAACGGGAAACCGAGCGGTTAAAAAAAGAATACGATGAAAAACTTCGCAATCTTAGCAATCTTACTGATGACGAGCACGTGCGGCTTCTGTCAGAAGAACTATCCAAGGAAGATTGAAGTGGGTGGCGATACCTGCGTTATCATAACGATGCCGCAAGTCAAGGTTATCAACCATCGCCTACTTCACCGGAGGTTCCTCATGGAGGAGAATGATACGTTGCGGGTACGCTACTTGGATTTAACGAAGTTTATTCAGATTAAGAATATTCAGATCGATAGCCTCTTGAAATTAAACGTCGATTATCGTTTTAGGCTTGAGAACGAGATGGCAGTAAACCTAGAATATCAAAAAAACAAAGCCACGCTAGAAGACAAGATAAAACGTCGAAAACGATTATTCTGGATTGGCGTGGGTGTTAGTTTTTTGACAGGATTTTTTATCGCGAAATAGTTGGTGAATAGGTACCTATTTCGTACCTTTAGATGAACAAAATAAATAAAGAAGGTTATGTTATACGAAGCCCTTGTAGAAGAAATAAAAAGAAAAGCGTTTATAGCTAAATCCATGGGTCAGGAATTCACGGATGAAAATTATCTTGAAGAAATTGAAAAGGCCATGGGACGTCGTGCTGTTATGGGCGAGGTGAGAACATGGCGAGGAAAGGAATACATAAAGACGCCGAAAGGATGGCGTCCGAAGCCGAAAGGCTATAAAGAGGGTGCAAAAAGTGAAGTGGAGAATAAAGATAAGGAACATGTTGGTAGTGAGGGTGGATCGTCTACCGGTAGCCGGACAGCCGAGTCAATTACCGATGAATTTTCGGAGATATTTTTTAATCGAAAAACAACACCGGGGAAAATCACCGCGTTTGTTGATAAATATTTGGGTGAGGGTGCGACAAAACGGATTTGGGATGGCTTAGATAAAATGACATTTGATTCATCAACAGATAAATCAAATGCATTCATTGAAAAGTTTTATGATTTACTTTCCGATAAAATGTGGAATGAAAAGAAACATCAAAAATCAGGCAAGTGATGGAAAGGAAAGTGGCTGGAATTGATATAAAGACGGTCAGACCGATCGTCAAGAAGGAACGAACAGGTGTTAAAGACCCTGTTCGTTTTCCTGATGTCATAAACGGCTATGAAAACGAAACGAATGTTTAATGAAAATCTCAACCTTCTATTCGGAGACCTTGTGAAGAAGATGGTTGAGATGGTTAAAGAAAAATAGTTATGGAAGATATTAACATAAAGGCACTTGAAACGATCGAGAAAGCCGGTAAGGGAGCGGCTATTGGCGAAATCCGTGTTTGGGGAGGAAAAGAGTACGTCAAAACTCCGAAAGGTTGGAGACCGAAACCGAAAGGATATAAAGAAAGCGAAACGAAAGAGACAACACCGAAAGGTAACCCTGTTATAAAACCGGAGAAAACGACACCTAAAAATGTTACGGATAAACTTAAAGTTGGTGATCATATTATGTATGCCGGGAAGGAAATGATTCTTACACGGATTAGTAAGGATGGTCGGTTTCAGAACGGCATTGAAATGAAATTCGCCAAGGAAGGTGAGACAACTCCAACTGGGTCAAAGACGAAGGTGGGAAACATGATGTACGCAACACCGATTACTGGTAACGCACGGGAAGATAAATTCGTACCGTTATTCGGAGGTAACGAGGGTCGGATCATTGACACGAAACCTAACGGTGATTTGATTGTTGAGTATCGAAGAAAGGGCGAGAAGAATTGGACGGATATTGTAAAAGTTGGTAGTGATGATTATAAGAATCTAACTGATTCTTGGGGAAGCAAGGATAACAAACATCCTAAATTTGAAGATAGGGGTGGTGGTAAATTTGAATTGGAAATCCCAGGAAAGGGTGGTGCTCAAATTTCAGAAGGTGATGGTAAATTCGAGGTGAAAGTTTGGGATGAGAACTATAAATATATCACTGATGATTCGAAACGTCATGTATTTGATAGCAAGTCCGAGGCAGAAGATTTCGCAAGAATATTGTTGAATAAAAAATAAACCTGATCGTGGAAAAGAAGGTATCCGGTATAGATATAAAAACGGTTAGGCCGGTTGTCAAAAAGGAACGAACGGGGGTTAAAGATCCCGTTCGTTTCCCTGATGTTATAAACGGATACGAGAATGAAACCAAGAAAATATTTAACGAGGAGCTAAACATTCTATTCGCTGATATTGTTAAGAAAATGGTTGATATTATTAAACCAAAATAATCGTTAAAAAGAATTATGATTTTCAATAACGAGCAGATACAGGAAATATTGTCATTGGTGGATTTCAGGTTTGCTGACTTGGTCTGGAAAATATTCGGGCCAAGTCACCTAACATCTCAGGATAAAGAGAATTTGAAAAAACACGGTATAGATCCCGGTTCACTCGTTAAAAAGATACCGCCGTACTGGGCGAATTGGATGTTTGGTCTTTTATCCGGTAAATTAAGCGATTATCAGACCAAACAAATATCTTACAAGGATCTTCTTGATTACCTCGCTAGAAGACAATATGAAACGCCTTCCAAGAGGGAAATCGAGGAATATGAGATGGCCTGTAATCGAACTTACGGCTATTTAAAGGGGTTGGGTGATAAGATGAAAAAAGATATCTCCAGTTATATCTCGGATTCTGAACTTAGGATGAGGATGGAACAGGAACGCACCATTAAAGAAGGTGTTAAAAGAGGAATTGTTGAGAGGGATACGACCAAGTTGATAGCTGCCAAGATAAGCAATCAACTAAATGATTGGTCGAGGGATTGGAATCGAATCGTGGAGACCGAATATCAGGGTGTGTTTAATATGGGTAGGGTTCAATCTTATATGAGAGAAGGAGATGGGTCTAACACATTGATTTACTTCGACGTATATCCGGGCGCGTGTTTTCCAACTAATGATACTGAATTTTTAACCGATGAAGGTTTCAAATTATTAAAAGATATTCGGGGCGATGAAAAAGTTGCTTCGTTTAACATTGAAACGAATACATTGGAGTATACCGAGATTGAAAGTAAAATTCAATATTGGTATGAGGGTGAGATGAATGAATATAAACACCATTCTCTTGATATGATCTGCACCCCCAATCATAAACAATTGATTGGGATAGATTACCATCCAAAAGAAGGTGTTTATACAAAAAATCAATTAATTGATAGTTCGGAGGTTCCTTCCTTAACAAAGCGGGCGTATATGTATTATACGGTTGATAATTGGGCAGGAAGTGAGAGTGAGGAGATTGAGATCGCGGGTAAAATATTTAATACCAATTCTTTCGTTCGAATGATGGGCTGGTATTTATCCGAGGGTTCATTAACGTTAAGAAAGAAAGATAAGAACGGACATTATAATTCAACACAACTATGCATCTCCCAGTCAAAAAATAAGAATTTTAGTGAAATTGAAGATTGTTTATCCAAAACATTTCAGACTAACGTTTATTATAGTGCATATAAAGAGTTTGGGGGTCGTTTCACAATACTGTTAGATAAATCATATGATCCATTTGTTCAATGGTTAAAATCATTGGGTGATAGAGCGTGTACGAAAACAATTCCAAAAGAAATAAAATTATTATCGAAAAAATATCTTTTTGAATTTTTGTTATCCTATTGGAAAGGGGATGGTTTCGGTGGGGGTGAGACTTTCATGGATGGAAATCGTCATATTGTTACGTCATCAAAACAAATGGCCGATGATTTATCGGAAATAATTTTAAAGTGTGGTTATCGTCCTTCATTGAAAATTATTGATAAGAGGGGTGTAACAACATTTTCAAAGAAAAGAAATAGGTCATTTACGACCAAACAGTTAATTTATAAGGTGGGCATTTTGATGAGTAAGCATTTCAATTCAATACATAGACATTTTAATGTGATTGATAATTGGAAAGGTGAGGTTGGTTGTTTACAATTAAAAAAGAATTCGACATTATATATAAGGAGAAATGGTCAATCAATTTGGAGTGGGAATTGCAGGCATTGTATAAGATTATATTTGACGGCTGGAATAGGAAGTGAGCCTAAATTATTCACAGCCGAGGAGTTAATTGGCAACGGAACGAATATCGGTAGAAGGGTGGCTGATTGGAAACCGACGATCATCACGGCAGTTCATCCGTTCTGCTACGATGATAAAGTCGAGGTGTTAACGAATAAGGGGTGGAAATTTTTTAAGGATTTGGATAAAACCGAACTATTTTTATCAATTAATCCTGAAACAGGAGAAGGAGAATACGTTCCGGCGGTGGCGTGGATTAATCAGTATTATGAAGGTGATATGGTGTACCGGAAATCAAAATGTTTCGATCTCGCCAACACGCCGAACCATGTTCATGTAGGTAGGAAACATGGGCAAAAACATATTTCATTGGTGAACGAAAGTGATATCAAGGATAATTTTTCATTCCTCTCGTATATTCCTTCATGGAAGGGCATTGATACCCCCTTTATAGTCATTGATAATAAAAAATATGACACCAATTTGTTTTGTGAATTTTTAGGTTATTATTTGTCGGAAGGCTCTTTCACAGAGTGGGGTGATAAGAATCGTACGATACCGAGGAGAAGAGTTAATATAAGCCAAAAAAAATCCGAAGCGAAAGAGAAAATAATTAAATGTTGCAGGGCATTATTCAAAAATGTTATCGTAACAAAAGAAAGGATTGAATTTAACTTAAACAAGGAGAATGACAAGGATTTGATACATATAATTCGATCATTCGGTCACGCGCATGAAAAATACGTACCCGATTTCATAAAAGAATTATCACCTAAATACATTAAAATATTTCTTGATGCGTTTCTTCTAGGTGATGGTACGGTTCATCGTGGTGTTTTGTATGATGGGTATCAGTGCAAGCCTCAAAGGATATACTCAACATCATCGGTGAAATTGAAGGATGACTTGGGTGAACTTTTATTAAAAGTGGGGAAATGTCCTTCGTTTAAAAATAGAGGGAAATCGATCTATCATTGTAAAAAACAGAAGAAAGATTATCTTACCAGATATGACCAATGGAATGTCGCTGAACTGAATTCAAAATACAGGTACGGGAAAGTTATGAAAAAAGAAATAAAACCTTATAAAGGTTTTATTTATGATGTTGAACTTGAGAAGAACCATACATTGGTTGTTAGAAGAAACGATAATGTATGTGTCAGCGGCAACTGCCGTTGTTTGGCACGACGATACATGAAAGGTGATGTTTGGGACAAGGAAACGAGGTCATTCAAGCAACCGATTGATTATAAAAGAAAAACAGCACCGGGTGCAAAGGTCAAAATTATTGTTGGTGACAAAGTTTTTTATACTTAAAATTGTATATACGGAATTAAAATCTTATTTTTACGTATAAAAATTTGTCATAATTGCAATCAATAATGGAAGAGACGAGTACATTGGTAAAACTTATAGCGGATAATGGGATCACGGTGGTCATGAGTGCGATTATGATCATTATATTCCTCAACGTATTCAGGAAAACTACCCAGAATTGGGCGAGATTGGAAAAAAAGAATGATAAGTTGACGGATATGATTCTTGCGAAAGGTACGGCGAGTGATTACATGAAAAAGCAAACGGAGATAAACGATAATATGCTTTCGATCTTGAAAGAAATCCGGGAGGGTGCAACGAAAGAATGTACAATAGAACAAGTGAAAACGACAACAAACGCGTTATTTGATCTTGCAAAATTCACCATGTTCGAAGAAGTTCTCAGAATAAGAAAGGAGAACCATCTAAATAACGAGAACGCCGTGAACGCGAAGGTGAAGACCATAGTTCGTCAAAGAATAAACGATAGAAAAAGTAAACTGTATAATTATAATTGGAAGGGGAAACCCTTGAGCGAATTTAATTCCATATCGAAAGAAGATATAGCTGACATAATGCTTAGTGAATTATACGCATCCGACGGTTTTTCCGAGGATAGGGTTAAAAGAAACATCGAATTATTTTACGATAATATGAAGCTAGATTTATTTAATGAAATCATAGCGTATAACAATTTATAGTATGGGTTGGTTAAAAAAAATACTGGGACAACGGAATGAAAGTGACGAGGCGAAGGTAGCCCGTTACATTGAACTATTAAAAAGCTTGGACGTTATTTCGATACAAGGAGAAGAACTCGCGGATTCATTCAGATTGAATAAGTCAATTGTTGAAGATTTGAGTATCTCGGGTGATATTATTGAACAGGAAAAGCGACTATCAAAGTTCAACGAGTTTATGATTTATCATAAACAGAATGTACATGATCTGATCAAATCGAAAATGAAAATTGAGAAAGAGATGGATCAATTAAGAAAGGATGAATCGATTATGGAAGAATGTGAGAGCGTTGACAGATATTTTGAATCGAAAAAACTTTTCAAATCAGGAAGTATTTCAATGGACACATTTAATAAGTTGATTCAAAAAGGCAAGGAAGGTCCTGTTGAATACTCGGATGTTCTTGTTTTTGATGGCGATGGCCGACTTCTAATTTTACATAGAATACAGGAAGGTAAGTCCGATGAAGGGGGTGAATGGTGTATCCCAGGAGGTCATGTTGATTACGGTGAGAGTCACCGTGATGCAGCTGAACGCGAATTGAAGGAAGAGACGGGGTTAAAATTGAATTTTCAGCCTTCGCCTATCGGTTTTTATCAGGATCGTGATAGTTCAATAAACTATTACAGGGCGTTCACTGATGATAAGCAACCTTCGGTGATGGTCGATAGCACTGAACACGACGGGGTTGAGTGGATTGAACTTAAAGATTTAGATAAATATGATTTTATTTTCAATATGAAAGATAATATTAAAAAACTTACCGGCATGGAAGAGAAAGAATCAAAGGGACCTGAAACGATTGAGATACTCGCGAAAGCGTTGAAGGAAGGAAAGATCACTCCTTCGTTTTTCAAGGAAGCGGTTGAGAAGGCGAAGAATAAAACATATTTCTCCGAGAAGGAGAGGGGTAAACTTGCAAAAGAAGGCGAAGCGATGCCCGATGGAAAGTACCCTATAAGAAACAGTCAAGACCTCAAAGATGCCATCAGATTGGTCGGTGCGTCATCAACCCCTAAAAATGAGGTGAAGTCTTGGATTAAGAAAAGAGCGAAAGAATTGGGTCTTGAAAGCGAATTACCTGAGAGTTGGCGTGAAAAAGATGTTGAGAAAGGAATGGGTGTTGAACAGGCCGGGGTGATAGCGAGAGAATCATTGGATGGTGAAACAAAAGATGATCGTGTTGAGAAGTCAGGTTTTTCTGTTACCGTTAGTTTTGATGATTCTGAGCACGCGGAACTTTTCAAATCAATGGTTGAAGAGATTAAGGCAGAAGGGAAACTTCGAATGACGGGAATCGATATTTCTGAATTAGAGAAATCAGATCCCGGGGATAAATCATTGTTCAGAGATTATCTCAATTTTATCGAAGGCGTGAAAACGAGGATCAAGAACATTCATTGGAGCGAGGAGGATAATTCAAAACATGTTTATCTGGATGAACTTGCCGACGAAGTTTCTGATTTCGAAGATAAATTCGCGGAGGCAGGTCAATCAGAGTTCGGGAGATTCGGTGATGGTGAGATTGTTGGTGAACAGATTGATGTGAATGATCCAATTGAACTAGTTGATCTTCTATTTGAAAGAACGGAAGAGTTAAGGGCGATACTGGATGGCGACCCTGATTATAACGGTGAGATTTCTTGGATCGATGATTTCCTCGCCACGTTGAAACAAAGTAAATATAGATTACAGTTACATTAAGATAAAAGGGGTTCCCCGGGGAACCCCTTCATTTGAAATTTCAAGCATGATGGAAAAATCCAAAAGAGCGGCTTATATGGGTGAAATCAGAACTTGGGGAGGTAGAAGCTATATGAAAACTCCTCGGGGGTGGATTCTTACCGATGAATCCGTGAATCGTATTGTTGAAACAGAGTTCAGGGAAAGAAATGCACAAGTTGAAACGAGGATGAAGAATGACCCGGAATTCAAATTAATATATCAAAAAGATCATGGGGAAGGTAATACATCGTTTACATCATCTAAAGGAAATTTCAGTGTTCGCGAAGTCGCAGCGATTCGCCTCAGAAATAGCGAAAAAAATACCAATGCCAAGAATTTAATCTCGTTATTTTCTTCCGATACTCAAACATGGGTTATCCCTATGATTGAGGGAAATATTTCACTTGAAGATAAAATCTGGGAACTTATATTAAAGAACGGTCAGTGTGAATTGTATTTAAGGAAAGATAAAAATTCAGCCCCGTATAGGGTTCTCGCGAAGGATAAAGGGGGTAGAATTGAATTTGTTAAAGCCGAAAAAAGGGAGGGTACCCATCAGGAATGGAATGAATCAGTTGGTAACGTGTTGGATATGGGATTATCGGGATCCAAGTTTTACAGTGTTGATATCGTTATCCCCGATGAACCTTTGGAGAAAGCGAGGGCTGCGATGATTGGAGAGGAAAGAACTTGGGGTGGTAAGATATACGTTAAAACGACTAAGGGCTGGCGACCCAAAGGAAAGGATTCGTCTTCAACAAAACAAGATGAGACGGAAAGGAATCAAACATCACAACCCGAAAACAAGGTTCAAGATAAGAGATCGATTCTTGAGGAATATGCTGCAAATGCCACCGATCAACAACTTGAATCTGCGATCAAGAAACCGGGGCAATCCGATGAGGTGAAACAGATCGCCCGGCAAGAATTGGAGAGTAGGAATGTATCCGCGAAGGAAGAGGCTGATGAGATAAGTGATGCGTTAAATCGTTTATTAGAGAGTGATGAATTCGACGATGAATTCAAGAGAAGGGTGAAGGAAAAACTCGATGAGAGAAACGCTAAAAAACAAGAAAAACGGAAAGGTTAGTCGTATAATTCTATCTACATGCAAACTTTTACATATAAAAAAAGAGCGTTTGAAAATTTAAACATATACTTTCACGGAGATGAATGAGGAAACTAATCTTTCGTACAGCAAAACGTACGGATTTAATATGGATAAGAATACACAGGTATACGCGAGATTTAGTCAGCATACCGTGTGATAATAAGTAAATCGAAATCGATAATGGAAGATAAATTTAATTTCTGGGTTCCTATAGATATAGAGAAGGCAAAGGGGTCGAAAGAAAAATCGACTGGTACTGATGATGATTCACGGTATGACAACATGGTTTTCGAGGGTGTTGCAAGTGATAGTAGCGAGGATGATGAGGGTGAATCCATGAATCCCAATGGGTTTATATTGGACAGGTTTTTGAAAAGCGGGCTGTTAAATTTAGATCACCTAACATCACGATCGAAGGAGAATAAATCGCGTTTCTGGATAGGGGAACCTCTCGACGCATGGGTGAAAGATAATAAATTTTTTGTTAAAGGGAAGTTGTGGAAAAAATCACCGGAAGCGAGAGCGTTCTGGGATAAGTGCATTCAGATGGCTGAATCGGGGTCAACCCGCAAACCCGGAATGTCGATAGAAGGGAAGGTCATCGAAAGAGATAAGACAAATCCCCGAAAAGTAAGTAAGGCGTTGATCACAAACGTTGCGCTAACTTTTCAGCCGGTGAATACGAATTCATTTTTTGACATTATCAAGGGACGTCAATCTGCTGATTTCATCGATTACGAATTTGAAAGTGATAAAGATTTTGACGAAGGTGACAAGGTGATCTTGGAGTGGGAAGATGAACGGGGAAATCTATTAATGTTGGATACCAAGTTTAGAATCAAGGTCAAGAAAAAACCCCAGTACAAGGTGAAAACAATCGAAAAAATAACGAAAAGTTTTAAATCTGGCCTAATTTCAGAGAAAGTTTACCGTGATTTTGTCAAAAAGATTGAGAAAAATTTTCGTTTGTCAAATTAATTATTTATTTTTATCGCACAATGTAAGAATTAGAAACTAAATATTTAAGAAATGAAACCGATTACGAATGAGATAGTGCAGGAATTGCAAAAGAGGGGTCTTTCTTTGGATCAATATTGTGGCGACTCCGTCGTGAGTGCTTTGATGGATGCGGATTTTGAACACGACTACATCTTGAAGAGTATTGATAACGGAGAGATTTCCACTTTAAGTAAATCAAAGTACACTGAAAAAGAGGAAATCGCCTATGATGAGAAAAAATCGGGCGAACATGAACGTCGCGATTACGAAGAAGGAAAAAGAGCCGGAGAGGCGGAAGAAAAGGATAAGTTGGAGAAAAAGAAAAAAAGAGAAGACGAAGACGATGAAATGGAGAAAGCATTACAGGCGGACTTCTATAAATCACAAAAGGAATTCCTTTCTGATCTTTCGGAATCTCTTGGGGAAATGAAATCCATTATGAAATCAATAAAGGATGAGATTTCGGTTTTAAGAGACCAACCAATGCCATTCCGCTCTGTTGATAAGGGTGCGGTACTGGAAAAATCATTTGGTGTTAAAACAACCGATGATGGAAAGAAAGTTCTTTCAAAATCAATACACCGTGAACCTTTGAAACGGATCATGACTGAATGCTTTGAGAAGGCACAGGACGGTGATTTGAAAAAATCACTTGCGAACGATATCATGTCTTATTCAACAGGTAGCGCGATGATATCTCAATCGACCATCGATTACCTGGGTAAACAAGGTATTGAAGTTGTTGAGTAATTAAATTGAATCAGAATAAATAAATAAAATATGTTAGAACAAATTGGTTTAAATGAAGTTGCTCCGGGGATCGATCGCGGAGAGTTCTTAACTGCGGATATTCTGAAGGCGATGGAAGCCGGTCTTATGACTGGTATGCAATATGCCAACACTCTGAATAACGGAGGTGGCTTGAAAGTGGAGTCTTTGGATGGCGTTATCAAGGTGTTGGAATATACTGAAAAACAGTTGGTATTCTGGAAAAACATCGGAAAGAAAAAAATTTATAATACCGTACATCAATACAATCAGTTGGTGAAATACGGTAACAATGTCGGTATTGCTAATCTTGAGGGAGAAACTCCTCAATTCACTGATTCACAATACAGACGCAAACCGATCATCACGAAATTCTTGGGTGTGAGCGGTCAGGTTACACATCCCGCAACGTTGGTGCGGATTGCAGCAGAGGGTGATTCAATGTTTGAACTCGAAGTTCGTAACAAAACGTTGTTGTTGTTACAATCCTTGAACACCGCATTGACCAATTTCGACAGTAGCTGCATCGAGGAAGAATTCTCAGGAATCTGGCAACAACACGTTGAGGGTATCATGGATATCTACGGAGGTATGGCGGGTAAAACATCCGAGGGTGTTCTTGACACTTATTACGCTGACCCGGCCGTGGTTGACGCTGACGGTGGTATCTTGAACGATTTCTTGATGCAAGAAGCCACTAACACAATCGTTAACCTACGTTACGGTTTCGCTGACAAGATCATCGCCAACCCGATCGTGTTCACTGATTACGTGAACGACCATACCGCCAACAAGGTTCTGAATGTTAATGGAGTGTCAGGCAGCATGATGAACGCGAGAGCAGGTTTGCAGGTTACCAGTGTTGCAACCCAGTTCGGTGACATTGATTTCATGGCGGATCCGTTCTTTGATAGCAAACCGGCTCGTTTATTTAATTCACCGGCAACAAACGATAAGGCACCGGCAGCACCTGTTAAAGACGTAGCAGCCGCTGTTTCAATTGTTGCGGCTGATTCAAAAACGAAATTCACGAATCATGCGGGTACGTATTTATACGCCGTCGCAGCTAAAAACCGCTACGGTGAGAGTGCGTTAACGAAATTGAACGATGCGGCTCAAGCTGTGACTGCAACTGGTTCGGTAGATTTGAAATTTACCGCCGCGATCAATTCAACGTACCCGACACAAGCATTTGTGATTTATCGTACGGAGGCGAACCCGGCAAATCCGAACACGGCGAACTATTATCCGATTTTCCAAATCCCTGCAGCAGCGTTAGCTTCTGGGTATGATGGAGCCGCCGCTGGTGCGGTTCGTGATAGAAACCGCTCTATCGCAGGCACTCATTCGGCATTGGTATTTAAGATGGATGATTCTTTGATCCAATACTTGCAATTAGCCGATACTATGAAAATGGAATACGCGATCACTTCTCCAAGTAGACGTTTCTCCATTTTGAACTACGGTACGCCGGTATTATACGCTCCCGGTAAATTCGTGAGAATTTGCAACATCGGGAGACCGAAAGCATAATCTCGTTGCTAAATATTGGTAGTTATAAGGGGGAGTGATTAAAATCACTCCCTTTTATTTTGATAATGGGAAGTTTTTTTTTACCTTTATAGCTGAATCTATGTTAACAATAAATTTTTAAAGTATGAAGATAGAATCTCAAGTGTATAGAAATCAAACGATTAGAATCTTTGATGAAGATATCGAATTTGTTAATGGCATTGCCGATGTAACCGACGAGTTAGGTGAGAAAGCTATATCATCAGGCCTACCCATTTATATTGAAGGGGGCGTTCCGTCAAATAAAACAAAATCAGAACTGATGCTTGAAAATGAACTCTCAAAACGAGTGGCGGGATACAAGGCAGAAACGGGCTTTTTGAAGAATGAAATTATGGGCCTGAATTTAAAGATCCAGAAACTTAACGAGGAGCTTGTTTTATGGAAAGGAATTTGTGAGAAATTAAAAAAACACATCGATCCAACGTTGCTGGGTGAAATTCTTAATAAATCAGCCGAAGTTGAAAAAGAGGAGTCCGATACTAAACCCGGGAAAACTGAGGCCGATACCGAGACAGAAGACAATGAAATTCTAAAACGGTTGAAAGAGAAGAAAAAAGATGAGTTAATTGATATGGCTAAACAACTTGGAATTAGCGAGGATCAATTGATGGTTGACGGAAAATTCAGAACGAAGGATGATATCATTGAATTACTTATGTCCGTGAAGTAATGAAACTCACACTGTCTATAAAATATAAGAAGAATACAGGGTTATTATTTTCACCGGCGGAGGTGATAACCCTGTATCTGTATGGTATTGAGATTAACGCGACGAATGGCACTAAATTCTCTGATGAAGCTTATACATATTATGTGAGAGAGGCTCAGAAAACGGTTGAAAATTGGTTCTCCGTGAAAATTATCAAACAGCTGATAACTGAATCATCTTCTTATTACTGGGACAGTTATAGTCAACAGTTTCCAATAATCAACACGAAGTATATAGTTCAAAGACCTCTTGCATTGATTGGTCTTTTAAAAACGATTGAACAAGTAAGATATCCCGTTGAATGGTTATCATATGCGAAGGATCCTGACCAAATTGGCGGAAGACGTATAAGTATAGTTCCGACGGGGTCAGGTGGAATGGCTGCGAATCAGGATAGTATTTTAACGGGTATCGTGACTCAACTTGGAATTCAAAGATTTCGTAACATACCCGATTACTGGAACTATCAGTACATAACGGGATTTGATCTTGATAATTTACCGTGGGATTTAATTGGAATAATCGGTAAACTTGCAACTTTCGGGCCGCTAAATATAGCGGGTGATTTGATTCTCGGAACTGCGGGTGTTGCGAGTCAGAGTCTTTCGATTGATGGTTTGAGTCAATCAATTTCAACAACGGCATCCGCAACATCAGCGGGGTATAACGCGAGGTTAATCAATTATGGGAAAGAAATTACCGAAACAGTGAAACGGATCGAGGGTATTTACAAGGGGCTACAATTTGAGGTATTATGAGCAAAAATTACACGTTACAGCAGTCGCCTAATACGACGGGATATCCGTCACCTGAATTTGATAAGGGTGCGTTTGATGCGGCAATCACTCAAAAAGGGTATAGGATATATCAGGAACGGGCTGTTGCGTGTCCTTGTGGAATGGATGCGGGCCACCCGAATCCATCGTGTCCTTATTGTGGGGGAACTGGTTATTATTATATTGATCCAACCGAGGTGATATGCTTAATTACGGGCGTTAATGTTAACACGAAATACCGGGAATGGACGATGGATAATGCTGGTACCATTGCGGTTTCAACGTATGATGAGGGGTTGAACTTCAGTTTTTTTGATAAATTAACATTTAAAGAAAAGTTTGGGATATTTTCTGAGAACCGTGTTGTTCGAGCTTTCAATGGGATGTTATTTGTATGGTTAACATTCCAACCCTTTAAATTATTTCAATTAAGCGTGATAGATGGGAATGGCCAACTTCAAAATCTAACACCCGACTCCTATTACACCGATCCCGAGAATAATGAATATACCCTATTCTTCAACGCTAATGCAGGATTAAAAGAGGGTGATATTGTTTCCGTGTATTATAAGCATTATGTGCAGTATAACGTCATTGATTTACCTCACGAAATCAGAGCGAGCAATAAAACGGATGAAAACGGGAATTTGCAAAAGATAGACCTTCCCGTGCAAGCAATCGCGAGAAGAGCGAATTTTGTTGTGAATGAATCGAATCAAACCATAAAAGGTGGTGAGTTATGATACCACTCCCAGTGTATATTGATTTAAGCGAGGTAGGTGCATCACTTGCACTTACGGCCGATAGAATGTCCGCGTTATCATCATTTGTTCTTGATAGATTGGTTCAAAGGTATTCAGAAGAATGGACGAATGTTGTGAATAAGAATCTTAGATCAACGAGAGTTGATTATTTAAGAGCAATGTCATTCGATAGGATATCATCAACCGAAGCCATTTTCACATTAAATTACTCAAAAGGAAACCCGGTACCTTTAATGTTGGAGGTTGGTCATGAACCTTTTGATGAGAAGATCGGATTCAGCCAATCTCCTAAAAAGAAAATGAAAAAGGGCGGTGGTTGGTATATGACGATTCCATTCAGATACGCATCAAGTGAGGCGTTGGCAGAATCGGGTGCGTTCGCGGGAATTTTACCTAAACAGATAGAGAGGATGGCAAAACAATCGACGATACCTTTACGTCAGACGGATCTTCCGATACCTTTTAATGGCACGAATCAAAGAGCTACCATAGAGAGGATGAATAAGCGTGTCGATGAATATAAGCATAAAGTATCGGTTTATGCGGGTTTGATTCGAAAAGATATATCGTCGACGAACAAGGAGAAAAGAGGTGGGTATTATGTTTTCAGACGTGTTAGTGATAAGAGCGACCCTCTATCATGGTGGAACAAAGGGTTTGAGAAGCATGATTTTATGGGTCAAGCTCTTTCGAATATGAATATACAAACGACGGTTGCGGTGGCAATCGATAATTTTTTCGGGTTATGATAAGTCCAATATACAATTTAAAGGGTATAGTGCAAGCACTTTTAGAATGGGTGAAGCAAGATTTTGATAAATTTGATAATGAGGAAGATTCGTGGCTATATCAGTTCATTCATTTAGGTGAAAGAGATGGTGATGTCGAGGAATTTTATTTAATGGCAAAAGAGATTTTTCTTCGAAGGGAATCATCGAGAAACATGCTAACCGTTGAACTTGAATTTCCGAAAGATACCGCCCTTTTACCTGTAATTGTACTTCGTGAACCGTCCCGGGTGGATGGTGATACAAATATAATCGGAGCAACTGATAGCGAGGTAATTTTATTATCAGGCGGGGCTCAGATGCAAGTTTTCAGAGATTCAAAGCGTTTTAATTATGATTTGATGTGCGTGGGTTTAAACTACAAAGAGACATTGACAATCTCTGATACTTTGTACGGCTTATTGGTGGGTGCGTATAACACATTCGCACGCGACTATGAAAAAGTGAGTTTTTCACTTAGGGAGATGTTGGTTAATTCGGAATTAAATCCTTACCCTACATTTATAAGAACGGTGGGATTAGATCTTCAGAGATCAAATTTCATTCCATCGATAGAGAGAAAGATGTATCTTGACAGTATACGTTTTGAAGCGAAAATTGAAACACGCACACAGATACGAGAGGAGAAACAAGAAGAAAAAACTCGCAAGGCAATATTACAGGAGAACGATGATCCGGTGCTAAGCGAAGAAGATCAGAATTTATTAGTTGAGAAAACAGTATGGCGAAGAAAAGAACGGGAAATGTAGTTCATGAAGGCATGGCACCCCAACAAGAGAATCAAAGATTGTACACTTTATCTCAGATGTGTAATCATTTTCACATCTCAGGCATAACGAGGATAACATTATACAGTATGTTACCCGAATCACCCGGTAGAACGATCGATGAGTGGAAAAATTTTCTATTAAAAAACGGTTTTAATTTCCGTAACTGCTAAAAAGTTTTTATCTTTATGACACGAAGATTAGATTTAAAATAGTATACAATGGCAATATCAGTATATTTTAATAATAAAAAAATCACTTTGCCGGGCGCTTACGCAACGATCGCCGCAGGGGAGCAAAATGATCCCCGTGCACTTGACTATGGTAAGTGCTTGATAATTGATACCGGTGTGCTTGGTGCAAAATGGGGTGGCGGAGCGGGAATTAACGGGAAAAATGCCAACGGGAAAAATGCCAACGGGAAAAATGCCATCTATAGGTTCGATAATATTGAAGATTTTAGGTCCTTTGTTAAAGGTGGATGGTACTGGCAACTGGCAAACGCACTCTTTTTTCCGGATGCTAGTAACCCCGCGGCTGTTGGTATCTCCGAGCTTATGTTCGTGAGAGCAGCCTTAACAACACCAGCAACAATGACATTTACCGCGACCGGGGGCGGATCTAATGGTGGGGTATTTAAGATAATCACATTAGATGAGGGTCTCAATGCAAACGGTTTAAATTCCGCGGGAGAAGCTGCAACCGACGAACTTACGACGGGGTACGCGTTTTCAATTGTTTCGGGAACACTTGACCCTTCGAAGTATGTTTTTCAAATTTGGAGAGGAACATTTACGGGATTGGCACCCGATGGCGTACCGTTTAATGAAGTTCCTGCAACATCGGCCGCGCCTCGATTGATTATTGAATCACCTGAATTTAATAACATGAATGAATTAATCAGCTGGGCTCGATCAAGTTCCGCGTTCAATTCATTGTTTATGTTGGATAGTTCATCGGCACCGACAGGTACCGGGGAGATCAACAAGCAGGATATAACGGTACTTACAAAATACAGTGCGGCAACAGGCGGTAGTGAAACGTATAATAGTGAATATTTTGATAATGTTCTCTCTGCTATCGTGAATTTGGATGCAAGTTTTGTTTTCACCGATCAATATGGTACACAAAACTATAACAACGCGATGAACAAGGCGCTAATCGCTCATGTTAATAACGTGGCGAAATTTAAAAAACAAGTATTTATCGGCGTGGGAGAAGATCAGGGAGATTTTTCGACATCATTAGAGGCAGCGCAAGGATTCAATTCGTCCCATGTTTGTGTCGTTCATGGCGGCGTGGGTATGCCTTCCACCGCACTGGGAATTGGATACCGTTGGTGGGGTGTAATGTATAATCTGTGCAGCATTATCGGTCGTACGGCAGGTAAGGCGCCTCAAATCCCTGTTACAAATAAGAGTATAGGGGTTTCAAAACTAAAACACCAGTTAACCGAAACGGATAAGAAAAAAGCTCTTGATGCGGGTGTGCTCGTCACTGTTTATAACGAAAGTCTTCAGAAATTTGTTGTACTTCAGGGTATAAACACATTGCGGGATAATCAAGTGTTGTTCACAGGAAACGGGGAATCATTCTCAATTCAATTCATGAGAATCGTTGATCAGATCAATAAAGAATTGATTGTGAACAGTGAGATCGATTTGCTGGGTGCCGAGAACGGTGTAAATGCGAACACATTAAGTGTGGGTATTTTGAAAAATTGGACGGAGAATTATCTCTTAACAAGAACCGCCAATTCGAATACCGATAATCTGATTCTTTCTTATCGTAACGTAACCGTGACGAAGAAAGATGATTATTACTGGGTAACGTACGGTATTGTCATTAATAATGAGATTAATAAGATATTCTTCACCGGATTTGTATTTAAAAACTAAATAAATGGATTCGATTAAATCTTTCGGGGCACCTCAAGCCGCAGTTTATATAGATAATGAACTTGTTGGTCAAATGCAACAGGTTCAGTTCACCGAACAGACCACCTTAACTCCGGTTAGGGGTCTCGGTGACTTATTGGTCAATGAATTTGTACCGACTGCTGTTGATTGTAGTTTCAGTAGCAACTATTTCTTTATAGGATTTGATACTCCTTGGTTTAAGAAAATGTTGAACAGATACGGGTCCGTTGATGAGGTTATCAATACCATCTCATTGATGTCATTAACTTTCTCTATTGTTGTGTATCGTAAACAAGCAACTGGTGTTGATGAGACAAACCGTCTTGTTACAGAAACGGATACAACGGGAAACACCATCATGAGAGCACGCGATTGTGTCATGGAAAATATGTCATGGAGTGTCGCAACAGGTGGTATCGCAACAACAGACATTTCAGGTCGATACAAGACCCCCATGACAATGAGTTAATAAAAATTAGATATGAAGGAGAAAATTTTATTCAAAGTTAAGACATCGACTGTTCAGAACGAGTACGAGATCAATCTGCCCACAGTCGGACAGTACCGGGATATTGAGGTTTACAAACAGATGTTATCCAACGGGATGTACGCGAGTTTGGTTACGTCAGCAACAAACAGTGCGATGAATGCGTTAGATATCATTGATATCGAAGCGACATTGAGGGTGTTATGTCCTAAATTCATGGAAGATTTGAAGTGTGAAATCAGAGATTTGGGTTTGAAAGATTTCGCGGTGATCAAGGAGGCCTTTAACCGGGATGTGAAACCCCTCGCAGATGAAATTGAGAAGTTGATGAAAATTTAACGGCCATGTCGAATGAGTTTAGAGAGTTCATGGTAAAATGGAATCTCAAATTTCCGATCGACAGGTGGTATAGAGAAAAACATAAGATTCCCTTCATGTCGCAACAACATAGGGAATCTTCTTTTTTAAATATGCGGTTAGAATGGGAGGAAGATCGATTGTTTAATGAGATTCAGGATACCGATGAGTATAAACCAAATGAATGCGATTTTCTGAAATCAAGGAAGATAGATCGAACACCCGAGGATCGTGCAGCAGAAGCACGAGAGTTTTTACAAAAGATGCAGGAGGCGCAAAATGGACAATAATGCCAGGGTTAAAATTCAGGTCGATGATTCAAGGGTAAAGGAACTGAGACAGAGTGCTGCCGAATTATACGATAAGTTCGCTAAAAACGCCCGTGAACAAGCGAAGGATTTACGTGATGTTAACCGACATATATCGGAACAGATTCGTTTACTTGAAACAAGAAATCAAAAAGCGAACGCTTTAAGGAGACAAGAATTAGAGGCTGAATTTAAGGGTGGTGCAATTTCTGCGAGGGAATATAAATCGAACCTCAAGGGGCTCGAGGCGAACAGGGTTTACTATACCGCACAGGTAAGAGGTCTCCGCGAGATACTTGAAAGTGATATGTCACCCAGTAAAAGGGCGCGGGAACTTTACTCGGAAATGGCATCAGGTGCTCTGGGTTCCGGTGGTGATATTAGTTCGAATATCAACGAAAAAATCAGGCAATTTGAGCGGCAAAGTAGGATCGATCAAACCCAGCGTGCATTTCAATTAAGATCACGATATGATCAAGGGTATTTAAGCAGGGAGCAATATCGCAGTGGATTAAAGTCAATACAAGCTGATAGGCAAGGTGATGCGTTACTTATTAAACTTCTTCGTGAGATAGCGGATAACACGAAGAATGACGCTAAAAATTCAGCGGAAGAGCTTGTAAGACGACTTGGAATCACATCGAAAGACGATGCCGTCAAATGGATTGCGAGACTTGAAGGAAAAAGAACTGGTGACGCGCGGGATATAATACGGAGACAAGAAGCGGCCAATATATTAAAGCAGCAATTTAATGTTGAAATGACCCATCAAGGTGGCGGGGGGATGATTGGGATGTTGGGGAACCTTCGAGGTGGCGTAAAGGGCATATTATCCGCACTAGGACCTGTTGGTATTGGTCTTGCACTTGCCGGGGGATTGGGTTGGGGTGCGATGAAAAGGTATTCATCAGTTACTTCAGGCTCAAGGGATTTGGCCGCCATAAATGGTTGGGATTTGTCCGATCTTTGGAATGCTTCGCTTGAAAGAGGTGAAGGAGGATTATCTCTTGGTATGTCGTCGGAAGAATTTTTGAGTAGACGATTAGCATATCAACGTGCAACGGGGAGAAGATATTCAGCTCAGGCAACCATTAGTAATTTCGCACAACAAAGAGCTTTGGGGATCGATAATGGATTATATGATCAAATGCTATCAACTGGTCGTTTTGGTCGTGGTGGAACATCGCAGGGTGCGATCAGTGCGATTGCTCGAATAACTCAAAGACAATTCGGGAATCTTGCACTATTACCCGAGCTCCTAAGTTCATATCAGAGTGCGGCTCAAAGTGTGTTGAGTTCGAGAGGTGATTTTAATCAAAATACAATCGCCGGTGTTATTGGGGGGTTATCTCAAAGTGGTATACAAGGACCTCAATTGAATAGGATTGTTGGTGGTTTACAGAATATCGGAAATAATCAAAATCCATTGGCGAGGGGTCTCGCGTACAGGGCAGCTGCGATGGTTAATCCGAATGCTAGCACATGGGATCTCGGGATGATGATAGAGAATCCGTTGAATAACACCCAATTTTTAAAACAATATTTATCACAGGCATCCGGACTATCAGGAGGCAATGAAGTAAGTGCAAAATATTTACTTAAAGGGTTAACCGGATTATCCCACGCAGACACGGAAGCTCTATATAGGGCATATATTTCAGGTGATTTGGAAGGGGGGCTTGATAGGATAAGAACAACAGGGGGTGGTGGTTATGAAGAGAGAGCCCGCAATCTGACATCGCCTGATGAAAAATTTAATGCGTATAAGCAATATGGAGAAGATTTTTTGATCAACGTTGCAAAAGAAATAGGTCAATCGATTGTTTCTGCAATGCAAACGGAGATTGAGGCGAGAGAGGATCAAGTGAGAAAAATTGACGAGGTGATAGAGAAAGCGGATAATGTTGTCACAAAGGCGCTTATGGGGGTGACAAGGGCGAATCTTGATAATCCATATATATTCTCAAAATAATGGCAGTATGAAAAGTGTGGTTATAACAATAGGCGAGGATATAGAAGTTGGTACTTTTGTATCAAAATTCAATGATGATAACGGTTTAACTGGAGGTGCGCCCTTAACCGTAAAGGATTTTCTTGATTTCACAGGGTCATCGAATCTAACAAATCGACAGAAAATCGTGAAAACTTACACTCCAGAGGAACAGTTGAAGTGGATGAGCGGCGCTGATCCTACCATGATAAAAGCGGGGATTTTCGTACGGGTTCCTTTGAATAAAACGATGGTTGAAAAACAATTGATTTACGGGAAGAATCAATATCTGAAACAGGATAATTTCAACGCGTATTTCAATGAGTACCAGAAAATACTACAAAGTAGTGACGGCTATTATAAACTTGAATCACTTATATCACACATCGACCGGGTATCTATTGACGCACAGATTGTGAATTTAAATGTTCGTGTGTGGATTTATAGTAAAGTATTAGATGAGTTGATAGATGTATCACCTCTCGTTGTGGCATGTAACACATCGAAGAACATGGCAATGGGAGCGTTTTCGATAACACTCAACCCTGCTAAAAGTTTGGAGTTTGATGTTGAATATCCGACCGCAGTTAACCAGAAAGGTTCCGTTAATACGTTTAATTTCACGGGGAATCGAGATGAATTGATCGCTGATTATTTTGAGAAATATATACAGTATAATGATCTTGTTTTTATAAGATTTGAAAGGCTACAAGTTGAGAAGGATGATGTTGGATATGAAAGTGGTCAAGTGCTGAAATTAAGCACCCTCGCCAACCCGATTACCGATCCAAATGAGAACCCATCATGGTACCGCGTTTGGGATATGATGGGGTTGGTTGATTCCGTCGATGTAACGACGAATTTCTCATACACTGATAAATCAATTTCAATCAAAGGACGTGATTTTATGAAACTTTTATCAGAGGATGGGTCTTATTTTTATTCGTATCGATTTATGTCGGCGAGCGATAATCGTTTCATGTGGATGGGTGATGAGAATTCGGGTGTGTTTAAAAGAAACATTCTAACAGGTCAATTTGAGCAATATTTTCTTAATTACAGCCTGAAAAGTATAAAGGAATACCTGGGATTTGTCGTGAATAGATTATCAAATCTTGGGATAATATCAAGTAATGTTTTTAGTAGTTATGGGGAGCGATTGAGTAAATTGAACAAGGTTGAGGGAATAGATGATGAAAATCGAAATTTAAAGGGAGTTTGGTCGATCATAAAGTTCTTTTTTGATGAACATATTAACGACCGGGTTTTATCCGGGGATCTGGGTGGCGCGGACGGAACGCTTCTCGAATTATTTAACAGGATATGTCAGCCACCGTTTGTCGAAATATTCGGTGATACATGGATTGATATGTTTAATTTTACCGTCAGACAGCCACCTTTTACTGGTGAGTCGATTAGAAGTGTTATAAATGATTCGGCGAACTATATCACGATAGAAAACAAGGATTTGTTAAATCTAACCCTTGGATATGATACAACATCATACGCGTGGTATCAGGTAACACCATCGGATACATCGACCGGGGAGGAGGGTAAAACAACAGCCGCAAACATCCCAGTCGTCTTCCTACCACAGATAGCGGAAGTGTTCGGGAATAAACGTCTTCAAATATCAGACATCTATTTGTACACGGGTGCGTTAAAGGGGCAGGAGCAGATAGGCGATATTGATTTCATATCACAAGCGATATTAAATGACCTTCTGTTTTTGATCGAATCATTCGTGTATCTACCCTTCACAAGAAAGGGAACCATTCAGATTAATGGTGATAGAAGGATAAAGGTTGGAACATTTATCAGACTTGACGCAACAGATGAATTGTATTACGTTACCGGCGTCGATAATAGCCTTACGATAGGTTCAAATATTGACAGAGTAACAACAATTCAAGTCGAAAGAGGGATGAGATGGGATTTGATTAAGGGTGTTGATACTGGTGAAGTGAGGATGGCCCGGAACCCGCGAACAAACACGGTTGGTTTGGGATTTGAAAAGGCAAGGACGACAGTAATCGATCAAAACAAAACAGTTCCCGTTCGATACTCGTATTTTAATATTGTGAACACTGAAGAACTACGTAAATCGATATTGGAGAATCGGAGAACGGGAAACGCGTTTAATTCGTCATCGATGATAAAATCTGATTTCAATATAAACGAAGATGTTTTTGAGTACATGCTAAAAAGAAGATATTTATAACATGACAATGAAATTTAATAAAGGTGTGACAGGAATTCCCGTTCTTAACGGAGGTTATTCGATTGAGATCGGGTACGTGATATTACCCGCTGGTGTTGAAAGAGATAATTTTATTGATACCTGTGATAAAAACCTCAGGGTTTCAGTCATGATAGATCGAAATAACGCGGTTATACATAATTGCCTAGTTACCGAACAGGTTTATCAATACCTAAAAATCCCGGAGTCAGAGAATGAGCTGGGTACTCCGATTATTTTGGTTAAACCTGAATTCGGTGAAAAACCACTAGTGATAGCGACGATTCCAAGTACGAATAGTGGTGTGACATTCAAAGAGGGTGATTATCGAAAAATCTTTCAGGATGATAACGGATCGTTTCTAATACAAGCATCACTCAATGACCAAACTTTACTTGTGAATGTTGACGGGATAGGCCCCCGGAAATTAAAGGTTGTTGTTAACGGTGACGAGGGATCCGGGATTGAACTCAACACGAACGGTGATAAGATGGAAGTTGTGAATGGGAATGTTTCCGTGAAATCTTTCAAGCAGATTGAAGCGACCGTGATTGATGTTGAAAATGAGAAAACGACGACCGCGTTGTTAACACCCACATCAACGAATGTCACGTCATCGATGGATGTTAATATTGAAGTCGTTGATCCCGAAAGCGGTGATACGTCAAAAATTTTTATCGATAAGGAGAATATAATAATTGATCCTTCAATAAAAATGAAAGTTAAGGGAGGTAGTGAACCGATCCCTTTAGGTGATACGTTGAAGGGTATTTTGGAAAAGATAAATTCGAATATAGATACTTTGAAACGGGCTTGGTCAACTGGTTCCGCGGCAGTCACACCGGCAGCACAAGGGAGCCCAGGGGGTGGCGGTGGAACAGCATTCACAGCAGGTGTTAACGCGGTCGCCGGTATACAAGCCCCCGATTTAAGTAAATTAAATTCTGAGATATCCTTTACGGATTGAAATATTTTGCGTAATTTTAACTGTAAAATAGAGTGAAATCATGTCAATAGATTCAGTTAATAGACAGTATACGAACCTTGTTAGGTCAATAGGGCAGGCGGCTTTGAGCAGCTTATCACCTCATGACTTTGAGTATTACATGGTGGCACTCGAATTAACGGATGGATCGGGTAGGACGATAGATTATTTTTCATTCCCGGTCTTACCCGCATCAATTCAGAAAACAGAACCTAAAAGAACGAATATAAAGCAATCGAATACTGGGATTACGGTGTTAAGTAGCACAGCGTTCGTACCTCAACAGATTACTATAAAGGGTAATTTTGGAAGGTTTTTTAAATTGATACTTTCAACGAAAGGTCCTACTGGAAGCGCGGTTGCATATTCCACGTCGAGGGGTGTTTATGACTTATATCAGGCGAAATCGAAAAGTTTGATAGTTAATTATCCCAATTTTGATGTTGGTGTGAAGAGTGGTTTCGGTGCCATGAATTTACTCCGTGCGATTATAGCGAAATCAAACGGGATAGATGATCAGGGATTACCCTTCCGGCTGTATTTTTATAACATGGCTTTAGGTGAGAGCTACCTTGTCACGGTTCCCAGTAACGGATTGACGCTAAATACTGATGCTGATAATTCAAATACGTTATGGAATTATAACTTGACATTAACAGCTATAGCGCCTTTGAGTCTGGTGCTATCAAAGAAAGCCTATGAGGGTTCATTGAAGAATTCACTGCAAACAGGGATCATTCAAAAAGGTGTTAATGTTCTTTCGAATCAATTGGGTTCATTAATTCAAAAGTGGGCAACTGATACTTTACCGTGATGGAAACAACGAGTGCGGAAAAATATTACAATATAACGAGAATTGATATAGCTCAATTTTTTCAGGATGTCGTTGATTTTATCAATCAAGGATATCCATCCATTTTATCGTATTATGAAGGTGGAAATCTACCGGCCAATAGTTTAAAAGTACTTGACGATCTTCTTTTTAGAGCGGAAAAGATAGATGCCGCGTTTTATAATTTTTCAGGGCAGATGAAGACCACTGATATGTGGGATCTTTTAGATACGTTCGAGGATACTTGGGGTCAATTACTCACGATCAATAATACCAGTAAATGGATGAGAAGTTCGAGAGTGGGAAGGTATGACGGGAAATTTTACCTTGAAAGAGCGTTAGCGGATTTCGAAAATTTTGAACAAGTCGCATCAAGTGTGGGTAGTAATGATCCGCAGAATGACTGGGAAAATATAGCGATTGATAATTTCATTATAGAGGAGAAATATTCTCCTAGAAATGGCGGGCCGATATTTAAGATCAGTTTAAGTAGCACGGCTAATTTTGGGATACAGACCGTCGTTGATAGTTTGGTGGGCGAAAGAATTCTCGGAAAAGATATCGATAAGCGTTTTTATTTCAAGGATAATGATTTAGCGATAGTTGAATACAAGGATGCGATAAATCAAACTATAGACACGATAATGAATACTCTCAAGGGAGATATTCCTGAATTTCCAGAAGATGGTATATCGAATGAATTCGTGGGAACCAATGTTTCAGCGATACAGTACCCCACGCTATTCAGAAATTTATCGACGATGTTCGCGAAAGACGATCGGTTTATAGAAGTAAATTTATTATCTTTAACTCGTGAAGATGATTACATAATCATGAAGATAAAGATAAGAACGGTTAACAGTGATAGTTTTATTACAAATATAAACGTATGATAATAGGCGTTAAACATACAATATCCCTTCTGAAAAGTTTGTTCATCGAGTTGTTCCTGAATAAAACTGATAAAGTGTCGGATATCAGCGATAACTCGGTTGTGAATGCCACGGCTTTCGGTGTTGCGAAAGTCGGGCAGAAGTGTTTAAAGGACGTCGCGATCGTGGCGGCACGCATATTCCCGGATACAGCTTCCGGGAGTGATCTCGATGTCGCGGCCCAGCTATTCGGTGTTAGTCCGCGAAAGGGTGCGCTGGGATCTTCAACCTATGTGAAGGTTATCGCTGAACAGGGAACTTTTTACGAAGCCGGTAAAACGGAATTCGTAAACATAAACGGTGTCCGTTTTATGACCGAGTTTGATGCAACGGTAGGTGATAACGGTTACACATATGTGAAAGTGAGAAGTGCTGGAACAGGATCTCAAACGAACGTGGCTCCTAATACGATTACGAACGTAGTTCCCGAACCTGTCGGCCATAAGGCGTGTTCAAATGAATATTACGCAGTGGGAGGGAGGGATTCAGAAGATGATGAAACATTCAGGATTCGGATTAGAAATAATTTGAATATATTATCAATTGGTACAAGGGAATATTTCACACAAGTTTTCCAAAATATAGACGATAGAGTGCTGATGTTTTTTAATTTCGGTGTAAATGAGAATGCGAAATTACAATTAGCACTTTCGACTCAGAATGGCGTTGAGTTTACCGATACTGAGTTGGCAAATTTACTAGAACAAGCTGCACCATATTTCCCGCTAAGTGATAGAAATAAATATGGCGATACAGTTGAGATAGTTCTTACGAATGTGAAATGGTATAGTGTGGGTGGAAGCCGGGGTGTTGATTTCAGGGTTGAGATAGCAGATAACTATGATCCCGATGATGTACGTCGGAATATTCAAATCGCGATGACAAAGTATCTCGATTTTAGATACTGGGTACCGGGATCGAAGGTAGAGTGGGATGATTTATTAGGTATAGTGAAGGATACGGAGGGTGTTAAGTATGTCCAAGATTCAACATTTTATCCTTCTGCCGACGAGCTTGTTCCCATAAATGAGCTTCCTCGTATCAGGGGGTTTGTGATGAGAGATTTAAAAGGTGATCCAATATTTGATTCAAACGGAGTACTGTCACCGATATTTTATCCCAGTGATTATGCCGGAGACTAAGAAACTGAATACATCGACCGTCTTCAATATATACAGACCTTATATTGAGATATTAACCTATTATGACAAGGATGGGACGGGAGAATTTTTATTCTTTTTCATATCTCAGTTTGACAGGACAATGGAGGGCGAGAAGATCGGTATCGGTGATTTGGTGATGAGGGTTAAGGGAGGTGTCGAGGATACATTTTATGTTGATGGAAACGGTGATTTGATTGTTGAATCGAATAACCCCGATCAATACAAGATAGATAAGTTAGATGGACAATTAATTCAAACAGTGAATGATTAGAAATTTAGGACAGGTCGCGGCCATATATATAGGGAGTTCCGCTCCCCGCAATACCAACCTGATATGGTTGGATAACACGGTTGTTCCGTTTGTGTTTCGCGCTTATGATGGGTCAGCATGGTCGGAAATTGCTACCCACAAATGGGTTCGAGCGTATGTCGACGGGTGGCTGGTTACATTACCACCCCGGCAACTAGCGGATGATGGTGATTACATGTTGATTAATTCGAACAACGTCAATTACAAGATAACCGTAAAGGATTTCGTTAAAAGTGCTGTGGGTAATCCTCTTGATTTCAAGGGGATAATCCGGGTGAGCGCGGATTTTCCTAATCCATCAACGTTGGAATCGGGTGATATGTATGTTATCATCACTTCGCCCGTCGGAGGAACGGTAACGGATCCGTATAGCGGAAAGACATTCGAGGATTCTGAGAAGATCGTCTGGGATGAGGTCACTCAATCCTGGGAATCTCTGGGAAAGATAGATATCACAGTTGATCTAACTACGTCATATTCAGAGACGGAAGTGACAATTCACAGTTCTGCCGGAAAAGAGACAACGATTCAGGGTGCGACAGATCAATTAGCCGGGGTTATGTTGCCGGGGCAGTATTCATGGTTACAAGCTCTATCAAATGGATCAATCGTTCCGGGAGATCCCTCACCGCTCACTCCGCTCACACCGGCGCATAAACATAATTATAATGATATCATCAATCGGTTGGTGAGTCAGCAAGGAACCGGGGAATCAACAATTGATCCGATGTCTCAGAAGGCAACGACTGATGCCCTTAATTTGAAGTTTGACAAAGCATCAGTTCTTCAAGTATCGGGTGCGGCGACGGATAAGGTCATGTCCCAGAAAGCTGTCACGGACGCGCTAAAAACGTTAAGTGATGATTTCAATAATAAACTAACCAATTACCTCCCCCTTGCCGGTGGTACAATGAAGGGTAGTATTAGATTCCCTATAGGAAATGGAATAGCATGTAATGATGTAGCTGGAACTGCTGCTTATGTGGTATTAAGAACTTGGAATGCTAATAACTCAACAAGAATGTATGTTGGTACTGTAAATTTTCCAACATATATATCTAGTACAGCTTCTGATTTAATACATGACAGAAATGGATCTTCTTATTTATTATGGGATTCTTATAACCTACCAACCCCAGCAAGCACAACTGATTTAAATAATTATTTACCATTAGCTGGGGGTACTATGACTGGCAGCATTATAATGAGTAATAGTATCACTATACAATCTAAAAATTCTAGTGGTAATTTAAAAAGATTAATTGGAAAGGGAAGTGATAATGTAACTTATATTGGAGATTCTGATGGGCATACATTCTTATATAGTGATGCTGCAGATATTTCTCATATAAGAAATGGGACCTCATACAGAATATGGGATTCTTATAACCTAACTAATCCAGTAACATATACTACAGATACATATAATCATGCAACATTAACAAATAAAGATGGACGGTATTTTACTTATATTAAAGCAGGAACTAATGGGTTATTGCCTCATTCTAAAGTTACATTAGCTAGTGGAGGATCAGGTTCCCTTGGGACTTCAGATCAGAGTTTTAATGCTGCATGTATAAACAACTTACATACAAATAAAGTAACTTTTGGAAATGCTGGGTCATTTATAGATAACCAAAGTGGAGATTCTAGTCATAAAGGTATTGGATTTTATACTTCCCAAAATGGAGCTTGTCCTGTTTATGTAGGAAGTTTATGTGTTTCAGATAGTTATGCTAATGGTGCTCCTAATATACCTACTAATGGGATATATTCTAAAGGAATTATATATATTGAAAATGGAATAGGATTTAGAAATAGTATTTGGACAAATGATTTAACTCCAAATAAAAATTATAGTGGATATTTACAAGTATTAGATGCTTATGATGCATCTAGTGCAGGAGGCCCTACTAATTATGGAACTGTATTACAAGTAAATTCAAGAAATGCTCATTGGGCAAATCAATTATGGTTCCCAGGTGGTGCAGAAGCTAGTAAAAATGGTCTTTATTATAGGCATATGGCTTATAATGAGACAACATATGGAGAGTGGCATAGGTTATTAACAAATAAAGATGTTAATATATTATCAGCATCTTATAATAATAATCCAAATAGTTTACCTACTAATCAAATATTTTATGCTGAAACTCAGGGTGTTGCTGGAACTCCAACAGCTAATGGGTTATTATTTAGTGTTCAAGGAGATGATGAAGGAATTCAATTATGGGCAAGTTCTACTAGAACTGAACTTTATTATAGAACTAAATGGACATCATATGGAAATTGGATTAAATTAGCTACTACATCTAATCTAGGTAATTATCTTCCATTAACAGGTGGGAAATTATCTGGACAATTAACAGTAGAATATGCAGGTTCCACTCCTCTTATTGTTAATAATAGTTATACTAATGGTGTTGATAGTATCTTAAATTTTAAAGTAAAGGGTGTAAATAAGACATTAGTAGGGTATTCAAATGGTAATGGTCCTTTTATTCAAGATGCATCTAATAATAGATGTATTATGGTAAAATCAGATGGAGCTTATTTTGGTACAGGATTAGGTGCAGGAACAAAATTAGCTTTAATTACAGATATTCCTACTGTTTCTGGATATTTACCTTTGTCTGGAGGAACATTAACAGGTGCTCTGACCATGAACAGCAGAAAAAATAATGCTGTAATTGATGTAGTTGGAGGAACAGGAAATAATTGGAATGGAGGAGCTGGAGCATTAAGTGTTCAAGTTCCAGGGGATGGGGGTCAAACTCCTTTATTAGTAGCTAGAAGATCTGGTGCAGCTATAGATACTACCACTGCAGCTGAAAGACTACTTAGTATGGAATTATTAAATACTGGTAATACTTTTAGGATTACTTTGTCTAATACTTCAACATTTCAATTAGACTTAAGCACAGCTAAAGGATTTTTATTTGGTAAGACTATAGCAACAACAGATCAAATACCATCTATACCAAGTATCTCTATATCTAATAGTGGTTCTGGTAATGCTGTAACTGCAATATCAGCTAGTGGTCATACATTAACTGTTACTAAAGGAGCTACATATTTAACATCTAGTTCTTTAGATGGATATGCAACACAAACTTGGGCTAATGGACAGTTTGCTTCTCTATCATTATATAATACTACCGGGCGTTATTCTACTATTAGAACTGCAGGAAATGAATTTTGTTTAGGAAATACTAATGCTACTTCTGCTTCCAATCAAATGTTTGTTAATCATAGCATTCCTTCTGGTTGTACTTATGCTCCTTCTGGTTGGATATGGAGAGCTGGTTCTAGTACTTCTTATGCTAATGGATATTGGGGTAATTTATATATGAATGATAACTTAGTAGCAACTCAAATATGGTCTAATTCTCAATATCCACTTAAAACAGGAGCAGGTGCTAGTGGAACTTGGGGTATTAATATTACAGGTAATGCAGCAACTGCTACTAATTCAACACAATTAGGAGGTACTGCAGCTAGTTCTTATGTAAAAGCTAATGATAATATTAGTAGATTAACTAATGATAGTGGTTATGCAACACAAACTTGGGCTAATGGACAGTTTGCTTCTCTATCATTATATAATACTACCGGGCGTTATTCTACTATTAGAACTGCAGGAAATGAATTTTGTTTAGGAAATACTAATGCTACTTCTGCTTCCAATCAAATGTTTGTTAATCATAGCATTCCTTCTGGTTGTACTTATGCTCCTTCTGGTTGGATATGGAGAGCTGGTTCTAGTACTTCTTATGCTAATGGATATTGGGGTAATTTATATATGAATGATAACTTAGTAGCAACTCAAATATGGTCTAATTCTCAATATCCACTTAAAACAGGAGCAGGTGCTAGTGGAACTTGGGGTATTAATATTACAGGTAATGCAGCAACTGCTACTAATTCAACACAATTAGGAGGTACTGCAGCTAGTTCTTATGTAAAAGCTAATGATAATATTAGTAGATTAACTAATGATAGTGGTTATGCAACACAA